TTTACATTAGATAAAATTAAAGAATATAAAGAAAAAAATGGTTATTTACCTTCTGGAGCAGATTTAGATAAAATTAAAAACGTAGCAGAACAAGCACATGATGCTAGATTCTTATTAAACTTTGGTTTACTTACATTTTCAAATATGCCTTTTAATAACTCTATATTTAAGCAGTTTGATGATGTAATGAGCATATCTGAACAAGCAGCAGCAAAAGGTTTAAAATATACTGGAAAAGCAGCAGATGGATTTGAAAAATCATTTCAATTAACTTCTAATTGGTGGAGTAAAAATGCTGTAACAAAAGGAATGAAAACAGCACTTGAAACAGGACAACCTTATGCTAAAAATATTTTTACTGGAAAATCAATAACATGGAATGAAGGATTAGAAGAAGGTTATCAATTTTGGGTAGATAAAGCAACTAATAATTATTATAATACTATTTATAATAAAGGTACTAATGATGTTATTGATGGTACATTAACTGATACTATATATGGATTAGCAAATAGTTTTTATAAAACTAAAGAACAGTTAATTTCAACTGAAGGATTACAAAATATTATTGGAGGTATCATGGGAGGTACTGGACAATCTATTTTTAGTAAAGGATTAGATACAAGTAAATTAGCATATCAAGCTTCTAAGATAGCAAGTGATCCAAAAAATAATACTACATTTGGTGAAGAATATAAAAAATTAACAGGACAATGGAAAGAAGGTTCTCAATTTAGAATTGATACTACTTCACAAATTGAAGAAGGTAAAAAAGATCTTTTAGATATTCAGAAAGCAATTAATTTAAACTCTATTACAGGAGATTTACAATCTAAAATAGAAGCTGTTAGAGGTGCTTATACTGGTGCTGGTTTAATGGAGGAAACTAATTCAGTAGTAACTTTTGATAAATTAAAAGATATTACTAAGTTCCATACTATTGCTCCAATGGTAATGAGAGGTCAAAGTGATATTCTCAAAGAACAATTAACTTCTACTTTAGAAGATGTAACTGATGATGAATTTAAATTAATGACTGGATTAGAAAATATAACTCCAGGAATTAAACAACAATATATTTCAAAAGTAATTGAAGATGTAAATAAGGTTGAAAAATCAGTAAAAAGAAATCTATCTACTTTCCGTAATAAATATCAAAAAGGTACAGAAGAATATGATCTTTATGAAAATGCTAAAAAGGTGTTTGCTTTTCATGGTTATATGTCTGAAAATATGATGGAACGTAAAAAAGATTTAGAATCTAAAAACTCAATTCTTTTTAATGCTCCTAACATTACTGCTGCATTAGAGTTAGCAACACAAGGTACTAATCGTGAAGGTTTACTTAATCAAATTAAACAAAGAAAAAATCAATTTGAATCAGATATTAGAATTGCAACTCCTGTTGTAAAAGAGGGAGAAGAAACTGTAATAGATGAACAAACACAACAACTAATTGAAAGAGCACAAGCACAAATAGATACTCTTACAGAATTAGAAACAGAAGTAAATGGGTTTAAAGGTGAGAATGTTAAAGAAGTAATTGATTTAATAAATAATGTTCTTTCTTCTTTTAATCAATTAGAATTAATACAAGATGATAGTACTTTAAATTTACAAAACCAATTAGATAAAATACTTAACACATTTACAGATCACCAAATACTTTCAAGTAATCTTGCTGATCATCTTGAAACATATAATAATTTAGTACAAAATTATTCTGATTCAGAAAAATTAAAGGAAGTACTTGATAAATATAAAACTCAAGGAATGATAGTTCAAAGTTCTTTTGAGGGATTGAAAGAAATTAATAAACAAAATGAAGCGATAAAATATTTTTTTCAAAAAGCGAGTGAAGCAGGATTACCTAAAGATTCAGAATTTTATAATGAAATCATAAAAGGTATGAAAGAACTTCAATTAAAAAATGCTGAACTTCAAGAATATAAAGATTTAATTGATAAAAATATTGCACAATTTATAAAAGAAAAAGAAAATAATTTAAAGAAAAAAGGATCAGAAGAAGATTTACAATTTAAAGAAGATTTATTAACGTTTAAAAATAGTTTAGAAAATGTTGGTTTAAATCCAACTCAAGATGATTTGGAAAAAATTAATAAAGCACTTGAATATTTAAAACCTCGATATAATAAATTAATTAAAATTGATGAAAAAGATTTAAATGAAGTTCAGGAAGAAAATATAAAATTACTCCATCAAATCTTTGAAATAGCACAAAATATTCTTGATAACATCCCAAGCTCAGAAGAGTATTTACGCAATCTAGTAATTGAAAAAAAGATAATAGAAATAAATGGAAAACTTAAAAATATTACTGTATTAAAAAATGATTCTAAATATTTAGAATTAAAAAAATATATAGATGATTTAATAAAAATAAAAGAGGAACTTAAAAATCAAAAAGAAAAAAGTAAATTAAGAGAAAATAACGAAGGAAATATTGATTTTTTAATAGCAAAAATAGAAAAAATAATTAAAAGTGCAGATGATGTAGCTAACGAAGAAGATATTAATAATAGTTTAAATGGAAATGCTAAATTAACTAAAGAACAAATAGATTCTATTAGCAAAATAAATAAGTTAATAGAAGATGGAAAAAAAGCAGTTCTAATAGATGAAGCATTAATAAAAGCAACGTTAACAAAACCAGAAAAAGTTAAAGAATCTCATTATTCTTTTTTAGGTAAATTATATCAAAGAGTTACTAACTTCTTTCAAAAAGGTGATATTTTTGATAATACAGATACAGTAACTAATCTAATGAACGCTGTTGTTGTTGGTAACTATTTTGATACTTTTGCTAGATTATATTATAATAATCCTAATTTAACTCAAGAACAGTTTGAAAATGAATTAAAAAAGAGAAAAGATTATAATCAACTATCACAAATAGATGTAAAAGATTTATTTGAAGGGAGTAAAACAAGATTTTTAGCTATAAAAAAACAAATACAAATAGATTTAAAAGATAATAATCTTGTTTTTATAACAGATAATATTTTTGTACATTCTGATTTTAAAAATGGAGAATGGGATGGTATTGCAGGAATATTAGATATGGTTGTTGTAAATAGTAAAGGTAAAGTTTATATATATGATTTTAAAACTAAATCTGAAAATTCATCAAAAGCAACAATTGATAGTATAGAATCTAAACGTTATGGAGAATCTTATCAAGAAAAATGGACAAAACAACAAACCGCTTATTCAAGATTATTTAAAGATACATTTGGATATGTTCCTGATATAAATATTATTGTTATTCCTATAACTTATAAATTACAAAGCTTTACAGGTAAATTTGATAGTTTTAAAGATAGAGAAAAGTTTAAACCAATTCCATCAAAGGTAAAATTTGGTAGTGAACCATTTATATATAAATTAAAATATGATGAGAATAATAAGTTAGTTGTTGTTTTAAACAATATAAAACCTAATGAAACTGATATAGATCGTAAAATAATTAGATTAAATAATTTAAAAGATCTAATAGCGATAACAGATGATTTAACAACTATTGAAAGTGATATATATAAAGTTATAGAAAAAGATTTATATGATAAATGGAAAAAAAGACTTGATGAAGATGAAGTAAACAATGATGTTGATGAAATAATACCGTTAGATGCTACAGTAGAAGAATTACTAAATGGTACGAATAGGTATCTTTACAATAATTATATTGATGAAGAATTATTAATATTACAAAATACTCCTTCTAATAAAACAATAGAAGAGTTAGTAAAAGAAATAACTTATTTACGAGAAGAAGAACTAAAAGAATTAAGAAAAATAATTCCTAATATTGATGAATTTAAAAAAGATGGTATTATAGACGAAGAGAAATTATTAAAAGAAAAATTATCAGAAAAAGTATTAAAAGAATATAATAAAATATATAGAAGATACAATGTAATTATAAAACCTTTATTAAATGATTTAGAAGCTAAAAAAGTTGCTAATCCAGAAGATAATATTCCTATAGAAGATTATACTAAAAAAGGTAGTATAAAATCAAAAATTTTAGAAAGTATTATTTTTACAAATAAAGATAATGAAGTTGAATATATTGAAGAAAATGAAGAAGTTTTTAAAACTCATGTAAGTTTAATTTCTAATTTAATTCAAGATAAACTAACAAATCCTGATTCTAGTATAGATTTAAATACTTTAAAATTAAGAAAAATAGATAAAATATTACCTAAAAAAGATATTCGAGGAACTATTGTTAATCTTCAATTTGATAAAGCTTTAGCAAGAAAAACAGCAGAAAATGGAATTGAAATTACAGATGATAAAGGTAATTATTTAATGTTAGTTCAATCTCCAGAAAATTTATATATAGATGTACCTTTTATTTTATCATATCAAGAAGAACTATTTAAAGATTTACCAAATCGTGATGAAATAATTGCAAAATTATCTAAATATACAACTGCAGTATTTTTATTAGAAGCAATTGATTCTTTTTTAGATCCTACATTATATAAATTATTAAACGAAATATCAGTAGAAGTATATAATGAAATAACTCAAAAAACAACAACACAACCACTATTACAGTTAAGAGAAAATTATACAGATTTTGTAAACATTCTAAAAACACAAAAAGAAAAATACGATACTCTTTATAATACAGAAGATTCAAAAATGTTAAATGCATTCAAATCTTTATATGAACTTGATCCTTATGCGAATGGAATGAATCCTAATAAAGAAGGTAAATTTGGAGAGACTAAATTTACAGAAGATTTATCATTTAACTATATTGGTAAATGGAAAAATCCTATATTTCAAATTGATGAAAAAGATGGTAGAATAATTCCTGAAAATGTTGAAGGATTTACAATAAAAGAATTTGAATACTATGAACAACAAATAAAAAATAAATTAGATCAATTAAAAGAAAAAACTCCTACATTTTATGATATTTTAATAGATAAAGGTACTTACTTTACTATATTTAGTACTGAATCAGGAGAAATATTTATTAAACATATTGAATTAAGAAAATATAATGCTAGAGCTATAGATATTGAAAACAATTTAAATTTAGAAAATGAACTTTTTGATAAAGATAGTCGTGAATTAACAACAGGTGTTGTTGAAAATATAAAAAATAAATATTTGTTTTTTGCTTATGATAAAAATAAAGAAGGTAATAGTATTAAGATAGATATTCTTGAAAAAGATGATGATGGAAAAAAATCTTATAGTGTTAAATTTTTAGTGTTTTATTATATAGATGGAGTTAAAACATCTGTTGATTATTATTTAAATAATGTAACTTATGATGAAATGGCAGATTTATTATCTGGAAAATTTAAACCTAATAGACAACCTTTTATAGCTAAAAGCTTTAAAGAGAAACTAGAAAAAGATAAAACTTTACCTTATTCAAAATTTTTAAAACAACTTCATAATTTTTCAATTATAGAAAAAATAGCTGCTACACCTACTAAATTATTAGATGGTACTTATTCAATTCCAAATGTAAATAATGAAACATCAGTATTTCAAAATGTTGGTTTTAGATTAAAGTTTAAAGAAAAGCAAGGTGGAACAATTATTCCAGGATCACTGATACCTGAAAAAGCTGTAAAACCAAAAGCAAAGAAAGTAACAAAAAACCCTAAAGCAAAAAATCCTGTTAAAAAACCTGCTCCACCTGCTCCAGCAAAAGATTTTATTGATAGTTTAGCAGAAAATGAAGCAAATAAAAAACGAGCTATAGAACTATTTAAAGAAATACGAAAAAGAAATATAGATTTAACAAGGATTAGCCCTGAAGATCAAACTTTTTTAGCAGCTACTTTAACTCAAGAAATGAAAGATCTTGTTGATATGGAATTGAATATATCAAAAGCACAACCTGATCCATTTGAAAGAGAAACTGCTATAAAACTTTACTTAGAAATAAAATCTGGTACTAAAGCAGAATTTAATTTAAGTCTAGAAGAAAGATTAATCTATTTAAAATATAAAGATCAATTTGAAGAAATTGTTGAAACTGAATTAAAAGATTTACAAAAAGATATTGAAAAAATAGAAATATTAGGTTGGAATAATTTAACAGGTTTAAGTGATGTAGGTGTTGGTAAAGAAGGTGTTGTATGGAGTGATCTTCAAGATAAATTTAAAAATAAAAGTGATACATTAGAAATTTTACGTAAATTTGAAGAGTTGAAATCACCAGATACTAAAGCTTTAGAAAAGAAAAAATTAAGAGATAATCTTAAATCATATTTTAATACAATATCAGTAAAAAACTATGAAGAAAAAACAGAAAATCCTGATAAAGATATTCCTAATTTTAGAGCAATAATAGATAATAAAGAAGTAGAAGAAATAGCAAAACAATATACAATTAACTGTAAGTAATATGTTTGATAAATCATTATGTTTAAATATAAATCATCCTGATGTTAAAAAATGGATTGATTCAATTGGTAAAGAAAATATGTACAAAGTATTTGTACAAAATGGATATTTTTTACCTGATTATGAAAGTTATTCTGAAAGTGAACAAACGTCTAGTTATTCAATTGAACAAATTAAATCTTTTCTTGATAAATTAGTACCAGCAAATCAATATGAGTTTGATACTTTAAATGCTTTAAAATCTAAAGGATTTGATATTCAAGGTACTGCTGCTTTTTATAAAAAAACATTTTTCTTTAGAGATAAAATTAGTAAAAACGAATTAGCAGAAGAAGCATTTCATGCTATTATTCAAACATTAATGGATAATGATGAAAAATCACTAATGTATAATGCTGGTAGAGAATTACTTACACAAAGATTAAAAACAGAAAAAAAATCTTTTAATGAGTACATTAAAGAATTACAAAATAAATTTCCTAATATAAGTAATGAAGTATTAGAACAATATGCTTTTGAAGAAGAAATAGTAAAAGATTTTGTAAATTATTATAATTCAGAAGGTAAATCAAATAGATATTCACAAAACAGAATAAATAGTTTAACAAAGAAACTTTCATTCTTAGGTAAAAATGCACAAAAAGTAGCTGAATTACTTCATAGATTATATGAAAAAATTAAAGCTTTATTTAATCTTACCTCAAACGAAACAGAAATATTAGCTTTATTCGATAAAATTTCAAGAGGAGAATATAAAAACAATAAGATTGTAAATAATAATGATAATGTAATTCCTTCTTTTAGATTATATTATAATTCAGAAAACAAAAGTATTCCTTCAGATGAGATTTCTCAAATGAAAAAATCAATAGCTGTATTAGCTAAAAACATATATGAATCAGAAGGAATAGAAGTCAATAAAGATTCAATAATTGATTTAGCTATTGAAAAATATTCTGAATTTCTTGAACAACAAGCAAATTTAGAAGAAGATGAATTAAAACAAAATACATTAGTTGATTTATTAGAATTATTAGAAAAAAAGGATTCTAATTTAACTGAAGAAATTCAAGAACAAATTGAAGCTAATAAAACTATTTTTGATAATGATGAAAATGAAGAAGATGAAAAAGGTAAAACACAAAATTATGATGAAAATGCTAATCAACAATCTTTAGAAAGTAGAAGTAAAGAACTTCAAATATTAATGAACACTACTGGTAAAATACAAAGTAGTTTATTTATTGATAATACTGGAAAAACTATTGCTTATATGGATAGAGATTCAATAGTAACAGATCTCGATGGAAATGTAATAAATGAAAATGATGTAGTAGGTACTAAAATAGATATTCTTGAAATAGCAGATGAAAAAATGATTTATTCTGCTATTGTACGTAAATTATCTAATACATATAATGAAAATGAAAGATTGAGCAAATTAATTGAACTTTCATTATACAATGAAAATGTTCAAAAAATTAAAGGTAGGCAAGATAATGAAAATACTAGAACATTTATTAACGCTTTATTAAAAGATGTTATAGTTGATATTTCTGATGAAAATAAAAAGAAAATAATAAATCAATTAACAGGAGATAAGCCTTTATCAGAGATACTTAATACTGAAGCTAAACCATTACACGTTCAAAGATTTTTATTATCTTTGAGAGGGTTTAACTTAGCTACTCGAAGTGTATATCGTACAGAAATAGATATTGAAAATGGATGGGCAAAAGTATCTGATGTAGAATCAAGTTCAAAAAGAAATAATCAGAAAAACTTTTGGAATTCTAATTATCGTGAATTACAATTTAAAAAAGAATTTGAAGTTTATAAATCTGAATTTAATGATAGTTTTATAAAATTAGAAAACAAAATTAAATTAATTAAATTAGAACAAGATGTAATTGGAATTGCAACAGAATATAATAATCTTTTAAATTTATTAGGTATAGATGTAAGTGGAGAATATCTTTTTAATTTTATTACTGATTTAATAAAAGGAAAAAATGCAAAACTTTTAAATAAACAAGAGTTTGTATTAGATACTTTATTTGCTAAAATGAAATTTATTAATGATTTTCTTAAAGAAAGTTCAGATTATGTTGAATTTTATGAAGCGGATGATTTAACAACAGAAAATACAAAATTAGCAAATGATGATAAAGATTTTAATTCATTCTTTAATTTTATTGCTGATGGTAATATAGAATATGATGAAAGAGTAATTGAAACTTCTTATAAAGATGGAAATAACAATTCAATTTATCTTCATCAAAATCCAACTTTTACTTTAAAATTTGCATCAGGTTTTAAATCTGAAAAAGATTTTAAAAAAATGAAAGAAGGAGGAGTAATTGCTATTAAAACTGATGGAAGTGTTATTAAAAGTACAATATTAGATTCTTTTAAAGAAGAAAATCCATTAAATGATATGATTTCAATAAATGGTGTATTAGAACCTAAATTATTGGAACAGATTAAATTGCTTACATTAGATACAACGCAAATTAAATCTTATTCTTATAAAACAAAAGATGGATTTTTAATTGAGAAAGATTCAGAATATACTGAAAAAAATATATTAGCATTGAATGATATGGGTGCTGCAGAATATGCATTAACAAATCTTATATTATTATCAGAAAATGCTAAAAGTGTAACAATAAACGGAAAAGAATATTTATTTGTACCTGTATCTTTAGGACACAATGAAGCATCAAAACAAATTGATTATTTGATGATTCCGTTTGATAAAAATTCTTATAATAATAAAAAACTTTCAGAAGAAGCAAAAAATCATGTTTTTAAATTAATCAAAACAGAATATGATAAAATACAAGAAAATCATTTAAATCTTAAAAATCAATTAGAAGAACTAAAAATAACAGATGGTAATGAAATTACAAGAAATGATTTATATAAATTAAAAGAATATCAAAATGTTTATGAAGGATATAATGTAGGAAAATTTACTAGAGAAAAACTTGAAGTAGAAACTGAGGGTATAATTGTATCTACGGAGTATTATAAAGCAGGTGAAGAGGGTTTTAAAGGGTTAAAGTTTTCACCTGAAGTAGAACCTTTTATAAATAATGATCTATTAATTGCAGCTTTGACAGGTAAAGAATTAAATATTGATGATATTGATTTTAATACTGTTACTAAATTTCTAGAAGAAGAGTATCAATGGGTAAAAAAACAAGGTTTATTAGATAAATTACCTCATGCTTTTAGAGATAAATCAAAAGGAAATGATACATTAGGTAAAAATACAACTAATGTTGAATTATTTAACCCAAAAGCAACTACAGAAAATAAATTAAAAACTGCTTTATTTAACTATTGGTTAGGTAGTACTATGGCTAATAGAATGAGATATGGTTCTCATAATTTTAATTTTAAATTAACTTCTTCAGAAGCATATAAAAGAAGTCGTATGTTTGCTGGTGCTACATTAAGTACTAAAACAAGTATTAAAAATGAATCATTAGGAATTTATGATAGTATTGATCAAATAACATACGCTATTATTGAAGAACCTTTAGCTGTATCTGATAACGATAAGAAAAACATTAAACATGCTGATGGAGCTATGAAATCCACTCCAAAAGGATTAAGAAAGATTTTACATGGAACAACTAAATTAACAAAAAGAGTATCAGATCTTTTAGATAAAACAGAACAAGGTGTAGATTTAACACCTGAAGAGTGGGATGAAATGGTTAATTCAGATTCATTTCTTTCTGCTTTAAAACCTCTTGCTGCTAATGGAGAACAAGCTGTTAAAGTAGGTTTAAATCCAACATTAACAATTAAAAGTACTTCTGTTGGAACTATTATACAACCTACTTCAGTAAATGGAAATGAATTTACTTTTGATAATAATATTATTGTAGTAGATAAATATGGAAGAACATTTCAAACAGAAGGTAATACAAGAGAAATTATTTGGGATAATACTAATAAAGTATTTAAAGAATGGAAACCAAGATTATTAGATAAAAATTTAATTAACTATTCTCAAAGAATGTTTTTAAATGGTTATCGTAAAATGCAAATTGAAGGAGAAGAATCTATATGGGTTTATAGAGGAAAAGCTTATGAAATTGATACTATTATACCTCCTTCAGCATTAAAAACTTCACAACATAATATTTTACCATTTAAAGAAATACTCGATGATAATAATAATGTAATTAAAAAAGATACTGATTTTGATTTTGCAGATGAATTAAATAGTAAATATACTTTTGCTAATGCAATTGATGCTGATTATTTTGGAGAACAAGTGCAAAATCCACAAGGTAAAGTAAAAATTACAACACCTACTCAAAATATAGAAATCTTATCAAATGAATTAACTGGAGATATTTCAATTAAAATATTTGATAAACGAGGAATATTAACAAAAGAAGAAAAGTTATCTGCTGATGAATTAGTTAAACTTTATGAAGAATTAAAAAAGAGTAGAAATATTAATGGTAAAGAATTAGCAGTTAAAGAATTATTTAAGCAAGTAAAAAATGAAAAAGGAGAAGTTATAAAACAAATACCTGATTATAAATACTTTTTTGATGGATTAATAGAGGGATTAAAACTTACTGGAGGTTCAGGTCAAGATTATGAATTTTTAGCAACAGATCCTATTACTAAAGAACCATTATATAATGTTAATATTCCTTTGAATAAAGATAAAATGATTCAAAGTGTAGTAAAACATTTTAGTACAGGAGTACTATCTCATAAAGTAGCTGGTAATGCTTATGTATTAGCTTCAGATCATGGAGTTAGAGTTCTAAAAAAACTTATTCCAATTAAAGAAAATGGTGTAATAGTAGATTATACATGGGAAGTTATCAATAATAAAACAAAAGGATATGATCAAATAATCATTGAGAATAAACCAGAAGATTTATCAGATTTAATTTATGATCATCGTGATTGGTATTTAGAACAAAAAAGAAAAGAAAAATCAAAATCAAAAAAAGTAAAGCAATCAAAAACAAAATCAAAAAGTGAATTTCACATGTATTTTGAATCTCCAGAAATGCAAGCAAGAATTGCAAATGGAGATGAAATATATTTTTCTGATTCTTTACGATATATGAAAAAATCATATATTAAACAAGGAGATAATTACGTATTTAATACTTGGGTATCAGAAGCAATGATGCCTAAATTAAATGGTAAACAAACATCCATAATGGATAGTATTAGATTTGCTTTAGGTGTGCGTATTCCTTCACAAGATAAACAATCTTCAATTAATATTGAATGGGTTGATTTTCTTGATGATACAATAGGTAATACTATTGTTGTTCCTAAAGAAATTGTTCAAATTGCAGGATCTGACTTTGATATTGATAAAGTTTTTTCTACTCAATATGAAGGATATTGGGAAAATGGAGAATTTATAAAATATGAAGATACATTTCAAGATTATAAAAAATGGATTTTTAAAAGTTCTAAAGCAGCTAAATTAGCTTTAAAAGAAAAATTAACAAATGATCCAGTTTATAATACAATTTTAGAAGATGTTAAAAATAATAAAATACTTTTAAAAGAACAAAGAAAGTATTTAAAACCTTATTTTGAAATACTTAAACCTGAAGTAAATAGAGCATTTGATAAAATAAATGAATTACAAAATTCAAAACAAGAATTATTAGATAGAGCTACTGTATTATTTAATAGATTATCTGGTTTATCTGAAAATCTACCAGATAATATTAAAGAATTGCAAACTGAAATTAAATCTTATTATGATAAATTAAAAGAAACTAAAAATAAAGAAGAAAGAGAAATTTTATATCAAGAAAAAGAAAATTTACAATTTGAATTATCTGATGCTTTTCAAGATTTTTATAAAGATAAAAAAGATTTAAATACAAGAGATTTAACTGCTGAATTAAAAGCAAATAAAAGTACAAGAAAATCTATAAATGAACAAATTGAATACATATATAAAAATATAGAAGAATATAAAACAAAAAACAAAGATTTTTTAAATAATGTTAATTTTTATTTTGAATTAAAAGATAAAGATTTATTATTAGAATCTCAAAAAGAATTTATTAGAGAAAAATATTATGAAGAAACCTTAAAACAATTTGATTTAATTTCTACTAAAGAAGAGTTTCAAGAAAAATCTAAAATTCTTAAAAAAGTACATAAAAATGATTTTTTAAATAACTCTTTAAATAATGCAGTATTAAATAATAAAATACTTGATTTGCAGAGAGCAATGCTAACAAGTGATAGTGTACTCTTTGGTGATGTTAAAAATCCAGCAAGAGGTACAGGAGATATTTCTATGGATTTATCTTTAATTGAAGATTTACAAGAAAATTCAAAAATATTTTATTCTAAATCTAAAAGTTTAGAAGAGATTGAAAAAATTTATAATAATGGTGAAGTAGAAGGTAGTGTTAAAATAGTACCAACTTTAAATGGTTATGATGTATATCCATTTCAAAGAATTATTAATGGAAAAGAAACAGATTTATTAAATATTGAAAAAAATAAAAGCATTCCTCACAATAGTATATCTACTCATTCTAATTATCAACAAGGTACTATTATTGCAAGACAGGGTATTGGAATTGTTGTAAATGGAGCTTTGGTAGCTATTGTAGCTAATCGAATAGGACTATCATTATCATCTAAATTTAAATTTAATTATAATGGAAATCCTGTAAAGTTTGGTTATACTAATCATTTACAAGAAAGAGTATTTAGTGTAAAAAATACTTTAACTTCTACAACTACTGATGAAGCAAAAGAAGAGCAACTGAAAAGACACGGAATTAAAGGAGATGATTTAAATGTAATAGATTTATTAACTTCTTTAGAATTTTCACTTGATGAAGCTATTGCTATTGTAAACTCTAAAATAGTAAAAAAATATAAAGATTCAGTAAGTAAAAATAAAATAGAATCTAGAGCAGAAAAAAATAAAAAATTAACACAAGAAGAAAGAGAATTTAATGTATTAGTACAAAATTTAAAAATTACTAATCAAGTAAATTTAACAGAACAAAAAATATTTGAGAGTTTATATAATGATGATAAAGATATATTAGCTACATACCTTAAAGTAGGAGATATGAGTAAAGAAATCTCTAAATTAGCTAAACTCATTAAAGGTAAAAAAGGATATACTAAAGGTAATTTAAGTGAATTAACAGATGTAATAACCACTGCGGTAGAATTAGGATTAATTAATAAAGATGAAGTTACAGTACAAATATCAGATAAAAATACAACAAATTTTTTTAATTGGGAATCTTTAAAAAATTCTGATAAAGCTTTAGATATTAAATCATTTGTTAAAATTACAGAGGATTTAGTAAATGATAATCTAAGTCAAATGTTTATTGAATATGAATCTATTTCTAAAAAATTAAAAAACGCAGTATTAATTAATACAAATAAAAAAGATGATACTGATTTACAGTCTAAAATAGAAAAAGATGTTAATTCGTTTTTAATTATTCAATTATTAAAAATGAATGTAAATCCCAATAATAGTTATATTATTGATTTTTTAAATTTTAATAGACTAAATCCATTAAGTGGAGAAGAAAACTTTTTAGATAAATTTTTTGAAAATAAATCTAAAAAAGGTTATGATTTACTAAAACATATTATTGGTATAAAAGGAAAAGTAAATACTTTAAAAAATTCAGAAACACTTGATAGTTTAAGATTAGCTTCTTTATCTAAATTAAATCCTGCACAACAAGATAACATACGTAATTTATTTTTAGAAATGTACACTTCTCCAAATGAAAAAGAAAAACAATTTGCTAAAGATTTATTTGCTTATTTTATTTTAAAAGATGGATTACAATTTAGACAATATAATATTAGTAAAATATTTCCTACTATTATGTTTAGAGAAATAAGTAAAGTATTAGATAATTTTAAACAACTTAAAGAACTTTCAGAAAAAGAGGAAAGTGTAATGACTGCAAAATTCAAATCATTATGGTTTTCTGATATTAAAAATAAAAAACATAGATTAAAAATTAAAGATTCACCAGATACAGAAATTTTAAAAGTATATAGATTTCAAAATAATGTAAAAGTAGAATTAGATTCAAATCTTTTACAAATTAATCAACCACCGCTTTATTTAGAAATAAATAAAAATGGTGAAGAAAGAGATTATACAAAAATAGGAGTTGATACTAAAGATACTGGAAATGGATTAAAACTAACACTTCCACAATATATAGATTATAGAGGAGCTTCTTATAAAAGAATATTTCCTAATAATAAAATTGAAGTAAGTATTGGTAAAAAAAGTTATTCTTTATCAATAAAAGAAATAGAAAGTGAAATAGATAATGCTGAAAAATATGAATTAATAACTAATGATGGTAGAGTTATATTTACAGTTATTCAATCAGGAGATGATTATCGCATTTATAATACAAATGAAGAACTAATAGAAGGAACACTTGATTTTAGTAAATTACCAGATCCAAATATAATAACTTATATGAGAGAACCTTATTATGGTTCTACAATTACTGATTTAACAATAGATGCAGGATTAATTCCAGCTACAACAGAAGTTAATTCTAAAAAAGATACAACTAAATCAGAAGAAGAAAATAGAAGTAAATTAGAAGATTTAATTAATCAATTAGAACAAGAAGGTACTAAAACAGGATATATTCAATTTTATAAAAACTTGCTTTCTAATAGATATTCACCTAACTTTGATAAAGGTTATAATGAAGGAATGAATAATCAAAATGAAGAAATTCAAAATATAACAGATGAAATTTATTCTAAATTAGAAAAGAAAACACAATCTTTAAATGTTGTATTACCAAAAGATTTAGGATTAGTTTATAATAGTAAAACTTTTTGGAGTGAATTTTTTCCTGAGTTTAAAGCAAATTACGGAGATCAAGTAATTGTAGCTTATAGAGGTAATAGTACAAAATCATTTGCAGAAAATTTTAGATCTAATGGTGTAGTTCAAAGACCTGTAACAATAGGAAATCCTTTTGATATAAAAGAAGAAACTGGAACAGCAAAAGAAAAAGGTATAAAAGCTACTAAAAAATTTATAGATTGGTTAATTACAGGAAATAATTATGATATAGTAAGTGCTACAGCAGAATATAGAAATTTAATAATCAATAATATTAAAAATGGTGAACTTAAAGGCAGACCTATTGGATATTATGAAGAAAAAAATTATGCTACTCATGCAACAGCACTTGATTATTTGATTAACGAATATGATTGGAATTCTAACGTAAATATTAATTTCAAACCTTTTAAAGTAGAAACAAAAGTTCAAATTGATGCAGAAAAAGCACCTTTTAAATCAGAAAGAGCTAATGGTGGATTTATTGGATTTGGAAGAAATAATAGTAGTACAGAATTTTATGCAGAACAATACCAAAATAGAAATGCACCTGTAAATCCAAGTGTTTATGAAATTGGTAAAACGTATTTTGCAAGTATTAATGGAGGAACTTCTTATACAGAAAAAGATTTTACTAATAGAGATAAAGCTTTTCAAGAAATTGTAAAAGCATTAAATTCAGGAGCATTTGTATTGTTAGATAGTAAATCTTATATTGATAAAGGTAAAGGTTATAATAAACTTGGAGAAGGTTGGATACATGATGAATTAAATAAATTAGGATTTAAAAATACAGATTCTACTATTAATCCAGATGTAACTAAATGGGAGAATCCAAATATTAATCAAGCTCAACCAGCAAGTGTAGTAGATAAAAGTAATAAAATTAATATTTATGCAGGTACAGGAGAAAATGCTGAATTAAGTAATTTTGCTGAAAGACCTGTAACAATAGGAGATCAAACTTTTAGAACACCTGAAGGAGCATTCCAAGCAATGAAAATTTGGTTTACTAATGCTGTTTTATTAAATACACCTGCTAGTAAAGAAAATCTTAAAATAGTAGAACAATTAAAAAATGCTTCAGGTTCTCAAGCAAAAGCATTAGGTAGAAAAATAACTGATTTATCACAAGCTACGTGGGACAGAGATTCATCAGGAATAATGAAAAATATTCTTACTCTTTCATTTAAACAAAATCCAAATGCTCTAACTAAACTTTTAGCAACAGGAGACGCTACTCTTACTCATACCCAAGATAAAACTAAATGGGGTAAAGAATTTCCTAAGTTATTAATGGAAGTAAGAGAAGAACTTAAAGTAGTAAGTACAGAAACTAGTAATATACAAGGAACTCAAAGTGAAGTAGTAGGTGATATTTCACAAGAACAATTAAAATTACTTCAAGAATTACAAGAAGTTGAAGCTAGATTAGAAACGTTTTTAGATACAACAGATGGTATTTTTTATCGTTATTTTAAAAATGGTGGAAGAATAAAACCTGAATCATTTGATAATTTAATTGATAAAAACAAACGTAGTACTGCTACTAATGGAGCATATATTAGAAAGGATGGTATGTCATACGATACTTTAGCAAGAGCAGCTTATGCAATGGTTAATAGAGAAGAAACTGCTGATGATAAAGCTGTAGTAAATCTTGAAGAATTTATTTTAAATTATCCTAACACTTGGCAAACACCTTATGATAATTTAAAAAACAATAAAAAACAAATAGAATCTGAATTAGAAATTTTAAAAACTAAAGGTTGTCAATAATGAGCATATTCAAATGTGAAATAACATACAATAAAATACCTAATAATTCTAAAATATCAACAAAAAACAAACTTGTTGCTCATGGATTTTTAGAAGAATCTTATGAAATATCAAACAATGATTTTTATAAAGCTATTAGAGAATTAGATCTATTAGCTTCAAATAAACTTGGTAAAGATGTTAATTTATACCAAGTTAGAAATAATGTAGCTATACCTAATACTGAAGTTTTTACAGAAATTGATTCTATTAATAATAAAGTATTACAATCAGATGTTTCAAGTAAAAATTTAAATGAACTAGAAAATTTATTAAAAAGTGGATTTCTAAAAGATTTTGGAATTACAGATACTGAGTATAATAATTTAAAAGAAGAATTAGGATTAGATGCTTATTCCGCTTCTGATTTAATAACTAAATCTATTGCGTATGAAAAAGGTAATAGTATTTTACCTGAAGTAGCATATTTTGCATATTCTATGCTAGGTAAAAAAAATAATAAAATTAGAAGTGATTTAAGATACCTTATAAGTAAATGGGATAAATATTCTGAAAGATTTAAATATTATAGTAACTTAATTGAATCTAAAGAAGGATTTATAGAAGATAAAACCGTATGGAAAAATAAAATTAGAGATTTAGTTATTATAGATTATTTAAAAGAACAAATAATACTCCATTATAATAATCCTCAAGAATTTCAAAAAATAAATGATAAATCTTGGACTAAAGATGATTTTGATTTATGGAATACTATTGTAAAAATGTTGGAAAAATTTTTAGAAAATTTTAATAGAGATAACATAAAGAAAAAACAAAAATTAAATAATTTATCATTATCTATTGTCGATGAGATTTTAAATCAAAATTATGATTATTTTGATTATAAATTAAAAGATTCACAAATATTAAAACAATATACTCCTACAATTAAAACAGATTCTTTTGCTGAAGAATTAGTTAATTTTGGACAAAAAGAATTAAATATTGTTCTTACTGGCTCATTAGCTTTAAGAAAAGCAGGAACTGTTTATAGAACAGAAAAAGAAAATTTACATGATATAGATTGGGTAATTCCTTTTGAAAAAATAAATAAAGAAGATTTAAAATTAATAGAATCAAAACAAAATTCTTTTAAAGAAGAAAGTAATGAATTAATTCTTCCTATTATTGAAAGACAAGATTTTTTTAAAAAATTTAAAGCTAAATATCCCACTTATAAAATAATAAACAATTTTTATGGGGGAGAACATAAATCTATGGAAAGTCTTACAATACAAGGAGTAATAAATGGAGAATTTTATAGTGAAGATGGAAAACATACAGAAACAGTATCATATAGAAAAAAGAATTTTTTTACAAAAGAAATTGAAATAATAGAAGAAACTAAAACTGTAGATCATAAACAAGGAGATTGGATAAAAGATACAGGATATGTTATAGATTTTTTTGTGAGATTAACACCAAATCAAGAAGAACATGAGAACTATTTTAAGTTATGGAAAGAAATAATGAAAGCAAAACTTATGATGGGAAGAGATAAAGATTTTATTGACTGGAAAGCTTTTAAACCTATATATAGTTCATCAGATAAATTTAATTTTTACTATGAAGGTTATAGAAATTTAAACTATAGTAAAGATGATAATTTAAATATCTCAATAAATCAAGAAGAAAGATTACCAATAGATCCGAGTAATTACAATATAAACATAGCTTGTATATAATATGTCAACTTGCACAATACCATATTTACAGAATTTTCAAAAATCAGAAAATGATAAAAATCCAGATTCTATCTCGGATGATACAATTGCTAAACTAGAAGAAATTGATATTGATATAAAATCAAAATTAAATGCTTCTGGTTTATTTACTACAGGTATGCGTGATGGTATAAAAGTATTACTTCTTTCGCAAAACCCAAAAAAGAATGAAGAGCAATTAAAATTTATAAATGAAATTAATAAAAAATATCATTTAAATAGAACAAAACTAATAGGAACTGTTTATGTAGATGATGTTACTATTGGAACAAATACTATTAAAAATGTAGTAATTACTGATGTTAGAGTATTAGAAGATGCTAATTTAAGTCAATCTACTCCAGAAGATGTAGATAGATTAATTAAAGATACACGTGCAGAAGATTTACAATCTGTTTTAGAAAGTTTTTTAGTACCTCCATTTAATATAGATGAAAATATTTTTAATGTTTATGCTACTGATGAAGAACAAGGAGAAATACTTAATGATGTTCTAGATAAGTTAAGTAAAGATGTAGAAGAATTTCAATTTAATTTTACTCAATATGGAAATAATAAAGATCTTAAATTTAGAGATGAACTTTATAAACAATTAAATTATTTAAAAATATTATCAGATAAAATTAAAAAAGATGAATCAATGGAAAGAATTTCAGATTTATCTTTAATGATTATTACCGCTAATAATATAATAGGTAAAATTAATTATAAATTTAAATATATTGAAAAAGCAGTAAAAAAATTAGAATCAGAAACAAACAAAAACAGTTTTTCAAAAAAACAACAATTTATTGGAGAGTTTTTTACTGAATTTCGTGAGTTGCAACACATATTTTCTTTTTTAGAAGAATTTTATGAAAAAACAAATAAAAATAAATCAAGTTGGGAAAATACAAATACTTATCAATTTGAAATGGGTTTATTAGAATTAGTTGAGGAGCAATTTCCAGAAAACACTAAAAAAGAAAATAGAGAATGGTTAAAAGATATTTTTTCTGATACAGCTATTGGTGATTTACAAGATTTAGTTGTTAAAATAAGAGATAAGTTTACTAATGAAAATAAAGAAGTTAATAATTTATTTGAAAAAATATTAAAAATACAAAGTGATTCTAAACGAGAATCTAAATCTATTTTAGCTACAATAAACGAATCATACGAAACAATTTTTAATTTAAAAAAAGAATCTTATCAGTTACAACTAGACTTTATATCTGAAATTTTAGATAGACAAAGTAAAGAATTATACACAAAAGAAAAAATATTTGAATCAGATTTAAGAGTATCTTTATATAATACAGATCCTAGCATTATAAAGATAGTTGAAGCAGCAGGATTAACAGATAAAGTACTTCAAATTAATGGAATAGAAGTATTACCTGAAGATGATTTTTTTACTCATTTTAGAAAAGTATTAGAAACAAGGAATGTACCAAAAGATTCTATTAATGAAATAATTTTATTAGCAGAAAAAAATAAATTAAATTCAAATAAATCAATGTATTATGCTGATAAAGCTACAATTAGAAAACTACTTGTAGAAGCAAATAGAGACATAGATTTAACAGATAGATGGTTTGAACAAGCTACTCAATATGATGATGCAATATTAGGATTAACAGCAACATTAGTTCAAAGAGAATTATTAAAAGGAGAAACAGAAAATAGAATTGCATTACAAAAAGCTAATTTAGGATTAGCAGATGCAGGTATATCACTTGAATCAGAACAAAAAAAAGAATGGGAAGGAAAATTTGTACAAGAAATTAAATATATAGGAGAAAATGATGAATTAGAATTAGCTACTGAAGAAGATATTGCATTAGGTAATTTTATAGAGTTAGAAGAAAATAAAAAAGGTGTTTTTAATAAATATAAAATAAGAAGAGGAAAAGCTTTTGTAACAGAGTATAATAAAGGAGAATTTGTAATTAAACAAAAACTTTTTGTAATGGATTTACCTAAAACGGTAAATGAAATATTTAGAATAATAAGAGAAGGTGATATAGATAAAATAAATGATATTTATGATACCATAAACTATACTAATGCATTAGATATTACTTATACTAATTCAAGAGGAGAAACTTATATAAAAGATCAATTTAATCCAAATGTAACTGCTCCTTCACAAGTTAAAGATAATATTCAAAAGAAATTATATAGTGATTTTTTTTATAGAAATTTAAAATCAAAAGATAATGCAATTGATACTTTATTAAGTAAAACAACTGAATGGAGTAAATTAGAAGAATTATTAAATGAAAACGGTAATACTTATTTTAGGTTTAATACTTACGAAAGAAAGTTATATAAAGGTGGATTAAAAAAACTAATTGAAGAAGGAACATTTGATTTACAAGATCTAAAAGATTATGTTTCTAATGGTAATGAATTATTAGTAAAGATTAAAGAAGAAGAAGAGTTTAAATATAAAATTATAGATTTAAATGATCCTTCATGGAAAGAACTAGATATAGTATCTATATTTAAATATTCTGGTAATTTACAAGTTCCAATAAATAAAAATTCTAAATGGGAATCTTTATCTGAGGAAATGAGTAAAAATGATAATATGAAAAAATATTATAATCAATTAATTGAAGGTTATAAAAAATCAAATGATAGATTAGGTACAGAAAGATTAAGACATTATTTAATCAATATAGCTAAACAAGATCCTAAAACAGCTTTAGAAAGACTTTCTGCATTAGGTAATTCTACAATTAAATATGTTGAAGGATTTAAATTTAAAGAAGAAAATACTAAAATCATTATGATAAAAAATGATGAAGGTAAAATGGTAAGAGCAGATAGATTTAATAGAATATTGAGAGATGATGAACCTGATCATTATAGAGTAAAACAATATCTTTCAGGACAATTAAATAAATCAATTTATCCAACAAATACTTCTCCTGTTTCTTATGAAGATACAGAAGAAAATTTATTTCTTGCATTACATTTATTTGATTCCTCTACTACAGCTTATGAAAAAAAGAAGCAGTTAGAACCTATGATTTTAACTTTAAAAACATTATTTGCAGGAGATACTGCAATTGGAATACCATCAAGAAAAGTAAATGTTGAAGCTTCTAATAAAACTATGTTAGCAGCTGCAAAAAATAAATTATTTGGAAAAGTAGGAGAAAATTCAGCAAGAGCATTAGTTCAATTTAGCAATAATTTTATATATGGAGATCCTTCAGTAGATTATAATTTGGGTGGTTTATCAGTTAGACAAATAACAAACACATTAAAAGCATTAGCTAATTTTCAAGTATTAGCAAATAATATTATTGCTTCTGGTTCTAACTTACTTACAGGAAAAACTAATAACTTTTTACTTGCTCAAGGTAAAAAATTTGGTTTATCAGAAAAGATTTTAAGTGATGCAGGAACAGAATATTGGAAAAATACTCATAACTTTATTATAGATTCTACTAAAACAAATATTAATGATCAAAGTGAAATTACACAATTAATATGGTTTTTTGATGCTATTAAAGGAGATATGGTAGATTTACGAGGACAAGTAATTCCTAAATCTTTATCTAATAGAGTATTAAGTTATGATACTTTATTTTTATCTACTTCATTAGCAGAACATGCTAATCAAGTACCATTAATGTTAGCTATTTTAAAAGGATTTAAAGTTGGAGATACTAATTTAAGAGATATAATTGAAAAAAAAGATGGTCAGATATTTGAGTTTAATTGGGAAAAGGCAGGTATTGCACAAAATGATGAAGCAGCACAAATAGAAATATTAACAAAAGTATTAGGGAATATAGAAGCAGCAAATTATTTAGCACATGGTCAATATTCTAAATATTCTAAATCTGAAATACAACGTGATTCTTTATTATCAATGGCAATGGTGTTTTCTAACTGGATTTATCCTTCATTAAAAGTAAGATATGGTAAATCTGAATTTGTTAGATTAGCAGGTGAATTTGTAGATGATGGTTATCAAAGACAATTTGTTACAAATATATTTTCAAAATTTAATGAAGCATTAGCTGAAATAAGTGTAGGAATAAAAAAAGATAATTCTTTAAAAGGATACATAAAAACAATTATATCTAAAAAAGGAATAGGTGCATTAAGTTATGGATTATTTGAAGTAATTGCTAAACAAGCAGGATTTGTAGCAGATAGAATAAGTTATTCTAATCTAAGTAAAAATTCTGAAAAATTTAACGAATGGTTATATGGTAATTCTGAATATGATAATTATGAAAATAAAAGAATTGCTTTAATTAGAGCTTCTTCCGAGTTAACCTTTTTAGTAGGAGCAACATTATTAGGATTATTTCTTCATGCTTTAAACGATGATGATGAAGAAGAAAAAAGTGAAATACTTAAAGCATTAGAATTATTTACTGCAAGATATACTAATGATACAGGACAATTTTTATTTGTTTCTTCACCAAGTTCAAGTTTAGATTATATAGCAAGAAAAGTAAAAGATCCATTTGCTTTAACAAGACAGTTTGATACTAATACAGGATTACTTTCACAACTATTTGGGTGGGATATTAATTATGATGATGGGTTTGATTTTAATTTAAAATTTGATGATAGATATGCTAAATCAGGTGCAGGATATGAGAAAGGAGATTTAAAGATAGAAAGAAAACTAATGAAATCTGTATTCTCACCTCTTTACCAACTATATAGATTTGGAGATTTAGATCAACAACTTAATTACACTAAACTATTAAATAAAAACTCTGCTTCTACTCAAACAAAAGTAAGTGAAGAAGAACTTGAACAGTTTGCAGAAAATAGAGAAGAGTAATTAACAATAAATGCTATATAGGGAAAAATATTTATTTCAAGATATTTATTTTTCCTTATTTTTTTATTATATAACTTTGGTTATTAGGAGAATATTCTCGAATTTAAATATAAATTGGTTATGAACAGTTACGATGGTTTACAACGGTTTCAAAATGAACTTGCAGAAAATACACGCAAAACTAAAGAAGCACTATGTGCAATCTCTACACAATTAAATTCATTAAAAAGTAAAGTAGATGCAACTACTGTTAATTATAATGTTAACGAATTATTTGTTGTTTCTGATACTGGTACAATAACTCTTCCAGCAAACACATATCATTATGTTAGTTATGTTGTGATATTTGGTACAGCAAATATTACTGTAGGAACTACATTATTAACTTCTGCTCCACAAGGTTATTCAGCAGATTATACTGCTACTACCTTTTTAACAAATTCAATTACTATTACTGGATTGAGTATAGGAACTAAAGTAGCAATTAAAACAATAAAATAATGGCTCAAAGATATGATCTTGATTTTCAAGAATTAAGTTTAAATGGTAGTAATTTAAGTATAACTAAAGGAAATACTATAACATTACCTTTTGCTAATTTTTATTTAGCAAGTAATCCTAATGGATATTTATCAAGTGTTAGCTTTTCACAAATATTATCAAAACCTACAACAATTGCAGGTTATGGTATAACGGATATTCCAACAGCTTTAAGTTATTTCAATAATGATGTTTCTTTTATTACAAGTTCTGCTTTAACTGAATATTTAAAAATAACTAATGCTGCAAGTACTTATGCTCCTATAAATAATCCTACATTTACTGGAACAGTAAGTGGAATTACAAAAAGCATGATAGGATTATCTTTGGTAGATAATACATCAGATGCTGGAAAACCTATATCAACAGCTACACAAACAGCATTAAATAATAAGGAAAATTCTTTAGGAAATCCTTCAGTAAATGGTTATATTTTAAGTAGTTCTACATCTGGAGTTCGTACATGGGTAGCAGCTTCAAGTTCTTCTGGTACATCATGGGGTTTAATTGCAGGTACTCTAAGTTCACAAACTGATTTACAAAATGCTTTAAATGCTAAAGAAAACACTATTACAGCAGGTACAACTGCACAGTATTATCGAGGTGATAAAACATTTCAAACTTTAGATAAAACTGCTATTGGATTGGGGAATGTAGATAATACTAGCGATGCTAATAAACCTGTTAGTACAGCTATGCAAACTGCATTAGATACCAAACAAATACAATTAAATGGTACTGGTTTTGTAAAAGCATCAGGTACAACAATAACTTATGATAATAATACATATTTAACAACTTCAAGTGCATCAAGTATTTATGCACCCTTAGCATCTCCAACTTTTACTGGAACTATTTCAGGTATTACAAAAAGTATGGTTGGTTTAGGGTCAGTTGATAATACAACTGATGCAGCCAAACCTATTAGTACAGCTACACAAACGGCATTAGATTTAAAACTAACAAGCACAACTGCTGCATCAACTTACTTACCTATTTCAAATCCTACTGCAACAGGAACATTAACTACACCAACCATTGCAAATACTTTGGGTGCTAACTTTGCTACAAGCAGTGGAAGTGTAGGAATAGGAACAGCATCACCATCTTCAATTTTACACACGGTTGGAACTATACAAACATCTTCTACTTCTTCTGCAAGTAGTAATTATGCTAATCGTTTTAATAACATTATATTTTCTCGTTTTGATGTGCCGACAACTTTTACAAATGCAATAAGTAATAGTTGGTCTGGAACAGCCACTGACCAAACTATGAATTTTGAGATTGGAAACGGTTCAAGCACAAGAGTTACGGCAATGAGCTTGCTTGGAAATGGAAATGTAGGAATTGGAACAACAGCACCTGCTTATAAATTAGATGTAAGTGGGTCATTTAATGCAAATAGTATTTATACAAAAGATAACCAAAGCGGTTATGCAGGAAATTACGGAAGATATTCAGTTGCTTATCCTTATGCTACGTTTAGCACGTCTGGTGCATGGGGTTATGATTGGCAAATAAATGGAAGTTCAAAAATGATGATGTTTTCAAGCGGAAATATAGGAATAGGAACAACAACTGATTTAGGATATAAATTAGATTTAAATGGTACAGCAAGAGTAATAGGAACTACACAATTTAATGGAAATGTAGGAATAGGTGCTGTACCAAGTACACAATCATTAAATGTATATTCAACTACAAATGATATTGCTTTTCAAGGTATAAATGCAAAAACTACTGGAAGTAATTATGCAGTAGCTGGTACCGCAGTTGGAGTTGGAGGCACAATAAATATGGGAGGGTATTTTTATGCCGATGGGGCATCTACTAATCATGGTATAAGGGTTTATAATATAACAGCAGCAGCAAATAATTATGCTTTGTTTATAGATTCACCTGCACAATCATATTTTCAAGGAAATGTAGGAATTGGAACAACAGCACCTTCTCAAAAATTAAATATTGCTGGTACAGGATATGTTGGTGCTTTAATACAAACATCAACTACAACAGCAGGTGCATTATGTTATTTATCTAATGCTACTCGCTCATTTAGTATAGGTGCAAGAGGTGATTATGGTAGTACAGGACAGTTTAATATTGTTGATGAAACAGCAGGAGTATTACGGCTTTCTGTAAGTACAGCTGGAAATGTATTAATTGGAAGTTCTGCATCGGATGCAGGATACAAGTTAGATGTGCAAGGTACATCACAAGCAACACAATTTAAATTATCAGCACTTAATACAGCACCTGCAAGTGCAACAGCAACAGGAGTTTTAGGTGAAATAAGAGTGGATGCAAGTTATATTTACATCTGCACGGCTACTAATACTTGGAAACGCTCTGCAATAACAACTTGGTAAGATAAAATAATATTATTTTAACAGTATATAAAATTTAATAATTGAAAATATAAAAATACAAAAATAATGATTTTATATATAATAGCATTATTTTTAGCATTTATTTTAACACCAATAGGAATAATTTTTACCTTTATTAAAAGTTTTTATAAGAACTCTTTTAAAGATGCAGTTAAAAATTTAAATTTACAATTTAGAACAATTGCAATTAGTATAGATCAATATGGAAATGTAGTATGTAAAGATTTATTTAATTTTACCTTAATTACAAAAGATAGTAAGTATTTATTTGGAAATGAAGATGATACAATTAGTAAAATAATAGGTTATAATAAAATAGATAATACATTAAGTAAAATAGGTATAGTAGTAGAAATTATATTAAATTTTTTAGATAAAAACCATAGTTTAAAAGCAATAGAATATGACAAGTGAAGATAAGTTACAATTACAACAAGCTGGTATTATAGCAATTCCAATTAAGCAAACAGAAGATTTAAAACCTTCTCCTAATTTTTTAGTATTTCAAAATCAATTTGGAAGATTAAAATCTCCTTTTCAAGATTTACAAACAGGTGAAATTACAAATACAGATTGTATTCAAACTGTATATAGTGTTGTAAATAGAGAATTTTTAGAACCGAATGAATTTCATCCTACAAGGATAATGATTGAAAGAAGTTTATTACCTGCTGAAAATTTACCAATACCAGTAGATTTACTTCCTTTATTTTTTACCTATGAAAGAATTAAAGCTAATATTGATTTAGTTAATTTAGCTTTAAGTAAATTTACATTTAGAGGGTCATTATCAACATTAGTTTTAGAAGTTGATGAAGTGGTTTTAAATGAATTTATTGATGTAGAACCAGAACCAGTTATTAATTCGTAAACAAATTTTTTAATATAAAACAATAATACAATGGAGCAATTAGCAGAACTTAAAGCAAAAGCATTTGATTTAATTAAATTGATGGAACAACATCAATTATTTGTTCAAAAAATTCAATTACAATTACAAGAAGTTGTTAAAGAAATTGAACAAAAAGAATCCGAAGAAATTAAACAGGAGAAGTTAGAAGAAAAAGATTAACTCTTAAATTTTAACTAAACCACTATAAATATGAATTTTACACAACTTATTGCCGATTTAAAAGATCTAATTAATTTAGAACCTGCAAAAAGGAATCTTTTCATTTCAATTATATTGTTTGTTAGTATTAATGGTTATCTTTATTCTGATAATCAAGATTTAAAAGAACAAATAAAAAATAGTAAAAAAAATTGTGATGAAGTATTAGTTAAAGCACAAAATGATTATTTAATTCAATTAGATAATAATCGTAAAATTCAACAAGAACAGTTAAATAAATTTTATGTTGAAAGCAATGAAGAGCGAGATTCTGTTTATCATTTTTTTGAAAAGAAAATTCAAACTCTACAAAGAAAAGTAAATAGTGGTATTAATGATTTAAAAGAAATTAAGGATGAAAACACTCACTAAAATTTTATTTGGTTTATTTGTATTTACTTTAGGTACTTCTTCTTCAAATCCGAAAGGACAAGTGAAGAAAGAAGTACCTAAACTTCATACTTATAATTTACATTTAGATAAGTCTATATTGTGTTCAAGAGATAAACATATTTTAAAATCTATAGATTCTTTAGAAAAAAAATATGTTGTTCTAATAACACTTAAAAATGAAATTATAAGTATAAAAGATTCAATAAAGCAATGATATGAAATTTACAAATTTTTTTGTATATTTGAAATAAAAATATAATATGATTTGTGGAATTTATAAAATTACATCACCTACGAATAAAATTTATATTGGACAATCTATTAATATTGAAAAAAGATTTAAACAATATAAAGCTAATCATTTAGGTAAACAAGTTAGATTAAGTCATTCAATTTTAAAATATGGAATTGAAAATCATGTATTTGAAATATTTGAAGAATGTGAAATTAATTTACTAAATGAACGTGAAAGATATTGGCAAGAGTATTATAATGTTATAGGAAAAAGTGGGTTAAATTGTATATTAGTAAGTACAAAAGATAAAAAAGCAATTCCTTCTATTGAATCTATTGAAAAAAATAGAAAAACTCATCAAGAAAAATATAAAAATGGAGAAAGTGTTTTATGTAAATTAAATGAAATAAGTAAAAATTTAAAAATTGAAAAACAAAATTTAAAAAAGAAATTAAAAAGTAAAAGAATTTTTAAAGAACATACTAAAAAATTAATTTCTGAAAAAGCTAAAGAAAGATTAAATATATTTCATCCTAATGCTAAACAAGTTATTAATATAGAAACTTTAGAAGTATTTAAAGATGTCAAAACAGCAAATAATTCTATTATAAATTTAAATAAAAGTAGAAGAGAATTAAATAGAATATTATCACTTGAAACTTATAATCCTTCTAAATTAATGTTTCTTGAAAATTATAATGATTTAGAAAAAAGAAAACAGTCAATATTAAAAATGAATAAAAAATATTCAAATAAAGCTGTTATAAATATTAAAACAAAAGAAATATTTAATACTGTAAAAGAAGCAGCAAAATATATAAATATGGATAAAGGAAGTTTAAGTAATAGATTAAGAAATGTAACTCCTAATAACACAGATTTTATATTTTTATATAATTATAAAGAAAATGGAATTTAATAAAGATGATTTTCAAAAATTAGGAATTAAAAATAGAGATGAGTATATACCGTACTTTAATAAATTTTTAGAGCAATTTAAAATCAATACTGTAAATAGATTATTATGTTTTTTAGCAAATGTTTTACATGAAACAGCTAATTTATATTATAAGGAAGAAATTGCTTCGGGGGTTCAATATGAATTTCGTAAAGATTTAGGAAATACTGAAAAAGGAGATGGTTTAAAGTACAAAGGTATGGGAATTTTTCAACTTACAGGAAAAAGTAATTTCACTTTATTTACACAATGGACTAAAAAATTAGGATATAACATAGATTTTGTAAAAAATCCTAAAAAATTACTTGAACCTGAATTTGCAGTATTATCAGCTTGTTTTTATTGGGAAAAAAATAATTTAGAAAAATATGCAGATGTTGGAGATTTTACAAATGTATGTAGTATTATAAATACTGGAAGAATACAAGAATTAGAATCTCCACATAAAATAAATGGAATGGAAGATAGATTAAAAAAATATAATTTAGTTAAAAAAATGTTAAAATCATGGAAACAATAAAGAAAAAACCATATCTTATTATAATAGGAATTTTAGTATTAATTCTTTCAGTAAATGGTATTTTAGATTATTGGAATCAATTTAAAACTTACATTATAAATTCTGAACTTGAAAAAAAAGGTTTAGTATTACATAAAAAAGAAATTGAATTAACAGAAGAAAAAACTCAAATTGAATCCGAAATAAAAGAACAAAGTAATATTATTGAAGAAGTTAATTATCAAAATTACAAAAAAGATAAAAATGAAATCATTAAAAAGAAATTTAAAGAAAAAGGTATTATTAATGATAATGATACTAAGTATCTTTCAGATTCAATGTTGGTCACAAAATATCTTAACAAAAAATAAAGAAATAGAAGCATTACGTATTTGTGATTCCCTTTATATGATTACATTAAAAGATTTACAAGTATGCAATTATTCAGATTCGATTGCAAGAAAACAACTAAATTCATACAAAAATCTTAAAAACAAAGATAGTTTATTATTTATAAATTTGTATTCTCAAATAGAAATAAAAAATAAACAAATTTTAAACTATAAACAATTTAAAATAAAACAAAAAAAGAAGCCTTTATTATTTGCTGGAATAGGAGTAGTAATAGGTTATTTATTAAGAAAAGAATTAGAATCTTTAATATCAAAATTATAAAACGAATTTGATATTACTAAAAAAAAAGAAAGCAAAGTAGGGTAGTATTAAAAGATAAATTATATAAAGTTAATTGTATAACAAGATGGTAAAATGTAATAAAGGTACTCAACAATGTAATTGTAGTTCTTGTAATACTGCTGTAAGTGGAAGATATGTAAATGGAGTTCTTACTATTACAGTAGGAGATTCAACAGGAAGTGTGTTAATGCCTAATAGTGCTTTAAAACTAGGAGTATTAGTAACTGATAGTTTTTCATTAAGTACAGGAAATACTGTAACTTTATCAAATACAATAAATAATAATTTTGATGTAGAAGTGCATTTTAATGGTTTATTATTAAAACCAACAGAATATACCATTCAAAATTCTATAGTTACATTTATGGATAATTTTACGGTATCTGGAAATCAAGAAGGTAATACAGAAATAGTAATAAAATATTATAAATTATAAAAAAAATGAGATTAGATTTAAAAAAGAATTTAAAGAAATCTACTACTCCTTATAGCATAGCAAAAACAGATGCTTATAAAGAGTTGAGTTATATGCTACCAGGTGTAGAAGGTTCTGTAATAAAGGTTCTTAATGGTAATCCAACATATAATTTATTAAGTAAAACAGATGTGGGATTATCTGCTATAGACAATACATCAGATTTTAATAAACCTGTATCTAATGCAACACAAATTGCACTAAATCTGAAAGAAAATTTATTATCAAAAGGAAATATTACATCAAATGATTTAACTATAATAGGAGGAACAAATGCTATTATAGGTACAGGTGTAACAATAAATTTAAGTTCATTAGGTAGAGTAAGACATTTTACAGGAGCAGGAGATATAACAGATATTATATCTTCAGGTGCTAATATTGGAGATATTTATTTTGATACTACAAATGGTACAGTTTATCAAAAATCAAATCTTACAGTTTTAAATAATTTAACTTACATTAGTTTATCTAGTGGTACTTGGGTAAAATTAGGAGATTTTACTCTAAATAAATCTAAAGTTGGATTAGGAAATATAGATAATACAAGTGATGTAAATAAACCAGTCTCATCTGCAACTCAAACTGCTTTAAATTTAAAAGCAAATATTGCATCACCAACTTTCACTGGAACTGTAAGTGGTATTGATAAATCAATGGTAGGATTATCATCAGTAGATAACACAAGTGATTCTAATAAACCCATAAGTACTGCTACACAAACAGCTCTTGATACAAAACAATCTCAATTAAATGGTACAGGATTTGTAAAAGCAACTGGTAGTACTATAAGTTATGATAATAGTACATATTTAAGTACTACAAGTGCTTCAAGTACTTATTTAAGTATTACAAATGCTTCAACTACTTACTTAACAATTAACAATCCTACAAGTACAGGTACAGCAACTTTACCAACAATTTCTAATACTTTAGGAGCAAATTTTGCTACTTCAAGTGGTAATGTTGGTATTGGAACAGCATCTCCTAGTGCAAAACTTCATGTTGTAGGTACTGCAAAAATTACAGGAGCATTAACTTTAGATAATACTGTATCAGGATTATTAAAAGTTGATTTAAGTGGAAATGTAACAAGTGATACTACAACATATTTACCTACTAGTGGTGGTACAATTACAGGTAATTTACTTGTAAATACAGTAGTAAAAGTTGGGGGTAGTAGTACACTTGAAAATACTTATTTAGGAGAAAGTAGTTTAACTGGTATTACAACTGGTACAAAAAATATAGCTATTGGTAAAAACAGTTTAAAAATAATTTCAAGTGGTACTTCAAATACAGGAATAGGATATAAAACAATTGAATTTGGAACTACTGCTACTAATAATACAGCAATAGGTTCTTTTGCTTTAAATGCAATAACTACTGCTCAAAATAATGTTGCTATAGGATTTCAAGCAGGACAAAGTTTAACTACAGGACAAAATAATATTTATATTGGTGGATTTTCTGGTACAGGATATGAAACAATAAGTGATTCAATTTTTGTATCTACAGGAACAGGAACAGTAAGATTTATAGTTGATTCAACAGGTAATTTTGCAATTGGAACTTTAACTCCTAATGCTAACTCTTTATTTACTGTTGGAGGTACAAATAAAGCTTCTATTCCTGCTCCTGTAATGACACAAGCTCAAGTTTTAGCTATTCCATCTCCTACAAAAGGTATGCAGGTTTATAATAATACAATTAATCAAATGTGTCATTATAATGGAACAGAATGGAGAAGATTAACAGATAGTTCGATGTAAGAATTATTCATAATTAAATAAATCAGGTAATTGCAAATATGTAGCTACCTGATTTTTTGCTTCTCTAGTAAAATCTAATTCTGATTTATCAATATTAGTTTGATAAGCTTTACCAACTAATTTAATAATCTCTTCTAATTGTTTTGAACTAAGTTTAGTTATCATAATTGTTCAAGTTTTTTTCTTTCTAATGTCAAATTTCTATTATTTGCTAATTCTTCAGAAAATTTATCTGGAAATCTTACTTTAAGTTTATCAATATTATTTTGTAATGATTTTTCTACATCAATCATTCCATACATTTTAGAAATATTATACAAAATAGCTTTTAATATTTCTTCTTCTTTTTCAGGATTAATGTTTCTGTTATAAGCAATATATTTTTTTACATAATCTTGTAATATAGAAACATTAATTATAAACGTTTCTCCATTAAATTCTTTTTCATACCATAATAAATCTAAATTAATAAATCTAAAAGTACAATAATTTGATATATACCACATCATATCACTACATTCTTCAGATTTATTAAACATATCATTATTATTAACTGCTTGTGTAAATTCTTCAAACTCACTAAAAATTCCAAGAACCATGTGAGCTAAATCTAATTTATCACTTCCTAATGTAGGACAGGTACGTTTTGCTTCAATTTGATACTGTTCTATTTTCATTTTTATTTTTTATTTGTTTATAATAACTATCTTTTCCATTTATTTTTAAAACTCCGTTCACTATTTTAAATTTAATTATTTTATTTATATCTACTTTATTTTTATCTGAAAATAAAACTTTAGCAAACTCATTTATAATTTCAAATGCTTTTTTACTAATTTCAGAATCCATTTTTACAACGTTAATTTAGTTACAACTTTTTCTTCTTTAGGTAAAACAATTTCACCTTTAATGATAATATACTTTATCAGCTCATCTGGATACTCTGTATCATACTCTTCAAAATCTTCTAAGAATAAACATTCTTCTTGTTTTACACCTTTAGTTAAAAACCAATCTTCTAAATCTTCTTTGTAATAAGGTTTAAATATACAAATACCACTCTCATCAATTTTTACTAATATATAATCACAATTTTTCATTTTTCTATTAATTCAAAGGATTCAACTTCAAAACTACCATCTATATATTCTACTTCTAATAAATCAAATCTACCTTCACTTTCTGCTAAAACAGGAATTGGTAAATCAGAAATTTCAGGTTGTTCTTCTAAATTAGTGAATGATGTAGGAAAATCATCAGCTGTTATAATAGTATCAACTTTAAATATACTATTTATATTTTCATTAACTTCTAATTCTATTTCTTTACAATACTTTACAGAGTAAGTTACTAATATTTTCCTTCTCATAATTTCTCAATTAATTTTTCAATAAAGTTAAAAATAAACATAAAAAAAGTAGCAGGAACAGCTACACAAAGTATAAGAACTGCTCCTACAAACCAAACACTAATGAATTCTATACTCAATATTACTTTAGAAATATAATGATTCAATTTAATTTTATCATATTTAAATTTTTTATACCTGTAATGTGCTTCAAAAAATCCATACATGATTAAAAATACAAACCAAATAAATTCTAGTATTCCAAGTGTTATAAAAAATGTGCTCATTAAAAACTAATTTTATTGATATGATTATATTTTAGAATAATTGCTTGTTCAATAAGATTATAATTCATTAAATCAACATACTTCTCATTGATTAAATCAGTACTAACATACTTACCATTTTCAATATCTTTCTGAAGTTTCACAATACTAACTTGATGTTTTAATCTATAACCATCTAGTATTTTAATAAGATTAGTACTATTGATTTCTAATCCTTTAAATCTACAAGCATCTTCAAAGTTTTCTAACCAATGTGATTCAGTATATTCTCTACCTTTATTAATTAGCGTGTTCTTACAATTATCTAAAGTATTTGCTACAAACTTATAAAAATCTTTAGTTGTTTCTAGTGTATTTATTGTATCTATAGTTTTATTTGTTTCAACTAAGTACTCATTATTATATTCTAAATCAAATACTTCTTCTTTTGTACTTCTATCTTTTTCTACTACAATAAGATTATCTGTAACTTGTTCATTTACTAAAATAAATCTGTTTTTGGGTACATTTACATAACAACTTTTTTCTGTTTTTTCAAAAGTAATACCATTATAATTATCTTCTAATTTGAATGATTCATTAATATCCATTTTAGCAGTATCAGAAAGAGTGTAAACACCATTCTCAATTAAAAAATATCTTTCATATTCATTATTAAAAGGAAATTCTGTTTTATATACAGATTGTGCTTTAATCATTCTAAAAAATCCTTTTACAGTTATCCTGTATTTATCAGGATTTAATGTAGGTACTACTGTTTGTTCAAATTGTTCTAAGTTCATTGTTTTATTTGTTTTTGTTATTAAAAATTAAATTTCAGTATAATTTGTTTGTTTAATTTCTATTTCTTCTTTCTGTAAAGGTAATCCCTGTAAATCACGAAACCTGTTTAAATTCCAAGAAACTTCACGTTCAATTACCCCAAATGAAGTATTAATAGGAACATTAGGATTAATAATTTCTTCTAATAATACACCTGTTCCTGCATTATCTATATGAACTATAACATCTCTCACACAATACATTTTATTTAATTCTGGGTGAACTACTCCATGTTTTTTCCAGAATGTTAATTGATCAAGTGTAAACTCTGCATTTACACATATTACTTCACTTTTCATAGCTCTTTCAAAGTTTTACTAATAAATGTTATATAACTAATTATTACATAAAATGCTCTTGTTATTATTTCCCACTTCCAAATATTAAATTCGTTAGATACAAATCCAAATATTAAATACCAAAAGAAAAAACTGAACATAAGAATTGTTATTATTTGTACTATAATTTTATTTTTCATTTTGCTTTATTATAATAATCTTGAAAACTAAATAAATATAATGCTCTTCCTAAAAATTCAAATTGTCCTTTATTATTAATAACATAATAACCACCTTGTAACTTAACTAAATTTCTTAATTGATTTGTAACAGCAAATGAGGTTACTTCTCTCATATCTTTTGGAGGAGTTTCTGGTTTAATATTTTTCCAATTACCTCTAGTATATATTTTAGTTATCATACTTTTATAATTTTAAATTCTTGCAACTATCTCGTTGGTACTATCTAAATCCTTACCTTTTACTGCTTTGTAAATTTCAATAAGATCTTTTTGCTCTTTTATCCAACGAAACACAACAGCATAATACTTTCCACATCTCATTTCAGCACTCCCTACAAGGAAATTACTTTTATTCCATTCATTTACTGGTGTGTTGAATAAAAGTATTACACCTTCCTTCGCATAGTAAGGCATATCAAAATTTTCAAACGGTGTTTCCTCTACCAATTTAAATCCCTTGTTGATAAGAAAAGTAGCTGATAACAAAGTATTGTTGTTATTAGTTTTGTGCTTATTTGATTTTTTGTTCACAAGTTATAGATAGTTTAATCCTGTTTTGTTTTTAAACCATCTCGTTGATAACAGCGAGATGGTAATTAGTTTTTTTCTAGAAGTGTCCTACTAAGCATTTCTTTTTGTTCAATGTTATTTATCAGTATTTTATAATTTTAAATTCAATTAAACCATCATCAGAGGTTCTTTTTAATTTTATATAAATAAGTTCCTCTTTATATCCAAATCTTGAAATACTATAAATATTTTCATATTTTTCCCAAACACCCCATTTTCTATTCCACCATTTTAATATTTTATCTTTCATATTCCAACCAAATTAATTCATGTAAACTAAAACCATTCCATTTTTCTAAAATCTTTTTCCAAGTTTTTAAACCTGTAAGTATAACTAATAATCTAAGAGTTTTACCTTTCATCTTTTCATAATTTTCATTAGCAATTAGATAGTTGGGTAAAGCTCTTAGATAAGTGTAATCTAAATCATTCAATGTTTTAATTGTTTAATCTTTAAATCTCAAACCTATTTTTTCAGCTTCACAAAATAAAGCAATTGCAATTTTATCAAACTCTTTTAAATCTGATAATTTAACTCCATTATCTTGTACCATAATAGAATCATTTAAACACATTGTAGAAGCTAATTCAGGTTTTCTTTTTCTTAATATTTCTTTTGCTGATTCTTTACTATTATAATGAGTTTTAACTTCATTGGGATACATACCAGTTACTTGTTTGCAATTATAAGCATTGTATTTTATAACTTCAGGTTGTCCTTTTAATTCGTAAAAATGAATATTTATTTCTTTACTTTTTTGAATTTGTACTTCTCTTTTTGCAGATTCTAATATTGTATTTGTATCTATTGTACTTAAAATAAATTTACCTGTTTTACGAATACTAGGTAAAACTTCATTTGCTAACCACTTACGTAATTCTTTACCATTTGGCAACTTGCTAGCTAAACTTAATTTCCAAAATCCACTTTCATAAACCAGTGTTATTTCAGAAGTATATTTGGCTCTATTAGCTTTTTGCAAAATATTTTTTGGTAAATTAGCTTCTAAACCAACTAATTTTGAATTAGTCACTTCCAATAATTCAAAAAGATCTTGAAAAATCTCTGGGTGTTTTTTCTTTTTTATAACTATAAAATCTTCTTCTACTTTACAATCTGCTGCTTTTAAAGCTTGTGTAAGATTAGAATGTTCTGTTACTTTAATAACTTCTTGTCCAAAAAAACAAAGTTCATCTTTTTTTCTTGATTTAAATGAAGTTAATTCTTGATTACTAAAAGGTACAATTATTTTTGATGTTTCTAACATATTTTATTTTAATTGAAATACAAATATACTAAATATTATTTAATAATAGCATATATTATTAAAGTATTTCAATAAATAATTAGTTTAAAGTTAGATCATTCATTGTCATGTAAAAAAATACTATAATACAACTCAGCAAAATAGTTACAAACTTTGTTAAATATTGTTATCATTATCCATATCATCTTTAAAATCTTCTAAATCTTTATTATAATCATTTTTCATTTCTCTAAAGAAAAAATAACCTACTACTGTTACAGTTATTAAAATACTAATTAAGATTTTAATTCTTGTCTCCATGATTTTCTAAAACGTTTATTCATTTTTTGTTTAATAAATTTTACAAGTTTTGTATTATTTTTTAATATACATAGAATTTTTCTAGCATAGATTACATCTTGTTCTATACCATTAATTGGATAAGGTTTTTTCATTTTATTTCTAATCCAGATTGAAATTTTTTATGTAATCTCATTCCTATTTCTTTTAATTCTTCATCTGTAAATTTACTAAAATTATTAGATTTTATTTCTTCATCTTTTTGAATCCAAGTTATAACACTCATAAGTTTAGAAACTAATTCTTTATCCATATTTGGATTTACTAATTGCTTAGATAAAAATTTTTTTATTTCTTGATAGTTCATTTCAGTATTTTGTAAACTCTTTTATTACTAAAAGGTAAGTTGTAAAATAATAATATTTTTTCTTTTACAAATTCTAATCGAGGAGAATATACAACCTCTATGAGAATACCAGTTAGAATTAGTATTGCTCCTATAATTAATCTATAATCCATTTTCTATATATTTTTTAAGTTTTTCACAAAAATCATCAAATACTTCATTCAATTCAATAAAATCAAGAAATCCATCAAATTTAGTATAAGGATAATTAGTTTCTTTTTTCCAAAAGTAATAATATTTATCCAATAAATTTGATGAAATCTCAAAATTTTGTTGTTTTAATTTTGTTAATATTGCCTTTCTAAAGTTCAATGTTCTCTATAGTAAAATCATCTTCTAGTTGCATCCAACTAATTTCTGATAGTTTATGATAATCAGATAATAAATCTTCTACTACTTCTGATAAATCAGTTTCATCATTTACTAATAAATCTATCCTCTTATCTGGTATATTATAAATAATTACTCTTGAATCACTGTTATCTGTTACAATAATTTTCATTAGTATTCAATATTTAAAGTTTCATTTAATTTACTAAAACAGGTATAATCTGGTTCTGATTTAGAACGAGCATAATAAGCAGGGTGATATACATTAAACACTTTATTTCTAAATTGAAATGATTGTGCTACTTTACCAAAAGCTATTACAGGAACATCTAACTTATCAATTACATATTGAATAAATTCTTTCCATAAAAGTATATGTGAATTAGCATCAGAAGTGGTTGTTAGAGCAGAGTTTAATAACATTACACCCTGTTGGTTCAAATGAAATAAATCGTTCTTTAAAACCCAATTAAAACCATATTTCATATCTTTTCTAATTCCTTCTTGAAGTACTTCTAAACTTGCAGTTTTATTCTTATTATAAGTACTAAATGCAAAACCGTTACTATCATTAATTCCATTCTGTTTGGTAAAATAAGGAGATAATCCTAACCATAAACATTTAATTGAATGATAATCTGTTAGAAATGCTGAAAAGATTTGAGTAGGTTCTGGAAATACTTCTGAAGTTTTTCTTTCTTTAATTGTAGCTGCTATTGTATTCTTAAAATTATCTGTAAGTAAATATTCCCTAAGAATATTGAACCAAGAATAATGAAACCTAGATAATAAACGAGTTTCATAATCCGATATTGTATAGAGCTCGTTTTCTTTTGGGATAAATACTTTTTTGTATTCTGAATCATCTTCATTAATATAATCTTCTAACAAAAAGTTAGGTATTGTTTGCATTTTTTTATCAATTGGTTCAACTAATATTAAACCAGAAGAAAGTCCTCTCTTGCAAACATAGAGAGGAACTTCCCAATAATTGTTAATAATTTCACTACGATAATAATACATTTAAATTCTTCTATAAGTTGATTCAATTATTTCTCCACTCTCATCATAGATTTCAATAGGTTGTAAATCTGAATTTAAATCTCCTATTGTATCTTCTAATATTTTCCATTCATAGTTATCTAATTCCAATTGTAAGTTATCATCTTTAATATTCTATATACCTTCTTGAGATACTTGTCTAATAATCTCTTCTGCTTTTTCTCTATTTTCAGCATGAAATGTATAAGTAGTTTCATCCCATACTGTTATTTTACCTTGAATTGAATATTTAAATTTCTCCATTTTATTTTACTTTAAATGTTTGTTCATAGTATTCTTTTGCTGTTTATTTCATATTATTTCCAATGTTTATTATACATTTCCCACCAAAAAGTTAAATCTTGTGTATTATCATCATAATACTCTCCAACAAAGTCAGATTTAAAAACAGAACCAGAGTTTTCAAATAGTGCTAATGTTAAAATGTTATTAGTTATACCTAAATTGTTTTTCAGATAATCTATTATAAACTTATAGTTACTACCTCTGATAACACCAGCTTCTACTAATAATATATTCTTATCTTTTAACTTATAAGCATACAACCTAAATAGAATCTTTAACTCTGTTATATAAGTATCATTCCATGTTTCATCAGGATAAGGTACATCTATACTAAATCCATCACATATTTCTCCATTACTGCTTAATGAATGCCTTAGTATTTGTCCTACAATACAAGAGTAATCTCCAGATACTGATACTATTACTGTATTATCTGCATTAAATCCTTTCTCTAACAAATGATTACCTAATTGAGTAATTAATTCTGTTTCTTTTTGTTGAGTTACTTCTAGTGGGTTTTTATTCATTTTATTTTAAGTTGCTAATAATTCTTGTCTTACTTCTTCCCAGTAATTTTTATTTAAACTATCTCCAGTATCTAGATCTAATATCTCATCAACTGCAAATAAAGCTGATAGTTTTGCATTATCACATTCTCTACAATTAAATGTAAACGTTTCAATAAGTTCTTTTGCTTTTTGCTTGCTGTCCATATTATTTTTTTTTAATTCTTTTAACCAAATTTCTAATAAATCAATTGTTCTTTCAGCTCCATCATATTTGGATTTAGCATGAAGCATTTGATTATGAATATTTCTATTTTTATCTGAATATGAAGCTACATATTCTGCAAAATCAATCATATCTTGTTCATTAAATTTAAATCCTTTTTCTTGAATGTACTCATTTTCTAATAATGCACATTTTAATTGAGCATTTTCGTCTTGCAACTTAATAATCAAATTGCTTGCAATAGAAAATGAAACTTTTACTCTATGTAGTATATCTTTCATAATATTTAAGATTATTTTATAATGTAAATATAATTAAAAAATTATATTATATTTGTCACAAAATTGTAATATATTTGTGACAAACACGGAGCTATTTCATACCTTACTTCTTCCTAATAGGTAGGTATTCCATCAGATAAACAGTAATCCATAGTTTTAGTTGTTTAAGGTTTATAATTTTAATAATTCTGATTTTACTTCTTCCCAATAAATTACATAAGAATCATCAAAGTGTGACATGCTTGCATTTAGTATCTCATCAACGCATATAATTGCACATTTTTTTGCAGTACCAATATACATTTCATCATTATCACAATTTGAAAATTGATAGATTAAAACCTTCGCTTTTAAATTTGCTTCCATTGGTTTGGTTATTTAAAGTTGTTTATTTAAAATCTTTGTAATTAAAGGATGGTATTTCTCTGAGCGTTTGAATTGGGAAATTATAAAGTAAATTATAACATAATATAAGTCTCTCAATAGTTTCCTCGGAATTTTCGGTAAAATCTGGAGCAGTTGCAATAACAAATTTATTGTTATCTATAATTTTAGGTTTACCATTTTTTGTTTTATCTTTAAAAACGTAATTTGGTGTCATATTTATTTATTTTTAAATTCTTGTAAATATTTGTTTATTTGATTCTCTGTTTCACCTTCTTCACCCCATTGATAACCATACATCCCACCCAAAGCAAAAATTATTGCTTCTCTCATATCTTTCTCACTATACATTCTATCTTGTTGCCATTTAGCACCATTAATGAAATCTTCAATAGCAAATTCATTTTGTTGTATAAATTGTGAATTGTATCTATTAGCAGCTTCTTCAAGTGTTTCTTGTTTCATATCTTATTTCTTTTTAAATGTTGACATTGTTTCCCTAACTATTTCGTCAATTGTTTTTTCAATATAACCATCTGTTTTTGGTGTATATAATGCATGAAACAACACTTCTCTCATATCTTCTTCACTATACATCCTTTCAGCTTGCCATTTAGCACCTTCGATAAAGGCATCAATTTGTTCATACTCATATATAGAAGTTCCATATTTTCTTACAGCAGCTTCTTCTAATTCTTTGTTCATTTTTTGTATATATGTTTATCTTCCCATTTTAAATACTCTTCTCTAACTTGCTTATCAACAATCTCTATCTTATCATGTTGATTATATTTTAGTTTTTCTTTATCATCAAAAAACTTTTCAAAACATTTTATATAAGTAGGAAACTCTATCCCATGAAAGGATAAAGTTTCTTTTTCTTCTAAATTTGTTTTAGTTCTTTTAATTAAAATTCTTTCCATCTTTGTTTTGATTATACAGTTTAACAAAATTTATACATTCTTCATAAGTAGTACTTAAACTAGGAATACTATCTGTTATTTCATAATATTGTTCCATATTATCTCTCTCTAATGATATCTTAAGTATCTTTTTAATAACTTTCATTAACCAATTCCAATCTTTATCAAATATTAAAATAGTTAGTGGTGGTTCTCCTTCTTTATACCAATAATATGTATTTAGATAATTAGGATGTGGTTGTGTATATCCTAAAAATTCTGCTAATAATATATTATTTTCTTTCATAATTGTATTACAAGTTTATTGTTTTTTAATAGTTCTGAGTTTTTAACACCTTTTTTAATTACTTGTTTATATTTTAACCCTACAATTACAGGTTTATCTTTATATCTTATAATATAATCATCTTGATCTCCATTTACTACTTCATATCCTTCATATTCTAAAGGTACTTTATTAAATACTAATGCAACAGGTTTAGAATCTTTAAGTAATTTTAACCAGATGTGTTTAGTATTTATTTGTCCAGAATACAATGTAAAATAATTTGGAATATCTAAATATACTGATTTAGGATTTTTTACATAATCCATAAAGTTTACATTTTTACAATGTTCAAATAAAGTTTTATCTTCATAATAAATATTTTTCCATTGAATTTCTGAAAATACATTAGGTCTAATTGTTAAATTAGAATATATTCCAGAGTAGTAATTAATTTCATTTATCAACAATCGTAAAAATTCTACATTATCTTTATTAAATAACTGAGTTCTTGCTAACCTTGCATTATAAACTACTGGTAATGAACTATATCCTGCTTGTTGCACACACACTTTTATACATGAAGTAGTTGCAAATTTACACAAATTTTCTCCACCTCCAAAAGTAAATGGGAGCATTTCTACTCCCATTTGAACTATACCTTTATCTAATGCTTTTTTTAATTTATAGTTACTGTTTAATAACTTCATATTAATACGTTAAAATTAAATCAACTGCTTTTTGTTGTAAATCTAAAGCACCTCCAAATAAGTGTCCATTAATACTATCTTCGTTATCTTTATACATCTCATGTGTAGTAAAATAAGTTACACCATTTAGAAATCCATATCCTGTACCTAAAATAGATTGTTGAGAGCTTGGATTATGATAAGAGTTAAGAATCTTATTGTAAGTATTAAATTTTCTTGTTGAAAGTACTTCATTAATATCAGCACCTGTTCCAATACTATCTAATTCTGCATAATTACATATCAATTTCAAAGCTAAATCTGAAACTTGATTATCTTTCAGTTGAACTTTACTAATCTTTTCAAAGAAATCTTTTTGTTGTTCAAATGTTTGCTTACTTAATCTAAGTACTTGTTCAGCAGTATCTATTTTACTCTTATAACTTTTAGTATGTTTGATTGCAAAATGAGTATTTGCTCTTTTAGCATTACTTACAGCTGCGGTAAATGTATTGTTGCAAACAATTCTCACGTTTGAAAGCATAATTCTAACAGGAGCAGACCCAGTATGATCATTTGCAAATATAAGATAAAGTTCGTGTTCATCTTTACCATTAACTTTCATACCGTTCTTCATCTTAGCAGCAACAAATACTTTCTTACCTTCTTTCAATATACCTGCTGTTTCATACTGAATATAATCTTTACCTATTACAGAATCAAAGAACTCAAATGCTTCTGTATTTTGTACTATTTGATACTTATCCTTAACTATACCTAATGGTGCTCCTGTATCCATTCTTACATTAGCATAGTAGTTTGGGATTTCCGAACTACTTGCTAAATAAATAGGTTGTTTTTCTACCTTATAATCAAGGTTAACCAATTTAATAATTTCAGCACTTGATAATACATCTTGTGATATAATATCATTACCATGCCAACTCTTTTGTTTCAATGAGTATATTTTACCTTCTACTTCGTGTGCCAATGTTTTAGTTATTTAAAGTTAATTAATTTCATTTTCTTCTACATACCCATTTAAATCATTTAATCTTGCAATTGTCATTGTTTGTAAATAATCTCTTAATAATTCAAATATTACATCTTGTGAATCATAATAATTTAACTCGTAATTTTCAATAATACTATCTATTAAAATTAATTTTGTTTTTGATAATTTCATTTTTCTAAAATATTTAAAACTGTAAATAATTCTTCTTTTGTATTTGGAATTATAAAATTGTAAAATTTATTTTTATATTTTTCATCATAACTTACAACAATTTTACATTCTTTAGAATATATATCTAATTCCCATTCACAAACTTCATTTTTCCAATATGAATAATCTTTTCTAATTTTTTTAAGAGGAAAATATATTTTATTTATTTGAAAATACTCTTGCAACCATTCTGTTGCTTGTTCTAATGTTGTCATAAAAAATAAAACTCCTACCATTTCTGATAGGAGCTGTTAAAATTAAAGATTAATTTAAAATATTATTTTCTTTATCATAAACTTCCAAATCATCAGAAATACTAACAATATTTGTTAAATCTATTTCCCAATTTGTAGTTCTATCATCAATTTCTTCTTTAGATAGTTTTTTAATAATATCTAATGCAGATTGATAATTTTCAGCTTCAATTTCTAATTCACCTACATAAAATGTTTTAAGAGGTACTAATACGTTAAATTCAAATTTCATAGTTTAATTAATCGGTTTACAACAGCAAGTTGTTCAGGTTCAACGGGTTTTACTTTAAAAGATTGAAGTTTTGATTTAATTTCTTGTAATCTTTCTTTACTATTAGATGAGTTATATAAGTTAGTTTTATAACTCAAACTATCATAAATCTTAGATACATTAATCAATTCAAAATCAGTATCATCTATTACTAAATCAGATGTTTTAAATTCTTCAATTGTAGAAATATCTAAGATAGAATAAGGAAAATATTCACAACATCTAATTTTAGGATAATTATCATTTGGAATTGATACAATCATACTTGGGTTAACAAGTACACTTATCAAAGTATCTCCAAAACTATTATTTATAGCATGATTTGTTGAGATAAAATGTAATCCTCTACTACATTCAGTAGAAGATTCATCACAATCTTCTCTATTCATACTTACAACTTCTCCTAATTTAATTTTAAAAGTTTGAGTATAATTATCAGTAAATTCTAAATCTTCTTCTTTATTGAATAAATCATAAAGATTACCTATTAAAGTATGATTTGTAGATTGAAATTTTTCTGTTGCTATTTTAGAATTTTCAACAATATTATAATAAATCCTAATACTATAATCACTTTCTTCTTCTAAACTATAAACAGAATAATTCTTAGGTGATTTCTTTTGTAATTTCTTTCTAATATATTCAGAATGTACAAATTGAGTAAGTTCAGGAATATCATTCTTTTTGACAACCCATCTTACCCCATAAATATAACCATTTTCAGTAATCTTAAACTGATTATTATTAACCCAAGTAAACACATTATTTCTAACATATTCATTAGGATTAGAACTAAGGTTATACATAAAGTTAATATATGGTTGAGGATTCTCAACTTCTTGAATAACTTTAAGGAAATCATCAGGTAAAATAAAATTCAAACCTTTTAAGTAAACTTCATTATTTCTTATTTCAAGTTGTGAAAAATTACTAAAAGATTTTACTTTATTATCTTTTAATCGTTTAAGATTATACTTTTCTTCTTCTAGCTTTCTTTTTTCAAGCTTTCTTTCAAAATCTTTAGCAGTTTTAGCATTATTTTGAATTTCTATTTGGCTAAAGATTAATTTTTTAATTTTTAACTTATATAATTCAGCATAAGTCTTTAAAATATCTCTTCTTTGCTCTGTAATATGCTCTCCAAACTCATCAAAGTAATCTTTTGATAGATTATAGTTGTAATAGTATTTTAATCCATAAGATTGTAACCTTTTTAAATCAAATGATTCTGAGGTTATAACTGTGTATAATACACCATCTAAAACTATATTACAGTTTTTTCCAATAACATTAATTGTCAGCATCTAATTTAATATTTAAATTATTAATTATTTCCATTTGTTTTAGCACTTCTTTTATTTTTTTTTCTTGAAGAGCTTTATCCAAAATTAAATATGCTTTTTGTAATAAATCTCTTTTTACTGATTCTGACATTTATTTAGTTTTTTACGTAAGAAATTAATAATTTTATCTTTTCCATATATTTTGTTGTTTTCAATATTCATATAAATATCATAATGTTTTCTTAAATCAATATAATTATCTGTATATGCAATTTTTAATTCTAATCCTTTATCAACAATTATTTTATTATAATTTGTTTTAGTATTCTTATGAATATAATACAAGCGTTTGTTATACTTATTTAACCATTCTTTAAAAAGATAACCATTCAATTGATTATAGTTATAAGCATCAATACTTCTTCTAAAAGCATTGGTAAACATATCAGATTTAAACCACTCTTCTAAAGTTATAATGTTACAACCACTAAAAAGATGATAGTTCTTTTTAGCTGTATAAATAACATTTATAATACATGTTTTTCTATCTTTAGTAAATCCAAAATAAGATTGAGTATATTTACATATTTCATTATACTCTTCTAAATCAGAAGTAAGAAATAAATACTTTGGAGCAATAAACTTACTAATATTATAATCTAACTTTTTAACGTCTCCATTAAAAGCAGCTAAAATAACTTCATTTGTTCTTTTTACAAAATTAGTATTTCTTTTAGCTGGAACAATAGAATCATAATCTAAAAATCTAGCTTTAATATCTTCTCTTACATACCCTAAAAACTCTCTAATTTGATCATAAGCATTATCAGGATAACCATTTGCAAATAAAGGAGAAGTATAAAAATAATCTCTATGATTTACATAAGCAGGAGTTACATAATTTAATATACAATCATAATCAATTTGTGAAGTTTTACTCTTTTTTAAACCTTGCTCAGAATAATAAAATTTTGCATTATCATACACATAAGGTTTACTTTTCTTTTTATAAAGTTTATTCCAAGTTTTAACAAATTCTATAAATATATGATCTTTATCTGTTGGGATTTTAATATCTAAATGAGCAATTTTACTGTACTTTAAATCAGATTCTAATTTTAAACTACTAATATTTATAACAGAATTACCAATTTTAATATTTTGTTTATTATCTCTTGCTTCAAGATAATCTAAAATATTATCAAATGGTTTTGTTTGTTCTTTATAAATACTAGATATTTCTTGTACAAAATCTATAATTTTATTCTTAACTGCATCAATAGTGATATTATTCCAACCTAATGCTTCTCTTGAAGGTAAAATCATCAAAGGTTCATTAAGTTCAAATTTTAAAGCTACTGGAATAGAAATTTTAGGAATATCTATCTTTTCCCAATTAATAGGGTAAGGAGTATTACCAAAACATATTTCTAATTCTTTATAATCTCTATCATATTGAGAATTAAAATAACTTTCATTAAATACAAACGTTTTACCTTGATAGATATTGTAATTATTATTAAACTTCAATCCTTCAACAGTAACATTATGAAAATAACGTAACTTATTTAATGCTTTTTCAAACTTTTCTTTTTCTGTATCTTTAAAGGAGTATTGTGATTTAGGTAAATAAAACCAATAATCAGTTCCATTTTCTAAATTTGTTTCTTCTTCTAATAACAAATTAAATTCTGGTTCTTCATAATCTCTCTTTGTACACGAATATATGTATTTTACGTTTTCGTAAACAGTGGTTAAATAAACACAATTTGTAATACACCAACCACTGAAAAATCCAATACCTAACATACCTGCTGAATCATCTTCTAATTCTTTACTTGAACTACCTAACTTAGTAATATAATTCTCAAATACATAAGGAGATATTCCTTCTGCTTTATCTATGATATGTAAAATTCTATCTGTTGAATCAAACTTAATATTTACTTCTCCTTCTTTACCTATCCTTTTGTAAGAATCTTGAGCATTTGCAGTAATTTCCTGTAATACAATACTTTCTTTATCACTATAAAGATTACTCAATAGTTGAAACATTTTTCCAACTTTATTAGCATCAATTGTACCTTTAATTGTAGTGTTACCTATTGAAAAACTTTCAATAGTTTCATCTTTTGTTAAAATCATTGTTTGTTTTTTAATTTTTTTATGATAAATCTAAATCATTTTTATTGCTAAATTCAATCCGAATTCAAGAGAAACTTCATAACTTTTAAATTCTCCATTATCTCCATAAAGCATTGTACCTTCATAACATCTTTCTTTTTCTGGTGTATATTTGAATACTTGTACTAAATAGTTAATACCATCTGAATAAAATTCTTGAGTACATATTACAAAGATATTATGTTCTTCACGTAACCAATTTAAGCATTGTTCATAAGTACAAGCTAAAGTTATATTTTGATTTTCGGAATAAAGTTTAAGTAAACCAGTAACAAATAAATCTACTTCTGGATTTATACTATTATTATGATAATAACCTAAACAACTTTCATTAAAACCTAAACTCTTTAATCTTTTGCAAGTATTATAATCTAAAAATATTTTATCCATTTTTTGTTTGATGTTGATAATCTAATTTTTCAAAACTTAACATACTTCTATAAGATTCTATTGCTTTACCTATACTATTATTTAATCTTTCACTCATCATTTTTAAAGCTCTACATAAAGCACCTCGTTCTCCTTTATCTTTAATATTTAAATGATAATGATATTCAGCAGCAGTCATAAGATTAACTGAAGAAGAATGGAGATTAGTTAATTCTCCAATATCATTTGATAAAGTATAAGGATCTTTATTTGTATTCTGTGTAATGTTAGAAAGTAAAAGTTCTAACTCATTTAATTTTTTTTCTAGTACTTCTACTGTATATAACACTGCTTTAGTTGTTTAAATTGGTAAATCATTTTCTTTTTTAATTTTATCAATATCTTCCATTATTAAATATAAGGTATCGGTATCACAATGTTTCCAACAAATATCAAATACTTCTTTAAATATAACAGAAGTTAAATCTTCTAAATGTTGTCTTTTATCCCATACACTATTCCATGAATTATTATAAGAATGAATTGTTTGTTCTATATGAGCTGTAATTTTGTTCAACTGATTTGATAGTTTAAATTTAGCACATCACATAAAAATTCTCTTGTTTCTATTACTTTCATTAATATGGTAAGTTTAAACATTCACAGATAAAATTCTAAATTTGTATTATTTTTTAAAGTATTATTAGGATTTAATCTATTTTTTAATGTACCATAATTTAAATTTAAATCTAAAGCTGCTTCTTTTATTGTATTATATATAATACCAGTAACATTATTAATTATTTTTTTAGCTGCTGGGTGTTTTCCCAACACCATTCCTTTTTTACCTTTATGAATTAAACTAATTTTTTTTCTTCTTTCCTGTGTCCAACATTTTTTCATGTTTTCACTATAAATAGCTTTTTTTAAAGGATCATTTTTACTTTTACTCATTTTCAATTTAGTTTCTTCATTATGTTTTCTACCATACCAAGAATTTAATTCTCCTATTTTACCATAATTATGATGATTTTTACCTTTTATTCTATCAGAAACGTCTGATCTTTTCTTACCACAATTATAATGATTTATACCTTTTTTTGATTTCGAAAATTCTCCTATTTTTGAATTTTTTAATCCTAAACAACCTTTACCCCCGTTTGTTAAATTTACTAATTTTAATCCTTCTTTTTTATACTTTTCAATATAAAAAATCTCTTTTTCATAAGCTTCATCTTCTGTGAGATTTTGTTCAACAATTTCTACTTTATAACCATGTTTATTTATTACATTATTCCAATATTTATTTCTACTTTTTTTAGAAAAAGCTCTTTTATTTAAACCTTTACCAATGTAAAAAATTTCATTAGTATCTAATTTATAATGAAAATAGACATAATAATTATTGTTAAGTAACATGATTTTAAATATTTGTAGTTTTAGTTAAAATTAATCTTACGTAAGAAGATACAGTCAATCCAAGTTTCGAAGATTCTTCTTTTAATTTTAAATGAAGTTCTTCATTAATTCGTACTTTTATATAATCTTTCATACCACAAATATACCACAATTAAATTTAAAAACAAATTATTTATAATAAATCTTTACGGAAAAATTTACTTAACACATTCTGATTCCAGTTTTTATTATCTCTTAAAACATCATTTTTAATTAATAATTCGAGTTCCATGTAACTCATCATTTTCTTAGTTTTACATAATCCAACTATTTCTTTTTTAAAATGAGTAGGATTCTTTTTAATTAAAGATTGTAATTCTTTAGAACTTGAATTATAACTTAACCAATTACTCTCATTAGTTGTTTTTACCTTCTTACTCATTCTTTTATCAGGTAAAGCAGCTACAGCACGTTTTCCTAATCTTTTAGTAGTAGTACTAAAGAATTGCTTCATTCCCCAGTATGTCCAACCATAATATTGATTAGATTGAGAAATACAAGAGATTTTATAAACGAATCCAATGTAACCTTCTGGTACTTCTGTAAATGGTTTATTTTGATATATCCAACTCATATCCATTGATTACATACACTATTATAAAAGTTTAATGATACTTGTTCAAATTCTTCAACTGTTAATTTAGTATCAGATATAGATAAATCAACTCTATCTATTTTATCATTTCTACCTAAAATAAATTCATAACTAATAGAAAAAGGTTGTTGAAATTCTGGTAAATTATTATACTTACTAAAATCATAAACTAACAAACCTATTTGATATTGAATAATTTCATCATTATCTTCATCATAGGTTATTCCAAAAGATTTCCAATAAGAATAATCTTCATTTCTGTATTTAGGATTATATCTTTTATAACCTTTTTCTACTAACTCTAATTCAAATTTTGCTAATTGTTCTGCGTTAAATTTCATATTGTAAATCGTTATCAGTTAAAAATTGTTGTAATAAATCTAAAATATCATAATAATCATCAATTTCAATATTAAAAGAATCTTTTTTAATATTCTTAATATGAGGTATGCTTGCTGATTCTACATTTTGCATTAACTCATCCCAAGGAGAAGTATCCCAATCTGTGTTAATAAACAAATCTTTTATCAATAAATAATCTAAAATATTTACTTCTGTAAAATGTAATGTATGCAAAACATAATTAAATGTTTTTTCTTCTTTTACTTTAGATGTTAGTTTTAATTTCATTTTAGAGTATCTAATATTTTCTTAACTTTTTTTTATTTTTTCATCATTCTCATTTTTAATTTTCTGAGTGAAAATTTTATCTATTTTATTAACTTTATCATAAATAATATTTGGTTCTTTAGATAAATAAGAAGCTGGAACTGGAGTATAATAAATTCTTATTTCATCTTTATTTTGTACACTACTATATTGCATAAAAGTTAATTCTTCTTTCCAAAAAGCATTACAAGTAGGTACTTGTACTATACACTCTCTCCATTCATCTATATTATTAGATTCTCCTACTTCAATCATACCAGGATGATCAATTTTATATTTTACTCCTTCTTCAAAAGTTTTAATTACCATTACAACTGTTTTGTTAGGTAATAATTCTAAATACCAATGTTTTATATGTTTCATAATAGTTGAGTTAACATTTCTTTTGCTTTAACAATACCATACTTTTTACAGTAATCCGAATAATCTTTTTCTTCTATATTAAATATTGCTTTTAAATTCCACTTTTCAGCTTCTCTAAGAGCATTTTCTAATCCAGTTGAATCATTATCAAAGTAAATATATATTTTTTCTGAAAACCGTTTTAAATAAGTAATTTCTTCTTGCGTAAACTTATAGTTTTCTCTAATAACACATACAGAGTTAAATCCACTTATTCGAGTATAGAAGAAATCTTTATAAGATTTACAAATAACAACAGGTTCTTTTCTTAAATATTGTTTTCCAAACATTCCAATAGAGCAAGAAGTTCTAAATCTTTTAGTTCTATCTTTTGATTCAGGAAAATATATTTGAAAATCTTTTTTATCTAATCTATAAGCAAATACATTTTTTAAATTTCCTTTATAATGATTATTATTTATAAATAAATCAGAAATAGAATATATTTCGTAAAAATTAAGTTGTTCTTGAGTTGCTTTCCAATCTAATAAATTCCAAAATTCTAATTCAGATTCAGTAAAATCTTTTTTACAAATTTGATAAGTTACTTTCTCTTTAGTTTCAATTGAATATTCTTTAATTAAAGGTTTTCTTTCTATGTTCGCTGTTCGCAAACCGAAATCATTTGCAATAATAAGTAATGCTTCAAAGAAAGAACATTGAAATTTTTCTTTTACTAAATGAAAACAATTTATAGTTTCACGAGCAAAATCGTGTATATATAAAACTCCATTTTTATAGAAAAAACTGCAAGTTTCTGATTTAGATTCTCTCAAAGGTGAAATAAACTTATGAGATACAACTGGTACACCATATCTTTCAAATATTTCTTCTTGTGAAACCTTGCTTAATATATATTCTGTTGTAATCTTTTCAGGAATAATAAACATAATTAAAATTAATCTACAGTACCATTTCCATAATACAAATTAAAAGATTTCTTTTTATAATCATCTGATTTCAACCAATCTTTATAATCTTTTTCTATTGTGTTATCTTGAAATTTATAATAACTACCGTTACAATACCTTAAACTATTATTTAATCTATAAAATTGTTCAAAACAATCAATATTATTTTCAAACTCTATTTCTTTTGTACTTATAATATCAGATATAAATCTATATCTATCTACTACAGAATAATAATCAAGTACTGTTTTCAATTTATCTCTCTTTTAAAAGTATATATAATATCTAATTCTATTAGTTCTAATTTACTATATCTTGTATCATCAAATCTTAAATATTTTAAATTACAACTGATTAATTCCCAACCAATACTACCTAATTTATTTAATTCTTCTTCTGTTGAATTAGTTGTTTTTAAATACTCAAACTTTTTCATTTTTAAAACATTAAAAAAGGAAGTACTATTTCTAATACTTCCTTCTAATCAAACAAAAAACAACAATTAAAATGCTAAATCATCAACATTGATTGCTGGTACTCCAAAGTCTGTATCTGGAGTTTTAGCAATAGTTGTATAATCTACAAAATCATCCCATTGATCACCTTTACTTACAATAGTAAATTTCTTATCATTTCCTTTACGGAAGAAATAAGGCATTTTACCTGTTTTAGTATAAGGTTTACGTAATCTTTTAATTTCTTCCTCTGATTTACCTATAAGAGCTTCATCTTGTGGATTATATACTACTTCATTTTTAGAATAAACAATCTTCACTCTACCTTCAGTACTAACTGTTGGAGCTAAATAATAATCACAAAACTCTTTGTAAGAATTAAATTCTTTCTTTTCTGGTAATAAAACTCCACATTCTTTTGAAAAGTTCTTAATTTCAGAAGTACGAATTCCAATTTGAGTTTCTTTTGGAGCAATAAAATCGTGGTAATGAGGTATTTCATCATTTTCAAATGTAAGTACTGCTTTCTCTAATTGATTTCCTGTTGCTGGAAAATATTCATATTTTGTAATTGTAACTTCCACACCTAATTCTGGAATAGATGGAACACCTAAACGTTTTGCTTTACTTTGAGTTTGTTCTGGAACGATAAACATATTATATTGTATTTATAAATGATAAAAATAGCTACCTAAAATAAGTTGCATCTCACCTCAACTTTTCTAAGTAGCTTAAAATAATTTTGTTCTATTTTGTGAGATGAGAACATTAACAAAGATAATAAAAAATATTAAAATAATGAAGGTTCTTCAACTTTTTCATCAAATAAATCATCAATAGAAATTAAATCATCCTCATTGTATGAAATTTCATTTTGAATAACTTCTTCTATTTTACCAAAAGGTGCTTCTTGTGAAGAACTAACTAAAAATGCTTGATAATGTTCAATCTTAGTTTCGTGTAAAAATAAACTATCTCCTAAATCTTTAGTAAGTAATCTAAGATAATCAGAAGTAGCATATTGAGTTTTATTACCTCTAAAGAATTTAGGATGTAATTCAGTATTTACATCAGTATCAGAAGTACGAATTAAGTATGTATTAAGTCCATCTGTAATAGCTGTAAATCCTTCATTTTCTGATTGTTCTTTAATAAGTTTTAATACAATAGTAAACTTTTCAGTTTCAGTATTAAATGTTAAATCTGGTTTAACTATTTCTGGTACAAATAAAGGTTTAAGATTTTCTAAAGATGCTTCACCTTTACGTACATTTGATTGAGGAATTACTTTGAATTGTGATAATTTCATATTGTTTTTGTTTTTGTTGATTAATTATTTTTAATATATTCTAATAATTCTTTTTCTACTTCTTTAACAAATATTTTCCAAACTTCTAATGCTTTATTTGTCATTTGAAATGGTTGTTCAAATGTTTTAGAAATTCCACTGTTGGAGTTTAAATGTCCACTATATACAATAGAAAGTATTTTTCTTTCAGAAGAAGCAGGTCTTAATTCTGTTTCAAAGAAAGCACATATTTTTCCTTCGTAATTTGAACCAAATTTAATTTCAGCATTAAGAATTAATTCTGTTACATGATTTAATGTACCAAAGTTGTTTTTAATTGTTGTTTTCATTTTCTGTTTGATTTAAAATGTTACAGCTTCCTCTTTTCAAAGGAAGCTGTATTTGTTTATTTTTTGGAGTTTTATTCTTTAATAAATTCTTTCTTTTTAGCTGAGGCAGCTTCTTTAAATACAGGATTCAATTGTAAAGAAGTATGTTTACTAAATACATTACTTAATTCTGCAAGAGAAGATGAATTATTAATATCAACTAATCCAATTTGAAGTGAAGTTTCTGAATCAGAATTTCCTGAATTACACCAATCTTTTAATTCTTCTCCTACTTCTTCATTTAATTGAAATTCATCTCTGTTAACAAATAATCCTGTTCTATCTTTTCCTGCTTTTGCTAAATGAGATTCGTTAATTTCAAAATTAATTGTTAATTCATACTCAAAACCAGAACGAGTTTCTTCTTTAGTACCAAGTTTAACAATAGAAGTACGTCCTGCTACATTTTGCATTTCATATTCTGTTTTTCTCCTAACTGTAGTAAATATATGACATGGAGATTGTAGAATTTTATTTTTAAATGCATCATGTCTTGGAGTAATTTTATTCCAATTTGTATAAGAATTACCTTCCATTTTAGAATGAACTTGTAATAAGAAATCCCATTCGTGTGTAATAGAATCAATAATAACTAATTCCATTCCTGCTTTTTCACAAGCAGTAATAGCTTCAATGTATTTTTCTGGAGCAAATGAATTTAAAGTAAGTACATTATAATCTCCTAAATGAGAATATAAATCAGCAGAACCATTTTCTGTATCAATTACTGCAATTTTACTCCAATCTCCTACTAATCCATGAGCTACTAATAAAGCTCCATAAGTATTATGAGTAACAATAAAATTATCTGTAATATACAAATGAGAATTATCTTCTACTTCTATACATTGAGCTTCTATTTCTCCAATATAAACAGCTTCAACTATATTTCTAATTGGAAAATATTTAGTATAGGAAGAAACTTTATTTAATTTTCTTTTTAATTTACAAGGAGTTATTGTATTTGGAAGAATAATTTTTAATCTGTAAGATAATTTTCCTTCTTTAACCTCTTCTTTGTAGATATACTTAGTTTTTCTTTCTTTTATACTTGAACAATATCCACCTAATGATTCAACTAAAAATTTAATATCTTCTTTTAATTGATAAGAAGTAGTTGTATATTCTACTTCTCCATCATTAGAAACTGAACCATCTGTATCAATTAAACCTTGTAAAAGCTCAATTCTATCTTCTATAGAACTATGAAGATAATCAGAAGGAATGAATTTATCAAATGAACTCTTGCTCATTAAATTTAAAAATCTTAGTTCTTCAATAAAAGGATTTCTATTATTAGATTCATTCAATAATTCTCTTGAAATTACATAATTAATCCCTCTTTTTTTTAATTGTAATCCTGTAGGTAATAAACTACTAACATTAGTAGCTATTTCAGTATCTATTGAAGTGAAAAAAAGACTTTCTGATCTAAAACAACCATCTCCTAAAAGCACTCCCATTATATAAGGAGAAATAATAAACTCTTTTTTATTAAATTGGATTGGATTACATAATTCTATAAAATGATTTGCTTTTTTTCCTTTTTTTAAAGAATTAACTATTTCTAAAGTAGTTTTAATACTACCTTCTTTATTTAAATTATTAACTCTTTCTGAAATAGTACTTGTTTTCCATAAATGTTCTTCACAAGATTGAACTTTAGTATTATCACTTAAAGTAAATTCCCAAATCTTTTTCTTTCCTTGTGGAAAAACATTTACTATTTTTGTTAAAGTACCATTAGCTGTAAAAACATTTGTTCCAACAACTATATCTTTCATTTCAACAAACCCTAAATCTGTTAAAACTTTAGAATAAAGTGGTTGTGCTTTACCTGCACCCGATACTGCACTAAAACCAATTTTTAATTTTGCTGCTTGTCTTGTTGCTTTTCTTAACTGCATTTTTTTGTTTGTTTTTTGTTTTATAATATACTAAATTACTAATAATTAACCATTTAACCTAATTTTCCACAAGGTTTTCCATCTACAAATGTATAATCTTGAAACAAAACTCTATACGATTCTGTGTAATCACCTATTAGAACTTTCTTTATATCTTGATAAGTAATTACACCTTTAATAGATTTATCCTTACTAATTACTTGTTTACGTAATAAATTATCTTCAAAAGTAAAAGGTACATATTCTTCTTCTAAAGGTACATTTACTATTTTGGGTATTGGATTTTGAGATAGAGTTATGAGAGATGTTTCAAATTGTTTTCCATCTTTAGTAAAAGATATAGTATTGAATTTAAATTTTACTACAATAGAATAAGGAGAAGTATTTTCTACACTAATTACTACTCCCTTACCATGATTATAATGATATACTGTTTGATTTAATTTGAAATATTTCATAATAATTTTTGTTGAGTTCCAAATAATTTGTTTTGTGCTTTTAGTCTTTCATCTTCAATTCCATAATTCTTTAACTGTTTATATAATCCTGTTGGATTTTTATCAGCAGATTCTAATTCTTCTGTAATTAAATGAGCATTATCAATATAAATAGCGGTAGAAACATTTTCTTCACTATGAGAACTTTTAAGAATAGTTAACCATCTGAAGTTATTTCCAATAGTATTTATATCGTAATTCTCAAAACTACCAATTTTATGTCTTGAAGGATTAAATATACTAATTACACAAGTATGAGAATCTGAAGTTGATTTATTATGTTGAAGATTCTCAACAGTAGGTATAAACTTTTCTTCTACTCTTTCACCTTTATAAGAAAACATAGTGCTCGTGGAAGCTTTATCAGCTTGCTGCAAATTAAGAATAAAGCACTTATAAAGCATCTTTAATTCTTGTTTACAGTAGTTAGAACACCATAATTCAAGAGTTTCATACTTACTCATTTTTTGTTCATTTTTAAAAGCATTTATAGTATCTATAATAACACCAATTAACTTTTTAGGATTATTTTTCTTATAAACTACTCTTAAACCGTCTTTCTCTAATTTACCATGAACAGTATCAAGTTGTTTTTTCAATCCTTCATAAATTTGAGTTGGTGTTCTTAAATGATCAAGTATCATTACTTTATCATCTAATATTTTTAACCAATCTTCTACAAGTTTAAACTCTTCAAATACACTTAAATCTAACTTACGTTTTGTCATTTTATTTTTAAAATAACCTATGGAATAATACTTTCCAGTTTTTTTATGTAATAAATGACAAAATATGTTTAGATAAATTTCTACTGCTGAAAGTTCCAAAGTAATGTAGTAAATAAAAATATCTTTATCTTTATTTTGAAAACAATACTCAACTAAATCAATAACAAATAATTTAATTGCTAATTTAGTTTTAGAAGAACCTGTTGTACCAAATAATAAATACATTTCTTCTTCACTTATACCACCAAGAAACCCATTTAGTTTTTCTAATGATATAGGATAAGAAGTAATATTATTATCTAATCTACTCTTAATATATTCTAATGCTTTTATGTAACTCATATTTATTCTTTTAAAATTGTGATTAATACTTCTTTAACTTTGATTAAAGAATCTCTATCTTTTTTCCAACATTTTATAATTTCTTTTACTTCTATTTCATCTAAAAGATATTGATTATCTCTACAGATTAGTTTTACTTTTTCGTCTATATCCATCAGTATAATATTCTATTTGATTTGTAAGTTGTTTTAACCCAATTATCATACAATCTTTCACGTTCAGAAAATTCATCAAGAAAATTAGAAACTGCTAATTTTAATGGAGTTGTATCAACATAATATTTAGTAATTTCTAACATTTTCATTAGTTTACCTTTATCACCATAATTACTAATTTCCCAAAATTTACGTTTTACATCTTCAATCGAACTTCTATTACCATCTTTATTAACGGTATAATAACTTGGAGAATAGATAAGAATAAATTCATTCCACCAATCTTCTACATCATTAGTAAAAAGATTCTCATTAAACTTATCTGTTAGTTCTAATTTAGATAAATGAATATCAACTAATAACTCATTATCTTTCTTTTTACTATACCAGTTAGGATAAGCTTCAATAAATCCTTGTTCAATTAACTTTTCTACTCTTAACTTCCAATTAACTGGTACTACTTTTTCCCCAATCATCACATATTGAAAATTTTGGTAATACCAGTTAGTGAGTTCAAAGAAATCTTCATCTTTACGATTTTCATTTCTTACTCTAAGAGTATAAAGAAATAGAAAATCTTCAAATTGAATATTTAAATTCTTGCAATATTTGAGTACTCTTTTAATATCAATCACTATATAATCTAATTTTCATACAAGGGGTTTTGAATTTTTATAACAGAATTCTAACTGTTTTGTTTATTAAATTGTAACAGGAGTTTTCATTATTTTTCTATCTACTAAATTAAGAGTTTTATACCTTCTTTTAGATCTTTCCAATAATATCTTTAGATCTGGTTCTTTATTCATTCTATTTTCAAAATCTTTAATTATTTTTAATGTAGAGTTTTCATAAAAATAAATAGCTCTTCTAACTAAAGAAGCTTCTTCTTGTGTAAAACTAAGTTTTTTTGTTTTCAATTTGTTTTTTTTATTATATTATTTCAGTAGTTATTAATAATCCTTCTTCTAATTCTTGTGAGTTAAAATCTAAAAATGTTTTAAATGCAATTTCTTCTGCATATTCCTGATAAACTTCTGGTGTAGATTCTATACTAATGTTAGTATAACCATCTCTTTTTATTAATTCTTCAATTTGAGTTAAATCTTCAAAGTGAAATGAATGTGTTAAATTTACTATAATTTTCATTTTTTTTCTAAATATTTGTCAATTTCAATTAATAATTCTATTTTATTAGGTTCAATATACTTTTTCACAATACCTCCCTCTAAATTAAGAGATTCTATCTCTTCCCATGCTTTCTCTCTTTGTTTTCTGGTCGTAGTAGCAAAGTGATGTTTAAGAGCATCTAAAGCAGATTCCATAGTTATTATTTTATATATTTTGAGTTAATTAAAAATTCTGATTGTCCAATTTTTTCTATAAATCCTACTTCTCTTAACTTTTTAATAGCACATACCAATGTAGGTATTGTTAAACCTACTTTACTATAAGATTCACGTACTCTAATTTTAACTCTATTATCATCTTCTGGTTTATTTAATAAAATATACAAAATAACTTTATGTACAGAAGATGGATACTTATTAAGATTTAACTGTTTAAATGCTTCTGTTAATTCTATTTGCATTTTGAATGAGTTATCATACAATATTAACTGTTTTACTTATTTGTGAATGATATTTCATTCATTTATTTGATTTTTATGAATTTTTAAACCTTTTTCATAAGCTAACTTTCCAAGATTCTCGATTTGCTGATTACAATTTAAACATGATGCGAACCATTTTGAATTATCAAGATACAATTCTTTATATGCTTTCCCCATACGATGCTCCACTGTTGTAGCTATAAAACTGCAACCTTGTAGCTTTAGTTGACAATTAGGATTTTGTTTTAGAAACTCTTCTCTCAAAGGCTTATACTCTTTCAAAGTTTCTTTATGTTTATCAGAAACCTTATTAATAGGTTTATTATAAGATTTCTGATAACATGTTTTACAAAGTTTTGGATTAGATTTAAAAAGAAACGTTTCTAAATTACACAAACTGCAAATTTTCTTTTTCATCTTATTTCATTTACATTGTTAATCCATTCAACAAAACTTTGTCCAATTTGTGATTTTTCTACCCAATTTCTATCGGAAGAAGTTACTTTTTTACCTTCGTGTTGAAAATCATTTACATAAAAATTAATAATTCTAAGTACTTTATCTGCATTTTCTTTTGTAAGTAACATTCCTCTTCCAGTACGTTGATTACTTCTTTCTATTGAACTATCAAATGTAGTACTAATAATGTAATCTACATCAGCAGTATAACCTCTATCAAGTGATTTACAAGTAGTAAGGAATCTAAATTTTTTGTTAGCAAATTCTTCTTTTAATAATTCTCTTTTCTTAGCAGTTAACTTTGAATGAAGTGATTTACCACCTATTTTTTCAGCTAATAAATCAGCTATATCTGTTTTATATGCAAAGATTAAAGCATTACCTTCAATTGAACTACAAAAGCTTTCTACAGCTCTTAATTTGTTTTCTGCGTGATGTAAAATTTTAGTTCTTTCCATCATAGCTTCTCTCCAAAGTTTAGCTCTAATAAAGATATTACCTTTAGTAGTTTGAAGTTTATCCATCATTATAAAGATTAATTGATCTCTATTCAAAAATCTACCTTCATACTTCAAAGATTTATTCTGTAAAATACAACTTATAAAATAAGCAGTTGATCTTTCTGAAAACTTACTAAAGAATTCTATTTGATTATTATAGTTGTTATTTGCTTTTATATAAGATTCTCTTTCACTATTAGTTAGTTCAACAGGAATATTATAAGTAATAAATTCTGGAACTACTCCAAGTTTATAACCTGTTTTAAGAGGTATTTCAAAAGAATGATTTATACCTAAAGATTGTAGCTTTTCTATTTTTTCTTTACCCATTGTTCCAGATAAAGCTAAAAAATAATCAAATTGAGTAGAAGGTATTGTAGTACTAAACCAAATGGAACTTTCTCCAAGAGCAACATCTGCTTCATCTAATACAAACATTCCATACTTTTTATCAATTTTAACATCTCCAATAGTATAAGAATTAATAACATAGTACTCAATATTATCTATATGATTAAGTAGTTTCTTCCAATCAACAATAATATTAGAACTTGGAGCTACAATACAAATCTTATCTTGATATTTAGTTCTATATCTTTGAATAGCATCTAATGTAAGATAAGATTTTCCTGCTCTCGTAAAAAGATTAGCTAATACTCTCTTATGTAAAATAAAATAATTAACTACTAACTTTTGATAATATGTTTTTCTACCATTAATGTTAGAAGAAGGTATTTTTAAAATTTCTTCTTCATCTTCTTTTGTTAGTTTAAGTATTTCCACATTTATTTTTTATTTAAATTTTACCTATATTAGAAATATGTACATAAATATAATTTTCATCATCTTTTCTTTTAATTATTACAATTTCCCCATCAAATTTAACAATAATGTATTCTTTAAGATTATATGAAACTTCATCACCTATATTATACCATACCTTATCATAAGATACAGCTGTTATTTCACCTAATTCTTTACCTGATTCATAACTAATTACATTAAAACCCTCTAAATAAAGAAATTCTTTTAAAGAAGGGGATAACCATAATTGTTTTTCATTAATTCTGATACAGTGTATTAAAAACTCTGGTTCAAATTTATTTTCAGTTAAATACTCTTCCCACAAAGATTCTTCTTCTTTATCTCCTAATAAAATAACTTTATGACAAAATTCTATTGCTATTTTTTTAACTAAATCAGGATACTTTTCAATTAATTCTTCCTTTTTCATCTTATATTTATATAAATTGCTTCTGATAAAATATCTTGTTTATAATTTTGATGTGTTATATAATAATCTCCATCTAAATAACTCATTTTTTTACTTTTTACAAATTCATCTATATCTTCTTCATGTAGATCACATAAGTAATTATCATAATCATTAGCAATAGAATAGATTTTTCCATCAAATCTTTCTAAGAAATCATCATAAGTTTTAAAATTAAATACTTTCATAAATACTTTTTTAAATTTTCTTCATTAATTTTATAATTGCAATGATCGTTAACAGCAGTTTTAAGTTTATTTAATAATTCTACTTCTGTATAAACTTTTTTATTTTCTAATAACTGATTAGCTATAATCATAGTATCAATTACTTTTGAATAATCAGCAGCTTTAATATAAATAGCTATTAACTTAACCAATAAATCATTATTATCTTCAAAATTTTCTACTGCTGATTCTGGATCTACTTCTATATTGTATTTTAAACTATGTTGTTTTGCATTTTCTTCAGAACTAAGAGCTTCTCTAATTAAATTTTTTTCTTTCAAAAGTCTTACACTTTCATTATACAGTTCGTTAATTAATCTCTTAGTTTTATGTTTGTATAGATTATTATCTGTTTTAAAGTGAGCAGCAGCAGTATTTATTAGTACAGCTGCTGCAAACATTAAATCAATACTTTTTTTTGTTTTTTCAAACTGATTCATATTTCTTGTAGTTCACCATTAATTAATTCATATTCAGCATCTATTTTAGGATCCCATTCAGTCCAATAAGAATCATTATCTTTATATAAATTATCCCATTCAGCAGGAGAATAAACCTTGTATAAATGTTCTTTTGAACAATAGTATTGTTCTCCTCCATTTATAACATATCCACTATTCATTCCTGAATTACAGATACTACATTTTCTTGCATATTTCATAATGATATAGACATAATTAAATCCCAATAATCATCATAAAAATCATTAAACATATCTTGTGCTTCTTCTTTGTAACTAATAACATTATTAATTTCAAACGATATCATATCTTCAATTTCATATTCTGTTTTTTCAGGATTAAAAAATTGATAATGCTCTAATAATTTTTTAGAAGCTAATTCTGAACATAACTCTACAATATTAATTGTAATATTACCTATTTCCATATAAATCATTTAAATAATCTGTTATACACTCATACTCTGTTTTATCAAATACATCAAATCTTGATTCTTCAAAATCTTTGTATTGCATTAATCCTAATTTGTATTGTATATCATATTCTAAATTATTAAATGTAGGATCATACAATTTCAATAAACTCACAAATAAATATTGATTATAATACATCATCTTTTCTTAATTTAAGTTCGTTAATAAAACATTTCATATAAGTTACATTATGGGTAAAATTATTACTCAATACAGCTTTAATGTGTTCTGTATCCATATCTTTAATTAACATCCAATTTGTTTTCTTCAATCGGTTGTTATTCTTAGATAAATTATTACCCCAATAAAGAACTTCTCTTGGTTCTACACCTAATTCTATTAAAACAATATCATCTTCTTTATAAAACCAAATACCTGATTGATATAATCCCATGTGTTGAAGCACTTGTGAAAATCTTAAATTTGGATGTTCATTATGTAATTTTTTCAAATCATAATAACATAAATAAAAACATTCACTCCAAGCTTTTATTTCATTTGCAGATTCTAACTTTACTATATCTCGGAGATACATTTTAAAGTTCTTTTTAGATTTGAAGAACTTATATAAGAATTTTAATCTTTTAACTGTTCTCATAAACAAAAGCAGATAAAGTATTTTTAAAAGGATTACCTTCAATGTTTTTAATACAATTAAGCATGTCTTGTGCAATATTTTGAATTTCTATTTGTGCGGATGAATCTGCTCTTAATGAATAAAAATTGTAAAAACAACTCATATTCATCATTACAGAAAGAGTTAATTGACTGTTCATTGTTTTAAAATATCTTGCAGATTCTTTTGCTCTTTTTTTATTTAATTGTTCAGTAGCATCTTTTAAACATTCGTGATATAATTCATTCATTTCTATAGTTTTAGATTCTAATAAATCACCCCAATTGTATTTATTATATTTATTTAAGATACTTGTATTAGTTTCTAAGTTATAAAAATCTTCTGGAATGTAAAATTTATCTTCTTTTAATTCCTTATATCTTGCAGATTCTCCGTTAATATTTGCTAATCTATGTTTAAGTAAATGAATATGAGATGCTTGGTCACATGTAATATTAAACTCTACTATACCTCTTTCAAATGGTGTTTTATGTGGTTTACCACTTGAATTATTCCAAAGTTTATTTACTAGTAAATTTTCAATTTGTTCATCCGATTTTAAATCAACATCAATTTGAGTTGAAGTCCAAGCAGCTCTCGCTATCGCACGATCTCCTCCATACCATCCTACTAAAGAAACAATGTTTTTATTTGTATCTAAACTCATAATTTTATTTTTTTTATTTATTTACAAAAGATTTGTTATAATTGGTTGTAGTTTAATACTTAGAAAAATCCCTTTTCTATAATAAGTATCAATAAGTAATATTAATCTGTTCATTTTAATTTACCACAAATAGAATCATCTAAAAATAAAAAATCTGTGAATAATTGTTCATGCTTTACAAAAAAATCTCCAATAGCTACACTAGTTTTATTAACACCAGTAATCATACCTACAAACTCATCATTTTTAGATTTAACAATTTTACCAATTAAATATAAAGCATCAGTAAAATCAAATGGTTGATATTGAGGTTGTGGTTTAACTCTATATTTTGATCCTTTCCAATTCCAAGAAGGCTCACATACCATAACCCAATTATCTTCATTGTTTTGAGTATATTCAATCTGTTTTCCCTCACAATGAGCTTGCATAACTGCAATCATTTCTTTTGTTGTTTTCATCATTTTAGTATTTAATCCAATTTATACTTAATATTTTTGATTCTTTATCCATTATTTTTAGATTTTAATTCATATTCATAAGAAATAGGAAATTCTAAAATATATTTATCTGTTTTAAAATAAATAGTTTTATAATTTTTACGTAATTCGATAATTTCTTGAATTGGTAATTTCAATATAAAATTTACAGGATGAGTAAATTCACTTAATTTAACTATAATTTCATTAGTAGAATTAATTTTAATAGTTTCTATATTATTTCCACAAAAACCTAAAACATTATCAGTAATTAATTTTTCGCACAATTCAAGTTCTTGTTTATTTTTTACAATATAATTCATTTTATATGAGGAGAAATCTCCTTGTTTAAAAATTGTTTATCAATACTTTTAACTAAGTGTAATGTTTCATTATTTTACTATATATAATCTTTAATTTTCACTTTTCATATTTTATATAATTTATACTTAATACTTTTGATTCTTTAATAACTTTAACTTTATGATATGTATTATCTGTTCTTAATAATACCCAATTATTACCTTTTCTAATGTACTTTTTACTTAGAAAGATTAATAATCCTGATAAAGTATAATAGAATTTATAATTTATACCTTCAGGTTCTTTATGATTAGGTAAATCAGAATATAATTTTAATATTTTAACTTGTAATCTGTATTTTAATATTTTAAAATCTAATAATGTAGATTCTAAATATTTAGTTTGTTTTATTAATTTAACTGTATAGTTCATTTGTTTTTAAAATAATGTTAATTGAGATTTTTCAAATAAATTTTTATCATAAAAGATCCAAATATTTTTGTTTTTTAATTTTACAATACCATTCTTACTTAGTTTTTTATGAATATTGTTAATAACTAAATTATTTTCTTTACATAATTGAGATAAAGTGTTATATTCTTTTATTTGGTTATCTTTAACTATAAAAGATTTTTTACTTGATTTTCTTATAGAAATGTTTTCTTTTCTTTCTTCAAGCGATTTTTGATATACTATTTCTTTTGTTTTTAAATCTTTATATCTCCAAATATATCCTTGATATGAAGCTTTATTTCCATTACATACAGCTAAAATTGCTTGAACATATAAAAGTGGATAATTTTTTACAATATCATATCTACCACCATATTCTTTAATAAATTCCATTTCTTTTGTAAATTGAACAATAGAATATTTTTGAATTTGTTCTCTTACTTTTTTAACCATTTCAACTTTTTTTTCTGGATTATTTTTCCAAAATTCTCTTGAAATATTCCCACATTTTTTTCTTTGTTCTTCTGTCATATTTAAAACTCTTATAGCATGTGATTCTTTCATCAACTCTATTGTATCTTGGTGGACAATAGTATTAGTAGAAGAATCCATTCTCAAATTATATCCATATTTAGAATTAGTGGTATTATGAAAATTTATCCAATAAAGTTCTCTTTCTGCAATTAATTCTTCATTTAACTCTAATTCTTCTAACACAATTAATTTAAAATTTTCTTTTCCATATTTATGCCAACTATTAATTAAATATCTATTTTCATTCTTATTTTTAGTATTTAATCCAGTTATATGAGTATTTGTTCTATTGTAAATATTTTTAGATTTTCCAATATACATTTTACCATTAACTTGATTAATAATTGCATAAATTCCACTAATTAAATGTTCTTTTCTACTATATTTCATATTTTCATATATTTAAATGATATACAAATATATAAAATAAATAGGATACAAACAAGAAAATTTAAAGATTTGTTTTAGAATAATATTGTTTGTGAAGGAAAAAAGTTTTGTAATTTCTCTTCTGCTTTTCTAATATACCATTCACGATTAATTGGATATTTTAATATATCACTTTCTCGTATGTCCTCATTGCAAATGTAAATAGGAGTATCTTTAAATAAATTAAGCATTTTTATTCCATCTGGAGATTTATATAAATATGCTCCATTTTTTCTATCAGAAACAAAATAGCGATTTAAATGCTGGATTTCTTTACCTTGATAGAATATTTTAAATTTTTTATCAACTTTTTGTGATTTACAAAATCTCCATAATTCTTTACATTCATTAACTGTTTTACTTATTGGAACGTTATTCTGTAAAAATTCTTTAATTGCTAAAGGTATAATTGTAAATTCATTAGAACCATCTAAAATATGGTTATAAATAAATTCTCCTTTACATTTAACTTTTCCTGATTCTGTAAAACCTATATAATCATTTACTGAAAAATAATAAATAGAATGATAAAACGTATCTTCTAAATTTAAATTTAATTCTGATTTTATTTCTTCTCTGACTTTATCTAATAAATATAAATTATCTCTTTCTAATTTTAACGTTACAGAATCTGTATTTACAGAAACTATTTCTATTCTTAATTCATAATATTTATCAATTACTTTAGAAATACATAATTGTCCTGTAATTCTCATAGCTAAAGCTTGTTCTGGAGCATAAAAAGGAGAATAAGCATTATCTATAATTCCACTATATGAATTTAATATTAATTTTTTTGTACTATCTTCTGACTTTCTACCATTCTTTTTTGCATCTAATCTTTCTTTTAAAATTTGATTTTGCAAATCAGATAAATCTGTACCAAAAAAAGGAGAATTAAAATTATAATTAATGTACAAATTCGGATAAAGTGAGGAGTAATCTTTTTCTACATAAACAAATTTAGAATTAGATTTAAAATATTGAACTGGTTGAACAATATGCAAACCACCATTACTATATTGCAACTTTATATAATTTCCATTTTTATTTTTAAATAATAATTCTTGTTCAAAACTACTTTTAGATTTTAAAATGTCATTATATAAATTTTGCAATTGATTATTATTAAATTGAAATTTTGGAATATAATCTTTTATTAAAAAACCAAATGTAGAATATCTTCTTTCTTTAATTTTTTTCTTATATTCTTCAAAAACAGTATATTCACTAATTTCTTCAGTAAATGTTTTTTTACAATATGAATCTAATAACAATTCAGAAGCAATCTTGGGAGCATCATAAGATAAAACATTTAATCCAGAATTTTTAGTAATATCCATTCTAAGATTAATTTCATTTTTCAAACGATTTGCTAATTCTTTTGTTACAATACAATCATTTTTATTGTATTCAAGAGTTAATTGAATTTCATCATCTGTTAGATATTCTTGGGAATGGTGTATAGGCATTTCTTCTATACTCATACCCATAGAACATGCTAATGTTTTAAGAGAAAGTTTTTTGCTTAATCTACTCATCTTTGCCCAATAACAAAACAAATCTATAACCTTATGATAATCCTTATATTTGTACTTAGAATAATGTTTAAACAAATCGTAATCTCTTTCTTGATTAATTGTAATTTGAGCAACTTTATAAATCTCCGAAGAAATAAATTCTCCTTCTTTTTTATCAAATCTTTGATCAACTAACCAATTCATTACAATGTTATCAAAATAAATTCCATTGAAGCATATATTCCACTTCATTTTATTAAGATAAAAATCTTTAATTTCTTGAAATTGATTTATTCTTCTTGAAATTTCAAATTGATAACATTGTTCTGAATCATAATCAAGAAATGTTATTGTAAATACCCTTTTAAGAGTTTCTATGTCATAACAATATCTCATTTTATAGTTTTTTTCTTTTTATTTTCTAATTTAGCAACTTTTTCAAGTAATGCTGAATTATCTAAACGTAAATCTTGATTGTTATTATACAAGTTTCTACTAATAGTAGAATATTTAAAATTTTGGTTTTCAATTATTGTGTTTTGAATACATAAATTCAAATAACGATTGAAAAATTCATTTCCAAATTGAACTTTCTTTTCAATTATATTGCGATAATGTCTAATCAAAAATCCAAATAAAATAAATGTAATTACATAAAATACCTCTAATACTATGAGTATTGTTTCCATCTTAAAATGTATATAGCAAAGTTAAACTTATTTATTATTTTTTTTCCAATTTTTAACAAATTTATTTAAATCATTGTAAAATTGAAATCTTTTTGGATTCCGTACTGTGAGTAAATTACTCATTTCTTGAAATAATTCAGGAAGTAAGAATTTACTCCAATTCCAAATTTCTTCTTCTGGAATATAAACTGGTTCTATTTCTTTTTTATTATTATCAAATACTTTAATTGTTTCCATTTTGTTTTAAATTAAAACTGCTACCTGTTACAGTAGCAGTTAATGAATATTACATATAAACTTCTTTTTCATTGGTAACAAACTCACCAATACTTAATAAAGTATAATCAGAAGGATCTAAAATTTCTAAAGTTTCAGAATCAATAAATGTTTCTTCTCCTGTAGAGTTGATACGAATACTAACACCTTTCTCTTTACGAAGTTTACGATTTTCTTTTTTTAAACTTTGTTTAATTGATTTAAGAGAACTTAATTTATTACTCTCTTCCATTAAACGATTCTGAAAGTACTTTACTTTATCTTCTTGAGATTCTATCGTTCTGTTCAACTTAAATGCAATAGCATCAAGTTTTGGCACGTTTAAACTATTCCAACCAATCGTAATAGTTTCTACTACATTGTTGATTGTATTTTTGATAACTGTATAGCTATCATTGTGATTGATTACTAAAAACTTCTTCATGTTACATTAATTGTTAAAAGTAAAAGATAAAGGTAGTACCATTACAGTACTACCTTGTTAAAATTAAGCAAAAGCATTTTCTGCTACTGAAGAACTAATAGTTTCTGTAGTAGATTTTGTAGTACCGAAATTAAATACTACTTTACCAGCAGCAATAGATTTCAATTCTGAATGTGAAGTAACAAATAATCCTTCTACACCACTTTTAGTTTTTACATTATCAATATAACACTTAATTATTTCACCTTTAGCAGGTAAATATCCATTAGGAAGTACATTGATTGTGAATTGTTTGTTTGCTGATTCTTGAAATTTACCTTCAGAAGCTAATTCACGAGCTTCTTCTACGTGATAATTACTCATTGCTGAAAGATTTACAATATGATTACCATTGTAAGCTGTTACACCAGTTACTTTTAAATCATAAGCACCTGGTTGAGCAATTAACTTGCGTGATTCAATAATTTTTACTAAATCTTCTACTGTTTGTACTCCTGTTGCGATTGCGTTTGAATTTTGCATGTTTTTGTTTTTTGATTGTTTGTTTAAAATCCTGCACCTACAGGATTAGTATCTGTGTATGGAAACGAACCATACTATAGAATTTCTTCTATTAATTCCTTTACAGATTATAAATAAAAAAATAAGTGTGAAGAAAATCTCCACACTATTAAAAAGTAAAAAATAATAAATAATTAATATACACAATTAAAATCTATTTTCTTTGTATATCTGAGAAATCTCAGATTTAAGTTTATTGTAATCATTCATAGTAAACGTATTGTTAAGCAATTTTGCTTCATAAGTTCTACGTTTTACTAATCCTTTACTTACAATGTATTTACCTTTTTTAATTTTTACCTTATTCCAAGCTTTAAAAGCTGCTACAGCATTATCTATATCATTTTTTACTAAAGATTTAGCAAATTTTGATTTTTTAATACCTTTTAAATCTCCAGTATTATATATTAAGCTTACTATTGCTGCTTGTTGAAGGTATGTTTGCTTAGGGTACTCTTTTTTTACTATACTATGTAACTCTTCTACCATATCTCTTAAAATAATATCAGCATGTTGGATGTTTTTGACACTTTTAACATTGGTGAATCCCCATCCAGTTGTTTTTTTTTTAGCTTGACACTTATAAATATCAGATCTGTAATTTTCAGCTTTTTTTATATTCCATACCATTATCTGATATTTTTGTGTAGGAGAAAAAGCTGGATTATCTTTCACTATTTTAACTTGTTCTGCATTTGAACAAGAACAAGTTAGAACAAAAAGAACTACACTTAATGTAGCTAAACTTAAGTTTTTCATTTTTCTTTAATTAAATATCCCATGGCATTAATCCATAAGAATGATGTTATAAAAAAATTTACATTGTTTCCTTTGAAGAAACTGAGTATACTTAATATTATAAAAAATATACTAGCTATTTTTAAAATTTTAGTATTCAAGTTCTTCAATGTTTTCTTCGTGGATAAAATTGAACTGTTCTGCCATATCTCCATTAAGGATTATTTCTCTTCTTTTTTGACTGTTGTTAACAATCATCTTGAGAGTATTACGGAGATGTTTAATCCCCATGCTATCTATATCTATTTTTTCACCATTTGCCATTGTCCAATAAACTATGTTGCTCATGATACTTTTTGATTAAATTGTTCAACAGAAATGGTTTTTTCCCAATCAATTCCACCATGTTTTTCAAACACAGCTTCCATTATGTCCAGAGGAATACTACCTACCTCTTTAGTTATATCAAATAACGATACGTTAAAAGGTGTTTCGCTATATTCTCCATTTTCATCAAAGGTATATTCAGGTAAACCGTACCCTTCTGCATATTCAAACATAATCTCTTCATTTTGGGAAGGAAACCCAAATTCAACATCTTGCATTGAATGTCCTAATTCTCTATACCCATTTTCTGATGAGCAGTAATTGGCATGATGGATTTGTAATGATACATTAAAACCATCCATTGCGTAGACTATTGGACAATAAAAATGAGTGTTGTCATAACTCATTTGTCTATACATTGAATCCTTTTTATTATAAATAACTGTTTTCTGGAAGATTGACATTGTTATCAATCTAAAAAATAATGTTAAGTTCATTTGTTTATTTGTTTAAAGTTAAAAAGTTAAGCAGTTTTTACAATAGAGATGCTTAGCTCTTTGTTGTCAAGGAAGAATTATTTCCTTTAAGTTATTCTGTAACCTATACAGTGTTAGCTACAATGGACTAACTTATATTAGAGATTACTCTCTGATGCCAATAATTCTGTTGTTCAAGTTAAACACACCTTAATTAGCTAAGCCAGCACTTCCTCTGGTATTATTACAACCTGTGCACAAGTTATAACAGCTATTTGTATTGTTGTTCATCTATATCTATCATTCTGAATATTGGAATCCACCAATACACAAGAAACAATAAATAAATGTTATAACTATCTCTCAAGCATTCCTTGTAAGAGCTATAATCTCCAATTATAGAGATTACAAAATTCACTATCAAATAACTCATAAACATTATGCTTATGAACTCAATTAACTTTCTGAAGTTTGACATAATTATTTTTATTTTAAAGTTAAATCGTTTTCTTCTTGATACTCATCTTCATCATCTGAATAATATCTACCATTATCAGTATTAGGTTCAGATAATTGCACATCAGATTCTATTTCCGTTATATACATATCTTGCTCACCTGTTCCAAACTGAGCATAATATGTAATAGAAACAAAATCATCTACAATCTTCTTAGCAGATTCATAATTAGTGTAAACACCAATTAATTTTGCACCTGCATACATTAAATCACCAAAGTTACCTTCGGTATAGGTGTTTTGATGTACAGTAAATAGTTTCATATTAACATTCAGTTGATTGGTTTTCTAAAATTGAAAGCTGATTATCCATATAAGCATCTTCAATCATTGTAATCTCATCCATTCTACCTTGAATGAAATCCACTAAGCCATACTGTTCTGATTTAATTAACTCATTAGCAATTTCTTGAATGAGTTGGAAATATAAACTATCTGTTTCCATTTGCTATATTATTTGGTTATGTTTTTTAAATTCTTTAATATCTGATTGAGTTGAATAGTGGTGAATGTGAATTAGCCAACTATTAAACCTCCCATTTCCATCATTAAAACAGATAATTTACCTACCATTCTTTAAAATAGCAGATAAATTATCTATTCCTTACCGTATCAGTACGATAAATTATCTTTTAAGCATATTTATTAGCTTTACTTAAATGATAATTTTTCATTACCTCTTTGTAAGGAGATGTTTTCCAGTATCTTGCAACTGATTCTTTATATAACTGGTAGATATGGAAAGAACTTAATCCTTGTAATTCCAAATTATCAGTAAAATATACATATTCCATTACATTTTCTCCACATGCTTTAGGTAAAGATAAACGAAATTCAATACTTTTTACATCAGCATTATGTAATGTTACACTGCATAAGTGATGCACTCCAATTGAAAGGTTCAAAGTAGTATAAAGTACTTTACCATTCAATTGTACATTTGTTTTTAAATTTAATTTTTGCATTGTAATAAATATTATTGTGGTAAAATGGATTTCTATTTCGTTCTTAAGAACTCATCAGTATAGTAAAATAACTATATATAGAAAATGTAATTGCTGTTCAAAATATATGCAAATCAGTACACAGATAGGCTAATCACCTACAGTAGAAAGAGTTATAACAACTAAAATTATATAAAACGTTGATTATAAGCATTTTAAGCTATTTTTAATCAAATCCTACTATCCTGTAGGTATAGTGTCACTATCCTGTAGGTATAGTTGTACTATCCTGTAGGTATAGTATCTCTCATAATAAAATAATTTACAATTCCTAATAAAATATTAATTATTTTAGTATAGTATTGATTAGTTATTGTAGATTTAAAATAGTATATTTGTATTATAATTTAAACAAATTTCAAATGAGCAGATTTTATTTTAAAACAGAAGAGATTGTAACTACTCAAAAGAAAGGTTACATTGAAATTGAAGATAATTACACACAATTGTATGACAATGTTTTAGATTTAACTAAAAAGTTATCTTCGTTATTAGATATGCAAATTTTTTTATACTTATCTAAAAATAGTAATAAGTTAAATGTGTTTAACACAAACAAATTATTACAAACTCAAATACAAGAAGATATAGGTAAAAATTTTAACGAGCAAACATTTTATAAATGTATTGATAGATTATGTCATTCTAAACTTGTTGTTAAATTAGCAAAAGGACAATATCAATTAAATCCTTTAACTGTTTGGAGAGAATCACAAGTAGATAGAAAAACTTTAATTGATGCAATCATTGAAGGAAAGCAAATAGAAAGTTTTAATATTGTAGAAGAAGAATCTATAAAATATTTAACTAATTAAATCTTCATAATTAGGTAAAAAGAAGTAGAACTAATCTACTTCTTTTATTCTTATATAACTTAATGCAAGTAGTCTGATTAACTTCTCGGAACTATTTTTCTTATGTACATCTACATAAATCCAAAACATCCTTTGCATATATAAGAAATTTACCTAATCTTCATATTCAGGTAAAAAGAAAATAAAAGTAGAGAAATAATATCCCTACTTTATTATCATTTACCACTTTAACCTATAATTCTATAATGCTTTCACGTAGATTTCTACAAACATGATTCCTCATTGTTTGTAAATCTATTGTTTCCACACACACAAAATCTCCATTTTCATTTCTAAACAAAGGAGCAATTTCTGGAAATTGTCCTGTCAAACCATGTAATGCTACTGTAACCATAGTAGCTAACACACTCATTCCAGGAAGAGCAATAGTTACATTGCTATCAGAAACAACACCTAATCCTTGTAAGAATTTAGTTACTGCTTCTAAATTATCCTGAAAAGATTTCTCAGGATTAATCTGAACAGTTCCAGGAAAGGTAAAACCTTTCTCTGCAAGATTTTTATTAAAATGACCAGATAAATTAATTTTCAACATTGTTTTTTTTTGTTTAAAGATAAAATAAAAAATAAAAGTAACTGTTTCTGTTGCCAAGTACAGTTAAACTCCGAATCTTATCTCCAATTTTTAAGGGAGAAACTTCAATCGTTTAGAGTGCGATATATGCTTGCTCCAAGGTAATATAAACTCTCGTTTACACTATCTCCTCCGCAACCACAACCACAACCTATTCTTACGTTAGCTTTTAACAAACCACGAAAGTAAGAATAAGCATATTCTGCTTCCTCTTCTCTCTGCTGTGTAAAAGCAAAGTAAGAATCCAACCTTTTCTTTCTCCTAACTGTGGATAAAGATAGGTTGAATGAACCTCTTTCTTTTTTCTTTGTCATTTTTTATATGATTTAGAATAAAAAAACAATACGATAGTTACATTATACAGGATTCTATCTTCCCCTGTAATTCTTTTCTTTATCAAGGAGAATCAATCCTTGTGGTATACAATTTTAAAAAATGGGATAACCGCTATTTAAAATCATAATCTCTCGTATCCTCAACAGATACAATAACCCCACTAATAATAAATCCAGCCATGTTACATGAGAAAGGTTTATAATTAAAACAACAAATTAAAGAGTGTTGCATCTCTTTCTTCCACTCTGCTTTCTATCTTAGATAGGTTGTCCTTGTGAAACAACAATGAAGCATTAAAAGAAAAGAGGTTGTTACACCTCTTTGAAATGTTTTTCTGAAACAACTTCAACATCAACTTTTTCAAGCAAATCTATCGTCATTGCTAAAATCTGTGCTGATGATTGGTTGTTCCAATCAGAACCAAACCATTTATTAACATGGTTTTCAAGTTCAATCATTGTTATTTTTTCCATTTTTTATTTATTTAATTAATTATTTAAACAAAACAAATAAATCAAAAGCGTAAGCAAATCACTAAATGCTTCCGATTTTGAAAGAATGCGAAAGCAAATCACTAAATGCTTCCAATTCTAAAAAAAAGCGGAGTTTTTCACTCCGCTCTTCCCAAAGGGTCAGTTATCATCTAACCCTTTCAACTGTGCTGTGATGAGTTTTCTGCGTTCCTTAAGGAGCTTAATCTCTTCGAATGCTTTGATATCATTTGCACTAATATCGAACTCCTCAAGCTTTTTCGCAAAGCTTGCAACTTCCGCAAATTCACGATTTAACCTATTTGCAGAAGCAAAAGCTTCTTGCTTTGCACGGTCAATACCGTGGAAGAAGTTTACTGTTGTAGTAGCATTCTTTACGAATGCACGAACGTCCGCTTCTACAGTATCTCCAACCTTTGGAGTTGTGTGAAGATGTGTTTGCGAAAGGAATCCCGTAACTCCGAGATTCTTGTTCATTTCAACACCGTCAGCAGTAAGTTCTGCTACGTGAGTGTTTACTATTTCAGGAGTAGCTTCTACTTCTGTAGCACCTGCTCCTGAAGCAGGTTTTGCTGGTGTGATTGTTGGTATCACTTCGTACTTATGGTATCTACCTGTTGAGGTAGAACCAAGGTATTTAACTGTAACTAATGCCATTGTATTAATTGTTTAAAAGTTTAAAATGGTAAATTTACTTCGAAGGTAGCGGAGTACCAACGGAGTATCAGTTTGTATGGGGAACAAATACAATCCTACTCTACTCACACACTTATATTAAATATTTATAATAGCAGTTATTATTCCCGTAAATTAGTATTACATTTGTATTATTAATTTAAACAATAATAACAATGGAAATTTTTAAAGAATTTAAGGGTGGTTATCAAGTATCAAATTTGGGTAATGTTAAAAATCCAAGTGGAGGGGTACTAAATTTAAAAACATCTAAAGCAGGGTATCAATCTTTTAAGGTTAAATCAAAGGATTATTTAGTACATAGAGTAGTATTAGAAGTTTTTAATCCTGTTGAAAATATGGGAAATAAATGGGTTAAAAGATTAGATGGTAATAAATTAAATAATGAAGTTTCTAATTTATATTGGGTAGATAAACCATTTCCAAAAATAAAAAAAGAAACAAAGAATTTTAAATCTATTTTTTATACTCCTTTAGAGGATGAAATATTTTTACCTGTTTATGGATATGAAGAAAGATATATAATTTCTAATTTAGGAAATATTGTTGAAATTGAATCTAGTAAAAAATTATATAAAGGATTTAATAATAAAGAGAATTATGTAACTTGTAATTTGTATAAAAATGGTTCGTATAAAAGAGTTAATGTTGCAAAAGAAGTATTGAGAGCATTTAATTTTATTAAACACAATAATTATTTTACGGTGTGTTATTTGGACAATAATTCTAAAAATATAAATATAGAAAATTTACAATGGAAACAAAATATTTTATAAGAGAGGAAGAATAATCTCTCTTTTTATATATAGGGGGTATTAATTTTAAACTCTAAACATACAGGGTATTGATATATTACTAAATAATTTAACTTTATCTAGTAAAAAGTAAATATTTTCAAATAGATTTGTTTCTATCAAAATTTGACATATCTTTGTAAAACTAAATATTTAAAGAATGAAATTAAATTTAAATAAAAAAGATGAGTTATTGAATCTCACTCAATCTAGTAAAAATTTATTAATATGGATTCAATTACAAACTCCACAAGAAGATGTGATTGAAATAACACATAAACAATATACTGAAGATGTAAAGGTTTCTCTTAACACGTTTAAGAAAGCAGTAGGGGGGTTATTAGATAGTAAAGTTTTATTTGCTACAAGTAAGAAAAATAAATTTAGTTTAAACTCACAATTTTTTAATTAATTATGAAATCATTATTTTTAAAGGAAGAATTATTCTTCTGTGAACCCACACATACATATACAAATAAAGAAGGATTAAGATATGAATCAGCTACACAATTCTTAGGACATTTTTATAATCACTTTGAAGATCAAGAACAATTTTGGTTAATTTATAAATCACTTCAATATTTATCAGATATAGATAAACCAGCTAAGATTAAAAAATACAATAGTGAGTTAAATGATTTAATTGGGAATGTAATTTTTTCTGAAAGTGAATACAAACAATATCAAAGATATGGATTATCTCAATGTAATAAAGATGATAAATTATTTATAAATGTGTTTTCTTATAGAGAACAAGATGAGATTCTTAGGGTATGTAAATTAATTAAGAATAATTGGGTAGAGGGGAATAAGAAAAGTACAAGAAAAGGTAGTGCATTTCATCTAGCTAAAGAAGATAAACAGTTTAAAGATAAGTTATTTAACTTTAATGGTAAAGAGTACCCTGTAATTCCACAACATTCTAACATTGATTGGTATAATCTTGAACCAGGTACTCATGTAGAATTAAAACTTATATTACCAGAATTTAGATTAGCAGGAACAGCAGATCAGATAATAGTTTTAGAAAATCGTAAAGTAATTATTCGAGATTGGAAAACTAATATTGAGATAAAAGAGGGTAATCAATATCAAAAAATGAAAAATCCTATTTCTCATTTAGAAGATTGTAATAAAATACATTATTTTTTACAATTAAGTTTATATGGTTATATGTTAGAACAGTTTGGATATGAAGTTGATTTTATTGAATTTGAATGGTTTGATTTGCAAGAAATTGGTGATGAAATTTATAAACAAACAAATAGTAAAACTTATGAAGTCCCTTATATGAAAAAAGAAATAATAGATATGTTATTATATTATAAAAATAATTTAACTAATGGAGTATAAAAATTTAGCAGTAATTTACATGTTTACTTCTCCTTCGGGTAAAAGTTATATTGGACAATCTATAGATTTTAAAGCAAGATTTTCTATTTATAAAAGGAAAAAGAAAAACTCTATAGGTAGAAAATTTTATAATGCAATTATTAAATATAATGGGATAGAAAATTTTAAATTAACAATTTTAGATTCTTTTGAAATTAATGAAAATAAAACTGAAGTAAAATTTATACTAAGCAATTTAGAAATAAAATATATAAAATTACACAACACTTATAAAAAAGGTTATAATTTAACAATAGGTGGAGAAACTGGTTTAGGTGCAAAATGGACACTAGAACAAAGAAAAAATCAAAGTGAATCCCAGAAAAAAAGAGTAAGAGAGTTGATAGCTGAAAGAATTGAAGTTCAATGCTTTTCTTGTAAAAAATTATTTAATAAAAGAATAAGAATTTTAAAGTATAATAAAATGGGATTGCATTTTTGTGGAAAACAATGTTTATTTATATATACACAAGGAAGTACTTTTGAATCCAAAAGATATATTGATATTCCTTTAGATAAATTATTAGAAGCAATTAATAAAAGTAAAAATGTAATTGAGTGTTCTAATTTATTAAATATAGATAGAGGTACACTTTATAGTAGATTAAGAAAAAATAATTTAATGTATTTATTTTTAGAAAAAAGAAAAGAGCGACAATTAAAAAAAAAATTTAAAAACAGATGCTTCAGTGGTACTCAGAAAACATTCTAAACAAATAATAAAGAAACTCACTTTTAATAGAGGTGAGTTTTTTATTTTTTAAAATATTTTATTAAAAACTTGTTTTTTAATTTTATTTATTATTATATTTGCAGAAACATATCACTTATAAAATGATTTCTGAAAAACAATTACTTCAAAAGATTAAGAATCTCAAGTATTTTGATAAATCTTTATCTATTGATAGAAAGAAAGTAGATAATATTGCTCATAACAATCCTAAAACAGTTGAAAGGTTTCAAAAAGAACTTACACTTGTAAGTAAACTTCTTACTATTCATTCTTTCTTAAATATTCTTCCTGAAGATTATTCTAACCCAGCTACAAAAATTACAAGAAAAGAATACAAAACACTTTGTTTAAATAAAGCAAATGCTAACTCATTTGGTACAATCGAAAGAGTTGGTGGAATGTATTTTAGTTCTGAAGAAGAGTGGGATTTATTTTTAAACACTTATAAAAAACTAACACATGAATCCGTATAAGAAGGTATATGTTTATCCTTCTATTTATTCATTGTGGGATAAATATATTAAAATACATTGTTTATTAAATAACATAAAATTAAGAAATCAAGAATTTTTAGTTTTAACTTACTTTTGTATTCAAGGTATTAAAGATGAAACTTATCAATTTATTTTAGATAATAAATTAGTAAAGGATAAGCAAATAATTGATAATGCTAAATCTTCATTAGTTAATAAAAAACTCATTATTAAAACTGCGAGTAAGAAATGGGAGGTAATAGAACCATTTAATAGTTTAAAGATTCAAGATAATGAGTTGATTTTTATGATTAAATGTTTAGTTAAAAATGCTTGAGAAAGATATTGTTAAACGAATAGGAGAGAAGTATAATTTAACAGATAATCAATCAATGGAAATGTATAATCAATTCATTGATGAGTATTTAATGTTTAATTTATACAATATAGATTGGCAATTTCTTAATTATCCAGGATTAGGAGTATTTTGTGTTAATTTATCTCCTGTTATAGCAAGACAAATAAAAGCAAATCAATTATTAGAAAAAGAAACTGATGTAAAGCAACGTGTTAAAATTATTAAAAAAATTAAAAAATACGAAAAACTTAGAGGATTTATCACAGAGTACAATTTAAAATTCAAACATAAAAGAATGAAAGGATGAAAATTAAAGACAAACTTGAGAATTTAAAATCTTATTGGATATTAATTAAAGAAGATCCAATAAATATTTGGTATTATGTTCAAGGAAATTTACGTATGTTTTTATGGTTATATTTTCCTTTGTTTATACGTAAGCATATTGAAGAACAATTTCTTTATAGGTTTTATGAAGCAAAGCAATGTACTCAAAATGGAAGTTGTCTTTGGTGTGGATGTTCTATAACACAAGGATTATATTTTGCAGATAAAGGATGTTCACTTGAAAAGGTAAAAGATGATTATATTAAAAACTATGTAACAGGTAGAACAACAGCTTGTTATCCTAAGATGATGAATAAGTATAATTGGGAATTATTTAAATTAGAAAACAATAAAAAATAAAACAATGGAACAATTATGGAATAAAAAAGAACATCATTTTGGTGAAGTAAAATATAATACTACACACGATGTAATTTTTAATTATTTAGGAAATGAAAATTTATCTGTAGATAATTTTATTGTAAACTGTTCATGTACACGTAAAATGTATGATAGAGATAAAAAAGAATTAAAGCTTTTTTTGGATATGAATCAATATGGAGAAAAACTTTCTGTTGTATCAATTAATTATCCAAAAGGAAATTCAGATTTTATACTTTTAAAAGCAACTGTTAAATGAAAAACTTCATATTAGATCAATTGCAATATCACAATTTAATTATCACAAAACTTGATAATTATGCAAAAGCTTCAAGAGCAAGATTTTTAGAAAAAAATCCTAGTTTTAAATTCAGTAAAGAATTAACTCCTGAACAGAATAAACTAGTAGAAAAATATCAGAATGAAATTATTCAAAAAGAAGATATTCCATTAACTGATTTAGAAGCTATTGAGTTATTTTTTAAAGAAGCACAAGAAGCAAGTGTTAAGGTACAAAATGGGGAATTAGAAACTGAATTTTTCTCAACGGATGAATTAAAAGAAATTATTTTTATCACACAAGAAGAATTTGAAATGTGTATTATAAATGGCAAAGAAGAACAGTTATAAAAGTTTAAATCTTGAGGATTCTAAACGAGAAATTGGTAACAATTTAGATGCTACTAATAAATTTGATTTAGATAATCTAACAGATGATATTGAATATATAACAAGTTCTACAGGACAAATTAAAGCAAGTGTAGTAGCATCTATCGAAGCAAAGATGGATGCTACTATTGTTGTATTAAAAGAAACTGTAGAACAACTCAAATCTATTAAACAAATAGAAGGAGATAGTACATTTATTCAATATTCATTAGAACAAGTTAAAGAAAAAATTAATGATATTAAAAATTATTATGAAGCAAGACCTGCATCTGAAATAGAACATAGGTATCATAGAGTAGCTAAAGTGAGTAAAAAGGGAGTATCTTATGAAGATGTACTTATCTGTGCAAATGCTCCAACTCAAATTAAAACAAGAAGTAGAATATTTAAAATATTACTTGAATTAAAACCAATGATTGATCAATTAGAGAATAATACAGTAGAAGTTCAAGTAAAAGGTAAAGAAGGATTATCAGAAAGATTAAAAATTAATTTTGTAAGAAATGAAACAATTGAAACATGATAGTACAATTTTTAATATAAAAACTCCTGAATTTTTTATTAATTTAAAAAAGTCTGATATACCACCTGAAAATAGTATTCATAGAGAAGCATTTGTATTAAATGAATTTAAGAAATGTGATGAGGGATTAAATGTAAATGGGGTTTTTATTCCTCCAACTTTATATTATGATTTAAATTTCCACAAGATTGAATTAGATACTCCTAAAGGAAGAACTGTTGCAAATCCTTACTTGAGAGATAATGGATGGATTATACATAATGATTTTTATAGAGCACAGAAAGAGAAAAAACATTATTGTATATCAGGTTCTCGTCAGATAAGTAAGGATTTATTAAATAGTTCTTTATTGTATAAAGAGGATTCTACTACCACAATAGGAGAAATAAAAATAGGAGAAAAAATATTTGATGATTCTGGAAATTTAACAGAAGTTATAGGTGTATATCCACAAGGAATAAAACCTGTATATAAAATTACTATGTTAGATGGTAGAGAACTTTTTTGTGGATTAGATCATAATTGGTATGTTTTTGACCATTATAAAAATAAATATTCAGTTAAAACAACTAGAGAGTTATTAGTTGATTTTAAATGTTATAGAAAAAGTTGGGAAAAAAGAAAAAATTCTTTTGCTTGGAGATATTCAATTGATTTATGTAAGTCTATTAATTATATTGAAAAAGAATTACCAATTGATCCTTATTTATTTGGAATTTGGACAGGTGATGGTGATGCAAGAAGATTTGCTATAACAACAATGGATTCTGAAATTGTAGATTATATTTATCAACAAGCAGAATTATTAGATATGAATATTTCTAAATATGATTATAAATTAAGAAATAATAAAGCTTCTCATTATAATATTGTTTCTAAAGATGGTAATAATATTTTTAATAAACATTTAAAAAGATTAAATTTAATTAAAAACAAACATGTACCTGATATTTATAAATATGGTTCTTTTGAACAAAGATTGGAATTTTTAAAAGGTTGTATGGATAGTGATGGTACATGTACAAAAGGCAGTTCTTCTTTTACTAATTCTAATTACACTTTAATTAAAGATTTAGAATTTATAGTTAGAAGTTTAGGTATGGGATGTAAAATATCTAAAAAACAATCATGTTATACTTATAAAGGTGAAAAAAAACAAGGTAAATTAAGTTATGGTTTACAAATATATACAGATATACCTATATTTAAATTAAAAAGAAAATATGAAAGACAGAGTATTTCTAGATTTAACAATAGAATTTCAATAGAAAATATTGAGTATGTATATGACGATTATACTACTTGTATTGAAGTAAATAATGAATCTCATTTATTTTTAACTGATGGTTTTACTATTACTCACAATACTGATACGCTAGTTTCTCTTACAATGAGAGAGATTAATTTATATAAAAATACTGAAGCTTTACTACTATTTGGTTCTTCAAATGATAAATCTACATTTAGTAAAAAATCCAAGATTGCTACAGATAATGGTGAAAAATTTTTAATAGTTCCACCTTTAGATAATGATTGGAGAAAAGATGAGATACGTTATGGGTATAAAGAAATGGATAATACAGATAATATTCATGCTCGTTTATACCTATATATTACAGCAGGTGGAAATAATGCACAAGTAGGTAGTGGTAAATCTTTGTCTTTTTTTGCATACGATGAGATTGCTAAATTTCCTTTTAAACAATCTTGGAATGCTATTAAACCTGCATTTAAAGGTAAATATGGATATAGAAATGCTGGATTTTTTAGTTTTACAGGAGGAGAAGCAGAGTTATCTAAAGATGCTGAAAGTTTCTTTTTAAATCCCGAAGCAAATGAACTACTTGAATTTGATTATGAAGGTAAAAAGGTTGGTAGGTTTATGGGAGGTTGGTATAGAGCAGATTTTAAAAAAGAAATTCCATTTGTAGATTATTTAGAAAGAACAGGAATTAAAATAGAAAGAGGTTCTTGTTTAGATAAACTTACAATTGAAGCTACTGATTTTGAATATGCTAATATTGTACTAGATAAAGAGGAAAAATTGTTACTCGATACTGGAAAATTATCTGATTATAATGATCAAAGGATTTTCTTTCCACGAGATATAAATTCAATGTTTCTTAAAACAGCAGATAATCCTTTTTCTACATTTAGAGTTGAGTTTGAAAAACTTCTTAAATATTTAGAATCTATTGAAATTAAAAAAATAGATTTTGATGAACAAAATAAATCTTACAATTCTTCTAAACTTCCTTTATTTGATTATCCATATCAAAAGAATAATAGTGCTTTATTTGATTCTCCATTATGTGTAGTAGATGAACCTAGATTATTAAGAGGTACAAAGTTATATTGTGCTGGAAGTGACCCCTTTAATACAGTAAAAACAGCAGAATCTGCATCATTAGGTAGTTTTTACATAATGAGGAGAGAAACTTCTGATTATTCAGATTCTTATAATAATAGAATTGTTGCTTGGTATAATGGTAGAAAGGATATATCTCATTTTAGGAAAATTCTTACAAACTCATTAGAATTTTATGGTGCAGAATCAGGTTGTATTACATTATTACATGAAGCTTCTGATGATAATTTAACCCAACATTTTTCAGAAAAAAACAAATCTCATTATTTAGAAGATACTTATACTTTATCAAGAGAAATAAATCCAAATGCTAATTCTTATAATAGTAAAGGATTAAGACCTACTCCTAGAACACAAAATTATGGATTACAATTGATTATTGATTATTGTGAAGAAGAATTACCTGATGGTAAATTAGGTTTATGGAGAATACCTGATCCATATCTTGTAAAACAATTGATGAATTTTGATGGAGATTATTCTGATAAAGATGCTATAATTGCATTTCTACATGCTTTAATACATTTAAAAAAAGAATCTAAATATAGACCTAATGTATCTGAAAAAGTTGAAGTTAAAGAAAAACCTAAAGTTACAAACAATGCTTTTGGTATGGGATTTAGTAATTATAAGAAATCTGCAATTTAACATAAAAAATTAAAATTTGCAAGTTTAAACAAATAAGATTAATCTTGCAGTAAAATTTTAATAAAAAATATGATTCTTGATGTACACCCTTTTTTAGAAAACTTTACAAGAGCTGGAATGTATAATGCACTTCCTCCTCAGATGAAATCTCGTAAAGAAAAAAGAGCTAATTTAGATGAGAATGGTGTTTCTAATTGGGAGAAACGTAATATGGATACATTTGAATCCATTGCACGTTTTCAATATATGCAACATAGAAAGCTTATTGATAATGAACGATTACTTAATGGTGAATTTATAGAAAGTGATTATTTAGAATCTGATGAAGAAGATTTTTCAGAACCTTTAAATAAATTAATTGCTGATGGAAAACTACCTAAGTTTGTAAAACATTATGATATGTTTCGTTCTGTTATTGAAACACAGGTTGGTGAATTTGAACAAGCACCTGATACATTTGGTGTTGTAGGTAAAGGAGAACAAATTTTAAATGATAAAATGCAAGTTCAATTAGATATGCTTAATGAGTATGTTGAAGCAGAACTTACAAAAACATTTCAAGAATATCTACAAAAAAATCAAATTGTTACTCCAGAAGAGTTTCAATCAGAGGAGGAAGAACAAGCATTTCAACAACAAATGGAGCAAATGAAGAAAGCAAGAACTCCAGAAGAGATAGGAATGTATATGAAAATGAATCCTCGACACCAGTTTGAAATATGGGCAGAGGAGGAGTTAAAGAAACAAATTGAAAGATTTAATATTAAAAAATTACGTAGAGAAGAATTTAAAGATTATTTAGTTGTTGGTAGAAGATTTAGAGAAATAACTACAACTAAAACAGGTTTATCAATAAAACCTTTAAATTATGTAAATGTATTTTATCATAAATCTCCTAATATACAATATGTACAACAGGGAGATTATGCTGGTACTGTAGAATTAGCATCTGCTTCTTTCATAATTGATAAATATGGACATCAATTAACTAAGAAACAATTACTTACGTTTGAAACAATGAGTAATACAGAGTTAAAAGAAAGTAAAGCTAGAACTGATTTTTTTGGTAATTCTGTAAACTATTTAGATTTTTCTGGTAATCCATATAATACTTTTTTACCTTCTTCAAATAACTTACTTAATAGATTAGCACCTAATTTAGGTATGAATCATTTAAGTTATGGTACTTTACTCCCACCAAGTTATGAAAATAATAATATTTATGGTAACAGATTATATGTAGTAACTAAAGCATATTGGAAATCTTATGAATTAGTAGGTAGATTATGTTGGAATAATCCTTCTAATGATTTATTTGAAGTATTAGAAGTAGATGAAGATTTTATTATTCCTTCATATATTAAAGAGCTTCCATATCATAATATGCAAAATGAACCTGAATTAAATACAATTGTTTGGATGTACAAAACAATTATAATGGAGGGTTCTAAAATCAATAATAATACTACTGGACAAAATACTCATGGTATTTATTTTAATATTAAAAAATGTGAGTATCAACCACAGAGTAAAGATGGAATGTTTAAATCACTTCCTATATTTGGTCAAATTGCAAATAATAAAAATACTAAATCTGTATCACAAGTTGATTTAATTAAACCTTATCAATTTTTATACAATGTAGTTCTTAATAAAGCATATAAAATTCTTGAAAGAAGTATTCTTCCATTTGTAGCACATGATATTCGGACTTTACCTAATCAGAAAGATTGGGGAGGAGATGAATCTTTGATTAAGTGGATTGAAACTGGAAATGCTACTGGAGTTGCTCCGATGGATACTTCACCTTCAAATACACTTGGTGCAAATAGTGGAGGACAATTTCCAAGAGTAATTGATTTAGATACAACTCCTAGAATTATTCAGCATTTAAATATTGCATCTGCAATTAGAGGATTAGCTTTATCTCAACTAGGATTTACTCCAGAAAGATTAGGAGATATTTCTCAATCAGATACAGCAACAGGAATTAATGTTTCAATTACTAAATCATTTAATGCAACTGCAAGTTGGTTTACAGATTTTTACGAATTAGAGAGTGAAATACTTAATTATCAATTACAAGTAGCACAATGGTTACAATCAAACAACAAAGATTATTCTGCTCAATTTTCAAATTCTATACTTACACAAAGTTTATTAAAAACAAATTATCAGAATCTTACACTTTATGATTTAGATGTATATGTTACTAATTCACAAGAAGAGTTACGTAAGTTAGAAATGTATAAAAAATTAGGAATGGAATTAAATACTACTGGTACATTAATGAGTAGTAGAATGGAAATGGGTTCAATGACAAATGCTCAACGTATTCTTGAAGTGGTAAAATATGAAGAAGAGAAAGCAGCAGAACGTGAACAACAAATTCAACAATTCCAACAACAACAAGAACAAGCTAAAACAGAAATTGAAAAAGAAAGAATTAAAATACAACAAGAACAATTCTATGCAAAATTAGAAGCAGAAAAAGAAGTTGCATTTATTCGTTCAAGTGGTTACAAACAAGACAAAGATCAAGATCTAAATAAAATTCCAGATGCATTAGAATATCAAAAATTTCAATCTCAAGCATCCAATGAAGTTTCTAAATTAGGTTTATCACAAGATAAATTAAATGTAGAAAGAGAACGTGAACAAAATAGAAGAACAGAAACCCAACAAAAGCTATCAATGGAGCAACAAAAGGTAGCTTTAAAAGAAAGAGAGATAATTCAATCAGGAATTAACTCAAGAATAATGGGAGATAAAACTAAATAATGCTATATAAGCAAAAAATATTTTTATTGCAACATATAATAAAACATAAACTATAAAACAATAATTTTACAACAATGGAAATTGATTTGAACAAAACACAAGGATTAACAGCTAATGATATTGATTGGGGAAATCCTGTAGAAGTAGAAGAAATAGTTCAACCTACATTAGAGGAAATAGTAGTTCCTTCAGTAGAAACAAAAGAAATAAAAGAAAAAGAGGTTGAACAACCAGAAGTAGTTTTAGCAAAAGCAGAAGAAGTTACATTTGATGAGAAAGAAGAATCAAATGAGCCTACTAAAAAAACTAAAACGGATACTAAATCTTTACAAGAAGAAGCTGTTAGAGCAATTCTAAGAAAGAAAATTGAAAAGTATAATTTTGATGTAGATGAAGAAGAATTATCAGAATTAAGTGGAGAAGAATTAGTAGATTTTCAAGAGCAGTTAGATGAAGCAATTATTGAAGCTAAGTACAATGAAGTAAAAAGTTCAGATCCAATCATTGAACAACTTTTAACTTTAAGAGAAAATGGTGGTAATGTAGGTGATTTATTATCTGTAATTGAAGAACAAAGAGAAATTAATTCAATTGATACTTCCACAGATAAAGGTAAACTCAAAGTAATTGAAAAATATTACACAGAAGTAACCAAATGGAGTGAAGATAAAGTTCAACGTAAATTAGATCAAGTAAGTAATACAGGTGGAATTGAAGATGAATTTGATTTAGTAAATGATACATATCAAGATCATTTTGCAACAAAACAAGAAGAGGTTGTAAAACAAGCTGAAATACAGAATAGACGACAGCAACAATTGATGGTTCAGAAACAATTAGCATTTGAAAAAGAACTCAACAGTATTAAAATTGCTCCTAAAAAAAGAGAAGAATTATTACAAACAGCTTTTGGTAAAGGAACTATTAAAGGTACTGGTGAGAAAATAGATATTTTGGATTATAAAATTTTGCAAATGCAAGCTAATCCACAAGCAATGATTAAGTTAGCAATGTTTATTAACAATCCTGAAGATTACGATCAAATGATTGTACAGAATGTTACAAACAAAAAAACTACTGAATCATTAAAGAAAGAATTTCAGTTTAATGAAACTAAGGTTAAAACACCTGATAACACAAGTGTTCGACCTACTGAAAGTAAAAAGAAAATTCAATTTAATTTTAACAAATAACAAAGTATGGTAAATTTATCACCAAATGGTTACGCTAACATAGGTGGGATACCTATTGGTCAACCAATTACATCTCCCTATCAAGGTAATAAACACTTAGAATCAGCACACTTCGATCGTGTAATGGGTTCTGAAAATCAGTGGATGGGTATTCTAAATTTGTTGCAAAACTTCAATAAAATGAAAATGCCTTTTATCTCAATTACAGAATTGGATAAAAACGTATTGGAAGTAGATGGAGCTGGTTCAACGTTTACATTTGGAGTTCCATTTGAACGTGGTTGTCCTTTCATTCTTGAAAATCTTTCAGGAGATGATCCAAAACCAGGTTTAGGTAACAAACCTTTCTTCATTCTATTATCAGAGAATGCTTACACTAATGGTGATATTCTCACTACTGATTGGAGAAATGGTCGTCAAGTTAGAGTTCAAACAATACAGGAAAAAGGTAAAGATGCTGAAATCATCCCTTACCTAAACGGTTTCCGTTATATGGTTGCACTTGATGGTTTATCAGATGATATTTGGTATCCACAAGAATTCTTACAACCAGGTATTCCTTATATGAAATCACACGGTTCATCTAATGGTGAGTTTACTAATGAGATGAGTGGTTATTCAGGAATGGATAAGAAATCAGCATTGCAATTATTCCAATATACTGTAGGACATTCAGAACAATCAGTTCATACTTGGATTACTGCTGATGCAACTCATCGTAAGTTGAATATTGAAAAAGCTTCACATCCAATGCTTAATCACCTACAAGGTGCTACAATGGATGTAATGCAATATTGGACACCTACAGCAGATGGTAAAGCAAAAGGAGTATTCTGGATTCCACAATTTATGCAGAATATGGCTGCTGAATTGGTAAAAATGAAAGAGAATTTCTTAACATGGTCACAAGGTAATACTTACCTTTCTAATGGTAGAGAAAGAGTAACAATGGGATTAGGTTATTATCAACAAATTAAGCAACGTGGTAACTGGGATACTTATTCAGATTTTAGACAACTATTTAATTTAGTATTAAATTTTTCTGAAACACTGTTTTCAATTCATAGCATGGTATCTCCACAGGATCGTGTTGTTAGATTAAGAGCAGGTAAATTAGCTTTTCAAGAATTACGTAAACAATTCTCTGCTTATTTTAAAACCGATAATCCATTTACAGTATTTGCAGATCATCCAGCTTTATTGAAAGCTAAAATGATTGAAACAGATGCTAAAGGAGGAATCATTTATCGTCCACTACAATTTAATGGTATTTTCTTCCCAGAGCAAGGTTTACTATTAGTTGAACACGATGAAACTTTAGATAACATTGATGCTTATTTGGAGAGTGTACAATACAGTTCATATCTTCAGAACTCAGCAGGTATGGTATTTATTGAAGATATTACAGATGGTAACTTCACTAATGCTATCCCAACAGGAATTAAAAAACCTGATAATTTGCGTAACGTAACTATGATTAAACGTAGAGGTTACAAAGATACTACAGAATTTAAAGTAGGTTCAGGTTGTGATCTTGATATGCTACGAATGATGGGTGTTACTAATGCAGGAAATCAAGTTGCAGATTGGGATAAAGGTTTAAGTGTTAGAATGGCAACAGAAGGAGAGATTTGGGTACAAGATCCTTCTCGTGTATGGTTACTTGAATATGATCCAGATGGAACAATTCGTGCTAATTATGTAAGTTACGGTAAATAATTAAATATAAAAGGTGGTTGAAATATACCACCTTTTAATCACTTATAAAAATATAAAAATATGAATGGTGTTGTATATATTAAAAGTAAAGTAACACAAGAAACAACAAAAGGTGATTTAGAAAAAAAATGGAAGCGTAACGCATATCCAAAATCTAAACAAGGAAGTTTTTTAAGAAAAGAAAATAATCAATGGATTACAGGTTTTAATTTAGATATTTCTGATGATGAAGAAGAAATTCTAAAAACAAAAAAACCAGAAGCTAAATTTGAAATTCTAAAAGATAGAAAGAAATTAGAAAAAGCATTAGGTAAAAGTTTAGAACCTACAATGGATAATGAATATCTTTTACATTTTAGAATTCCATTATGTTTAACAAATAACCAAGAAGTTAAATTAAATTTAGCTAAACCAGAAGATGAATTAGTTTATAGAGCAGCAATTGCTGGAGGTATTGTAGCTCCAAGTTTAGAAGATACAAATACATTTAAGTATTTAAATTGTACTTATTATTTTTCTAATGTTGAAGAAGATGCAAGTTCTCAAAAGAAAATTGCTAAAATTAAAAACTTAATTGGTGGTAAAATTGCAACATTTGAAGAAAATAAAAGTTGGTTACTTTCTGTATCACATGCTTTAGATCTTCCAAGTAGAAGTGAATTAGGAATTGAAATTCTTTATAATCAATTAGATACATATAAGAATGCAATTAGTTCACACAAAGATGCTCAAAAAGTACATGAAGTATTCTTCAGAGAACCATTACTTTTAGAAATTAATTTTATTATTGATGCAGCATTATCTTATAATATTATTAAATATTCAGATGATAAAAATTGGGTATATGATGGATTAGTTTTAGGAGGTACTAAAGATGAAGTAAAAGAAAATCTTAAAAAATCTCAATTTGCTGAAGCATATAGTAAAATTAGAACTCTTATTAACGAAAAATACAAAATTAAATGAGAAATGTAAACGAACTATATTATGAGTTTTCTTTATTACTAAATAAAAATAATCAAAATAAAAATGTAAATATTGAAAAACATAATTTTGTTTACCTTTATAATAGAGAAGCGTTACGATGGTTAAATGATTATGTTGACAATAATAACAATTCAGATAATGTATTTATTATTTTCGAATTATTAGTTAAAGATTTAGAATTAACTAGAATAGAAAATAATAAAGAATATTCAGTATATGAAATCCCTTCAGATTTATATACAATATTACCAGCAGAAAGTAAAAGTTATGTAGGTAAATGTATTTTATATAATTATATTAAAAAACCAAATGTAAATATTTATTTAGAAGATAAATTTACAAAACCAAGTTTAGCTTGGGAAAGAGGTTTGGGAGAAATAGTAGATAGAGGGGTTATTATTTATAAAGATAATTTTGAAATAGATAAAACTGTTATAAGTTATTATAAAAGTCCTAGAAAAATTGATATGAAGGGATATAAGCATTATGATGGTAGAGAATCAGAAGATATAGATCCAGATGTTTCGGAATACATATCAGGTGAAATTATTAACAGAGTAGTTACAGAAATCAATAGAGAATTTGAAGATCAGTTTGGTTTTCAAACATCTAAAGAAAGAGAACAAAAATAAAACGTTTGTTTACCGTTATTTGTAAACACGTTTGGTAGGATAAAGAGATAAATACTAAACGAATAATCTTTTCTCTATAAAATTATATGAACTCATTTATTGGTCAATTAGAGCAAGCATTTATTTCTCCTTTTGTATCTAACTCTGGAGCAGTTAGTTTAGGAGCAAAGTTATCAAGTTTGGAAGCAGAACAATTTGGTGTTTTTGCAGCAGATGATTATTCAGCAGGAGAACCTGTATCATTAGCTTCACCAAGTTTTAAAACTAACAAACGTTTTATCATAAAAACAGGTGTTCCTTTTTCAAGTGGACAACTATCACCAGCTCTTTCTCGACATACTAAAAAAGCAAAAGCAACAATTGAATTTGAAGCTTCTGATATTATTGCGTGGAGTGGACAAAAAGCAGATCAAGGTGCTGCTAAAACACAAAAGATTGCAATTGGTTATGATGGAGTAGATGCTTCACGTACTCTAAATGGATTGTTGGATACTAAACCACTTCATGTTAATTTGATTTTACAAGGAGAACCCATCAAGCGTTTCTTTGGTAAAAACAGAATTGTACATCGTTTAGTAATTGATAAAACATTGTGTCCATCAGATTGTACAGCAGTAGATACATGTGGTAATATTCCATGTGATGTTATTGCAGATGCAATTGTAGCTAAAGTAAATAGTACTAATTTATTTGCAGAAGTAGGTGGTAAATTAGTTCAAGTTGCATTGAACAAATTTATTACAGCTAGTAAAATTAAAAAATGTACTACTGATGCTCTAACTCCAACATTAACAGAGTATAAGAAGTATCAATTAGAGATTCAAGATGATGGTGTATCTACAATTAGTAAATTAGCAGCTGCTTATCCTAATGTAAAGATTACTCGTGAATCTAGTTTGGATGGATATTCAGTTTATTCATTCTGGCAACTTGGAAGTGCATCAGCACCAGCAAACTTCACGATGAATAGATACACGTATCCTTTATGTGATACATGTCCTACTTGTCCTACTAGCTCTACTCTTGTAGATGGAGTTAAAATTGTTCAAGTAAAAATTCTTTACAATGGTACTTTACCTACAATTACAGGTGTAATTACAAGTTCTAAAGTAGGTTCAAGTATTGATTTAGGTGATACTTATTTGGTAAAAGTTGCTACCACTACTTCTGATGCTACTATTGCAAGTCAACTTGCAGGTGTTTCAGAATACGCAATTATTGGAGTAGAAGGAAAACAATGTTTAGTTGAAACTATTACTAAGGTATGGTCAACATGTGAAACTTGTAATAAAACAGTTAAACAATTCCGTATTACACTTCCAGATAAAGAATGTGGATTAGGAAATAGATTAGCGGATTTGCAAGCAGCTTATCCTGATTTAACAGTTGCGTTACAAACACAAACAAGTTTAACTAAGAAATCTTCAGTTCTAACACTTACTGGTACTTCAGGTACAGCAACTGTAACAATTGGTGGTGTTGCTAGAACAGCTACATTTGCTACAAGTTTAACAGTAACTCGTGATAACTTTATTACTGCTAATGCTGCTGCTTATTTAGCTGCTGGAATTACAATTACGGCAAGTGGTACAGCAGGTATTTTAGCAGTAGGTGGAACAACTTTAGCAACTCCTACAATTGTAAATGCAACTACAAACTTAGCAGGTACAGCAACAACACCAGCTTTCATTACAAATGAAACTGTACGTGGAGAATGTGCTGCTAGTTACGTAACAGAAATTACATCTGATTGTGTTGCTACACTAGATTGTGGTTTAGAAGAAAGATATACATTTGGTAAACCTGCTAGCTTTATGGGTTATCAGTGGGAAGATTACAAAGCAGTTACAAATTATCCAAACTGTACTGTACCAACAACTCCTACCGAACCATGTTGTGCTTGTGGTGTAGTATTAGAAACTGCGGTGTTTAATAAAACATTTACAGATTGTACTACTGTAGGTTATACAAACTGGCATCCAAATGAAATTAAACCTGTATTATTGCAAGTTAATATTCACTCTTTGGATTACTCAAATAATCCTTGTGATGAAACTAAAACTTATTCTACAGTATTGCAACGTCTTTCATTTAACTTGGGAACAAGTGGTGAGTACGTACAAGAAGCAGAAATTGCAGCATTAGCAGGTTATGAAGGTAAGAAATTCTCTAACAATCCTTTTGTGAATGAAATTAATGGTTTCCAACCAATTTCTAAGAGACACTTAATGTATGATGTTTATACTTTAAGATTGAAACACAGAGGACAAGAGAAAGATGCGTATATCTTGAAGAATCAAGAATATACAGATTATAAATTCTTTATTGCACAAAGTCAAGGTAGATCATTTGAAACATTAATGAATAAACTTGTATTGAGTGCAGGAAGATCAGAATTGAAAGCAGTTGTTTTATAAGTGATATGTTTTAATAGAGGGAGGTTATCCTCCCTCTTATTTTATATAAAATGCGACATAAATTAAATTTTACTATTTATGAGGATGGTTCTACAGATTCTATTATATTTGTGGATAAATCTGAGTATTACGAATACCCAATTAATCCTGTAGTGGAAGTTACATTCCCTAATTTGGTAGATGAAGTATATCATCAGTATATTATACCAGATCAAGTAAACGTACTTACATTAGGTAAACTTTGTTTTAATGATGCAATAGAATTTCCAGATGGTGTTTACACTTTTAGATATTCAGTAGCACCAAATGCAAATTTATATAAACAATTTAATTATCTTAGACATACGAAATTAAGTAACAAATTTAATGAATATTTGTTACAAGATTTAACAGAAGAAGAAATTAACAAACTATATAAAGTAGATTTATTACTAAGAGCAGGATCTAATGTAGTAAAAACAGATGTAAGTAAAGCATCAGAATATTATAATTTAGCAGATAAATTAATTAAAAAATTAGAGTGTAATGGCAATATGTAATACATGTTTACGAAAAAGGTTAACATTAGCACAAAAGAAAGCTCAACAGCAGCTTGAAAAGAAAACTAAGTTTCCTTGTACTTTAACTCTTTTAGAAGTAAATTCTATTTTAGATAGATTATATTGCTTAAAGAGTAGATACCCACATCACCCAAATATTAACAATTATATTGGACAGGTGGAAGAAATGATTGCAGAGGTAAAACCTTGTAAATATAGATATGAATCTTATATTGAATCTTTATTTGGTACAAATTGCTAATGGAATTAATTAAATACGCTGAAAAACTATTACAGAATATAAAGTACGATGTACCTTATAAAATTTCTGTATGGAAAATAAAAAAAGAAATATTAAAGGATAAATATGGCAACGTGTAAAGATTGTACTCCAGTATGTGATCCAGTAATTACTACTAAATGCATAAAGTGGAAAGGTAAAACTGTACCTTTTACTTCATTTGAGAGTTTAATTGAAAACTTATATGATGAAGTACAAAAATATGGAGTTAATGAGATAGATATTAAAACTCTTTCTGCTTCTACTACTTTAAAAAAAGATGATATTATTCAAATCTTAATTGATGAGATAATTAAACTTAAAAAAACACCAACTACTTCAGCTAATTTAGATTGTGATTTAGATCTAACATTAATTGAAGAAGATTGTACTAATTGTTTGAGTACATGTAGTAAACTTCAAAAAATGTTAGCTACTATTGCAGTATTACAATCAGATATTAAATTTCTTAAAACTCGAATATAATGTGTGAAAATAACTGTTCTCAAAATTGTGGATCAACACAAGTAGATTCTACAGATGTTTTTTATAAGATTAAACCTGATGTATCTCCTTCTATTTTACAAGCAATTAGCATTACTAATGGAATGTCACTTCAAGCAATTATTGAAATTCTTGGATTACACATTATTAATGAAGTACAAATTGCTAATCCTGTAGTTGCAGGACAACCAAATATATCAACCTATCAACAAGTAATTGATTATTTAATTGGGTTAAATTCTGCAAGAATTACTCAAATTAATCAGTTGCAATCTCAAATAAATACAATTAATGCGACAATACTTGCTTTAAATAATCGTTTAGTAAGTGTTGAAAAACCTGGAGTTGTAGATTCAGCAGGTGCTGGTTTTACTATTTATTCTGATTTAAAAACAGTATTACAAAAAATAACAGATGCTTTGTAATTTATTTAATAGAAATCCAATTTGGGTAAATCTTAATATAGATCTTTGTATTAATGGAATTTCTTATAAGCGAGAAAAAGATATAAACCCAAAAAGCAAATCATTTAATAAGATCCGAACAATTAAACCATCTGGTAATCCTTGTAGTTTTTCTTGTGAAACTAATTGGAAAAACACAGGTCTTGAAGAATGTGTAAATTGTAATAGTAGAAAGCAACAAAGTGATGGTTGTGGAAATACCAGATGGATTTTGGTGAATGAAGGAAAATGCAATAATACCCCTAGTTGGATAGAAACTTCAAATTTTATTTGTTTTCAAGCTCAATCTCGCATTATTGAAAAAGATCTTAATCCTTGTTCTCCAACTTATAATCAAACACAAATAGGTAAAATATCTGGAAATGCTTGTGTAACTATTTGTGTACCTAATTGGGTAAATTATTTTCCATATACTCAAAGATGTACTGGAACAGTAAGTGAAATTTATCAATTTGATGGTTGTGGTAATTTTAGATGGATAACAGGTGGTACAGCATGTAATGTAGTATGTATCCCTATTCAGAGTATATTAATTTCAAATGTGTAAAATTATTAAAATTTAAATTAATAAAATATGTGTTCAGGAACTTGTGGTAGATGTTACCAATGTCAAGATACTTGTAATTGTGTACCATTAAATTATGAAAATGCACCGTTAGATAAAATAGATGCTGAAGGTGTAATTTATAATATGGATACTAATTGTAGTACATCCAATTTGATGTGCTTTTTTGGTATTAGAAACGGTACTAATCTCAAAACTATTTTAGAAAAACTTGATGCAAGATTATGTCAAGTACGAGGTTTATTTGATGAAAAAGTAAAAATTTCAATAGATGATACTTCAGAAGGTTATCTTTTTGATAAAGTGATTGCTGGTAATTGTATTACTAAAACTATTGTTACTAATAGTTTAGGTAGACAACAACTTCAATTAGCAGTAGATTGTAATTGTGTAAAAATATGTATTGATAATATACCTAATATTTGTTTTGTACCTGTTTTTGGTAATCCTGTAACAATTTGTCAAGGAGCGGTTACAACATTACAAGTTAATGTTATTAATGCAGGTTCTCGTATTGTTCAGTTTAGTTCAGATGAAGGTATTACATGGATAAATGGTTCTCCAAGTAATTTTACTTTTAATTTTCCTTCTAATGGAAGTTTACAAAAAATAAAAGCAAGATTATTAGGATGTGCAGAGTATGCTGATGGTAATTTTAGATTATGTAGTGCTAGTACTCCAGTAGCAACCCCAACAGCAACACCTACAACACCAACACCATCAACACCGATAGTTGTAAATTGTGTTGCATTATCATCAATAACATTTGATACTTCAATACCAACACCTACATCAACTCCTATACCAATAACACCTACAAGTGCTCCTACAAGTACTCCTGTTGTTACACCAGTATCTACACCTGTACCAACAACCCCTGTACCAGTAACACCTATTGCAACACCTGTTAGTTCACCAGTAACAACACCAGTAAATACTCCTGTGTTAACACCTAGTTATAATAAATGCAATAATATTCTAGGATGGAATTCTTCTACTACAACTTGTAGCGGTAATAACACTATTTTTAATGTATCTGTAAGTGGTAATAACGGTGAAGCTGTAGAATTTAGTACTAATAGTGGTGTTACTTATGTACCTGCAAATGTAGGAACAACTAATAGTTATACCTATACTGCAACATCTACAGGTAATCTTGTTTATTTTAGAGCTAGAATTATAGGTTGTACTACCTATATTGAAGGATCTCTTTTATCATGTAGTGTTACACCAGTAGCGACACCTACAAGTACACCTACAAGTACACCTACTGCAACTCCAATAGCAACACCAGTTACTACACCAGTTGCTACTCCTGTAAGTACTCCTGTTGTAACTCCAGTAACAACTCCTGTGAGTACACCTATCAGTACTCCAATTACTGCACCTGTTGCTACACCAACGAGTACTCCTGTAAGTAATCTTACAGAAAGAAAATCTGTTTATATAGGTTATCCTAATTTATATACTTCTAATAATGATGTATATGATAAGATACTAAATAAGTTTAGTAATGCTATTAATGAGATTGATAGTGTATATACATCAAACGGATTTAATTCGGGTTCAAATGTGTATAGAACTAGTTCAGGTACATTATTTGGAACAGGTTATTTAGCATATTTTGTAGGTAATATTTTAAAGAAAGTTAAAGTTACAAATGGAGTTGTTTCAGAAATTGAATCTAATGTTACAGTATCTCCTGTTATTAATCCTTCTACCACTAAAGTATTAGCACCATTTAAACATTTTAATTCTGGATCTGGAACTACAGGTTATGGATATGCATTATATTTAGATAATGGTAATTTCTTATATTGGATGTCTAAATTAGAAATAGCTGCTGATGGGTTAACTATTTCAGATTCAGCTTGGGGTAATAGCACAGGAACTTCTAAGTATTGGAAATTCAATAAAGAAATAGTTTCAGCTACTCCTTTATCTACTCCTTACAGAATTCCTGAAATTTATAAAGGAACAGTTGTAGAAATCCAAATAGTTGTTTTAAATACTGCTAATCCTGGATCACAAAATTTATTTTCATATTCACTTTTAATTGCAAAATAATGAGTAAAGTAATATCAACTCCCACTCCTGATTGGTTTTGGGAATCAAAATCATTTACAGAAGGAAAAAGATTACCTAAGTATGATAACTTTCCAGCAGTAACTATACCAACTAATAAAAAATCTGCATCTATGTTAAGACAAGATACAGAGATACCTTTGATTAGTGGTAATAAACACCCTTTGGAAAGAATAGGACATAACATGTTTTATACTAACCATGGAGGATTAACTAATTATACTAATGATAAATTAGCTGTTTTTACAGATTTATCTTATAATGGAAGTAATCCAACAGATGAATCTCAATGGGGAATGGCTCAAAATCCGCAAAAAATACAATGGTTAAATGGAGAAATGCCTTTGGGATATGATGGGAGAGCAGTTATGGGATATAATGCAACAACTGGAACAGGAAACTCTAATAAAGCTAATAAACTTAGAACAATACTAGGTGCTGCTTTAGCTGCTAATCCAGGAATTCAAATTGGTATTTATTCTTGGATAGATGTTATTCCTCTTAGTTTATGGTATAATAATGATACATCAGCATTATTAAATTACTATACTACTCCTAGTACTATATATTCTGCTCAAGTAGATGCAGGATGTAATGCTGTTTTTGATGCTATATATAGTACTAATGATAGTTTATATGATTTTACAGCTTTGTATATCTATAAAAAACAACTATTAAGATTGAAGTATAATAATAATATCCCATTATATAGTTTAATGTGGACAGAGAATGAAGGAGTTGATGGCTTTCCAGGATTAAGTGTAGATAGAAAAAGAGAAGATGGTACTTTTATAAATTTATCAGGAGCAAAAGCTAATGCTAATGCTGAGTATATGTATAATGTAGCTATTGTTTCTTTAACAGTAGGAGATGGTATCATAGGATGGGAAGGTGTTATGCCAAGTATCTATAGTGAAGATCCTGCAAGAGAACCTTTTGGAGTTGATACAGCAAGTCCTAATTTAATTCAAGTTCAAGTGGGTACAGATACTTGGGCATTAGATAATGCTAGAGTTTGGAAATCATGTAGATTGTTTTGGGATTTAGCTCTTTATCATGTTTCTTTATATAAAGATATTATTGAAGGTACAACTAATAATTGGCAAACCCCTGATTTTGAATATAATGGAAATGTAAGAACAGGTAATCTTAAATTAGTACCATATAATAAATTATATAGTGAACCTGTTGTTCAATTAAAATATAATAATACTAAATCAGAAGCATTAATTTTAGTTCATAATCCTTGGGCAACTAATTTAGATACTAAACAAGTTAGAGTATTTGATAGTATTACTGGTTTAAATGAAACAGTAATGGTAAAAGGAACTAAGTGTGAATTGTATAAAGTTATTTTAACAGTTTAAATAAATAAAAATATGCCTATATTAAATCAAATAGTAACATATAATAGTAGTTATACACCAAGTAATGCTACTACTCCAGTAACAAATGTATGGAGTATTACTCCTTCTGATGCAGGAACAATATCTCCTAATAATACAGCATCAAGTGTTTCTATACAATGGACAAGAACTGGTACTCATACTTTACAATTAACTAGTACTAATTGTGGAGCAACTAGATCTTTTAGCAATCAAATTGTAGTAACTGGTGTAACTCCTGGTTATAATAAATGTAATAATATTCTAGGATGGAATGCTTCTACTAGAGTTTGTAATGGAAATAGTACTACAATAGGAGTATCTGTAAATAATAATAATGGTGAAGCTATAGAATTTAGTATTAATGGAGGTATTTATCAACCTGCAAATGCAGGAAATAATGGTTACTCTTATACTGCAAGTTCTACTGGATTATCTGTTTACTTTGATGCTAGAATTATAGGTTGTACTACTAATATTCTTAATGGTTTAGTTGTATCATGTGATCCAGTTTCAACACCAACAGTTACACCTGTAAGTACACCAGTAGTAACACCTAGTACATCTCCAGTTTCAACACCAGTAAGTACACCTACTACAACACCTGTATCTACACCTGTATCTACACCAGTAGCTGTACCTACTACATCTCCAGTAGCAACACCTGTATCTACACCTGTTAGTACTCCAGTAGCAACACCAGTATCTACACCAGTTGCAAGTTGTAATTATTATAGTATTCAAAATGCTTCAAGCAATACTTATAACTATACTTATCCTACTGTAAATGGAACTTTATCAGGAACTTTATTAGGAAATAGTACAGTTAATATTTGTACTTCGGAAGGAGTTCAAAGCATTCGACAAACGAATACATCAGCTCCTATTGTAACATTACAAGGTGTTACTTTAATTGGAACAAGCACTTGTTCTTGTAGTTCATCTCCAGTAGCAACTCCAGTAGCTGCACCTACTACATCTCCAGTAGCAACTCCAGTAGCTGCACCAGTAGCGATAAATGGTTATCAGTATAATGTAACAGTATGTTCTAGTGGAGGAACTTCTACAATTGTAGCAAGTTCTAGTAATTTAGTAATAGGAAATGTTTATTCAGAATCTACAGGAAATGGAAATATCAGAGAATGTTATACAATAACAAGTTCTGCAACAGGAGTTTCTACTTCTGGTGCTACATTTAATTTAATTAGCTCATGTGGAAATACTCAAAGATGTATAACATTATAATTGTGTTGTTTAGTTTATTAATAATTCAATGTAAAGGATCTCTTGAAAAAGAGATTCCTTTTGTTGATATAGAAAAAGTACCTATTATAAAAGCTACTTTAAACAATAAAACTTGTTATTTAATGGTAGATACAGGAGCATCTATGTCTATATTAGATATTACTCAATCTAAAAAATATAATTTTAAGTTAACAAGTATATCCGATGAAGTATTAGGGTTAGGTGGAAAAACTAATTATTATAATTTAGATAATGTAAATGTAGGAATAGATAGTTTGCAATTTACAAGTTCTTTTAAAGGAGGAAATTTAAATTATTTAGTTAGAACTATTAGAATAAATTCTGGATATAATATAGTAGGAATAATAGGTTCTAATATATTTAAAACACATGAATTTAAAATAGATTATTCAACAAATTCAATTAAGTATTAATGAATTATCATTTATACCAGAATGGTCACGTTGGTATGGGTAACGCTTTAATGAGTGCTGAAAATGCACTCATTTTAGCTTTACTATCAAATCAAAATATAAATTTTATTCATTCTGGTAAAATATTTAATTCTGAAAAGAATTTAACTTTATTTGATTTATATGATATAGATTATAACATAGTTCATAATCAACATATTTATACAGAAAGTATTCTACCTTATGATTTACACGATACAATAATATACAAGAATCAAATTCCCGATGAAGAATTCATTAATGGTAGAAATAAAATAATTAACTTAAATGATTACACTACATTTAGTACAAAAGATTCTAATACGCTGGGGTTTTATTCTTATCTATTTTGTTTAGATAAACATGAAAAATATAAAGTAGAAAACTTTATTCAACATGTTATTAAACCTAAAAAAAAGTATGAGAAAATAGCTTTAGATATTCTTAAAGGATTACCAAGTTTTAATTGTATCCATATAAGGAGAGGTGATTTTTTAAATGATCATAATGTATCAAGAAAAATACAAGTTTCTGATTTTATAAATGTATTAGAACATAATTTTGATAATAAAAAATTATTAATTTTAACTGATGATTCTGATAGAAATTATTTTAAAGAAATAGAAAGTAAATATAATGTAAACTATTTAGATAAAGTAAATGATTTAGATTCTGCTGAACAAGGATTAGTTGCAATGATTGTAGCAAGTTATAGTTCTAATTTTATAGGAACACTTAAATCTACATTTAGTGCTGTTATTCAAAGAATGAGAAAACAGAATGGATTTACTGAAGATTATAAGTTTTTATATTCCCAAGATGATAATCTAATTTTAGAAAATGGAAAAATGTTAGAGAAAGTTGGTAAATATGCATGGAATAAAGTATATTTACCACAAAATTTAAAACAAATAAATTTTTGGATTAGAGAATGGTATTAAAACTTATAAAACAAAAGATGTGAATTACATTATAGTAAGTATTAGTAATTCTGATTATCAATATTGGCAAATTATTGTATTATATAACAGTATAAAAGCTGTTAATCAACAAGGAAAATTAGTTGTAATGTGTTCACAAGAAAGTAATACTACAATATCTTTACCTAATGATATAATAAAAATAGATTTTCCAGATTTTAGTAATGAATGTTATGGTTATAAAGTAGGAAATAGATATAAACAAGAGCAAATTCTTGCAAGAGATAATAGATTTAAAGATAGTGATATATTATTATTTTTAGATCCTGATATGTTGTTATTAAATAGTATTGATTTAGTACCTGAAGAAAACACTATTATAGGACAATCTTTTATTAATGAATTTATTCATCAAGAAGGATTTAATATAGAAGTAAAAAAAGCAATCAGATATCCCTTTGTTACCAATTTTAAAACATTTAAATCTTATATAGATGATATGGTTATATTTAGTAATATTATTTATAATAATACTAAAAATTGGCAATCTGATATGTATGGATTAGTATATAGTGTTACTAAACAAAATATAAATATAATAGAATTACCTAATTTTGGAATTTGTAATGATTGGGATATTGAAACTAAAGATATAAAAAATATTATTCATTATTGTCAACCAATTTATTATAATAATGATATTTTATTTTTTAAACATAGTTATTTTAATACAGAAGATTTAGATAAAGAAGTAGAAGGTTTATCAAATATTAATAAAATATTAAAAGAAAAACTAAAAGAATATAAGCCATGTTTATAAGTGGAATTACTAGATTAAATAATATTATTACAGAAGAACAGAGATTACATATTAAAAATGTAATTTTGAATAAACAATCTGAAAATAAACTTTCTCTTGAGGATGATGTTACAAACTATCGTAACTCATACGGATTGGATAGAATACCAGAAATAGAAGAATATTTTAATTATTTAACTCCAATTGTAGAATCAGTTACAAATCTCAAACTACAAAAAGAAAATAGTTATTCTCGTATTTATAATGTAGATAGTACTCTTAATAAACATCTTGATAGAGAAGGTTTAGATATAACTCTTTCATTACAAATTGAAAATACAACAGGATTATCTCAACCTATATTTGCAGAAAATTATAGTGGAGGAGTTAATGATGCTGCTTTAAATAATAGTGATTGTGTACTTTTAAAAGGTAGAGATTTAACACATTGGAGAAATCCTATTGAATCAACAAATCCAGAAGGTATTTTAATGAATGTATTTTTTCATTGGAATATTCAAAAAGGAGAATATCTTGAAATAGATCTACTTGATTCTGAATTATGTAATCAAATTATTCAAGAATTAGAAGAGATTGGATTTAATAAAAGTGAAGTTATTCAAGATGGAAAAATAGTACACGATGATTATTCAAGAAGTTCATCTACCTTATGGTTTAATGATACTTTTGGAATTACAGAAAAGATTAGAAATGCTGTACCAACAATAGGTAATTTAAAGTTTGAAGGATGGCAATTAATAAAATATAAATTAGGAGAAGAATTTAAACCTCATCTTGATTGTTTAAATAAAGAAAATGATAGATTGTTTACTACTATTATTTATTTAAATGATAATTTTAGTGGAGGAGAAACTTATTTTCCAACAACAGAAGAAATAGTTTATCCTAAACAAGGTAAACTTGTTATTTGGAAAAATTTAATTAATGATAAATGTAATCCTAAATCTTTACATTCAGGAAATCCAGTATTAGAAGGTACAAAATACGCACTTATCAATTGGGTGTTAAGCTATAAATAATATGCAAACAATACGTGAATTTATTTCGCAAATAAGAAACAATTTAAATTCAATTTCATCTGATGATTATTTATCAGGTGAATTTATTTATTGGACAGGTATTAACATAACTGCTTTATTTATAAAGCGTGATGCAGATAATCGTAAACTATTTAAGAATACTTCTATATTTAAAAAAATAGAATGTGTTGAATTAGAACCTTATGAAGAAGGTTGTATTCAATTATCAAACTGTTCTAATATGATGCGTAGTGTTAAACCATTACCATCTTTTTACCAATCTAATTTTGGAAGTTTGATTAAAGTTTATAACTTATCAAATGATGTTGATTATGTAGAAATAAGTGTTAATAAATATAAAAGTATTAAGAACTTACCATATAAACCTCGTAGAACTAAATATTATTGGATTGAAGATAATTACTTAATACTACCAGATTCAGAAGTTGAAAAAGTAAATGTTTTTGGTATATTTACAGATCCAACATTAGGATTAGAAGAAGGAACGTGTTCATTACTAGATCAACCCTTTCCTTGCATACCTTATTTAATTGGAGGTGTAGTAGAATCTACAATCAAACAATTAACAATTATGAAGAGTATTCCTAAAGATGAGAATACAAATTCAAATGCAAATTCAAAATGAGCAAGATAAATAAAGTAAATTTTTTTACTAAAGAACAATATCAGATTCAAAAATATAAACATTTATCAATCATAGATTATAGAAAATTTATAACTGAAATAAATGTTGAAATTGCAAAAGAATTTATTTTAAATTCAAGACAAGGATTTATTCTTCCTAAATTTTTAGGTTTACTTAAAATAGTAAAAGGTAAACAAAAAGGTGGAGTAATTACACTTGAAAAAGTAGTAAAAACTAAAGGACAAGAAAAAGAATATAACAATCATACTTTTGGTTACATATATAAATTTAAATGGATTAAACAAATACATGTTCATTTAGGAAATATATTAAGACCTAAATATAAGAGAATGTATTGTACTGATTTAGGATTACTTAAATTTAAACCTCATAGAGCAAATTTAAAGCGTCCTTTAGCAAAGATTTTAAAGAATTATGAACGAGATTACGATGAACAAATATACTAATGAATTATATAAGTATTGACCAAATAGTAAATAGAGTAAAATCAAGATTATACTCTTTAGATGAAGCTTCATTAATTGATGAAGTTAGTTTAATTACATGGAGTAAATGGATGATTGATAGATTAGGTATGGGTTTATCAATTGAAAAAGAAGAGATAATAGATATTGAAAACTATCAATGTTTATTACCTGAAGATTTTCATTTACTTTGGGTTGTACATAAATGTAATGAATGTAATACTAATGGTTCAAAAGTAAGATATTATTTAAACTCAAGACCTATTACCGTTTATTCAGATAATATTTTAGATACTATTTGTTATGATAAATGTGAGATAGTACGTACTAAAGAATATGTTACTCAAAAAATGTATGTTGAACAAACTGAAACTCCAATTGAAAGACAGTTTTGTGAAAGAAGTTTGTTATCATTAGATAAAAAAGTTAAAAAAAATAGATGTCATACAAAATGTGAAAATCTTTATTCAAAAGAGAAAGATCATTTTAATTTTGATAATAAAAAAATGTACTTTAACTTTGAAGAAGGTACAATACATTTACAATATTATGCTTATGCACAAGATGAAGAAGGTTATCCAATGATACCTGATGATCAATATGTAATTAAAGCAATAGAAGATTATTTAACATACGAGATTTTTTTACAACTTTATTATAATGCGGAAGGAGATTTTGCTCAACGTATGCAAAAAGCAGAACAAGAGCATACAAAATCTATGCAAGAAGCTCTATTTAATCAAAAACTTCCTACATTTCAGAGGATGGTAAAGTATGCAGAAGAACTCCCACAATCATTAGAAATATTTAATTTACCAAGTAATGCAGATAGAATTTCAAGTTCCGATAAAAGGTATATCAACAGACATCAACCAATTACAAGATACTGGTGAAACAGTTAGTTTTGCTTTAAATGCAGCTACTGAAAACTTTTCAGGAGAGCAATCATTTCCTTTCTATTCTAATGCTTCTTCAAATGTAAAATGTTTTAGTTTAGCAAATAATGAAATAGTATTAGGTACTTTATCTATTGTAGAATTTGATAAAAATTTAGTTTGTATTTATAATAAAGAAACAAAACAACAAAAATTTCTTACTTATTCTTATGCTAAAAAAGATTTATTATCTTCAGATGTTATAACAGAATCTTGTGATAATATTAAAGTAATTGAAAAGGAATTAGATACAACAATAGCTATTTGTAATACAAAAACAATACTTACAACAAACTGTTTTAAGTGGAGTGAACAATACCCTTTACAATTAGAATATAAGCTTACAGACTGTACTTTTAACCTATATTTTGTTAATGGTTATGATGTAGATAGATTTATTTATTTTGATTTAGATGATAATAATGATTTTACATTAAACGAAGATTTTAAAGTAAATACTGGTACACTATGTACTCCTGTTTATGCAGGATTAGAGTGTGGTAAAACACAATGGTATCCATCTATAAATTATCCAGCTTTAGATTTAGAATTAATTCCAGGAGGAAGTAAATTAAATGGAAAATATTCTTATCTAGTTGCTTATTCAACTGCAAAAGGATTACCCCTAACCCCTTTTAAATCTCTTACACAAGGTTATGACATATTTGATTTAGGTAAAGAAGAATCAAATAAAGGTATTAAAATAAATATAACAGAATTAACTACTAATTCGAGATATAAATATTTTACTATTGCTTCTGTAGAAACGATTAAAGGGATAACTACCTATAAACAAAAAGCAACATTACCTATATCACAAACACAATGGATTGATGTAGATAATGAGGGTACTTCAATATCTTTAGAATTACTTCTTACTAAATACCCATTTTACAAGAATAGTGGAGATATTGAAATTGCTAATAATATTTTATTTAAATCTCAACTTCAAGGTTATGAACTATTTAATCTTCAACCTATTGTAAATAGAATTGTAACTAAATGGAATACAGTAGTTGCTAAAGAAGGAGATTATTCAGATCCAGAATTTGCTCAAAATTATAGGAGTGGAATGAGAGATGAAGTTTATCCTTATGGTATAAAATTCACTCTTGATAATGGTGATGAATCCCCAGTATTCCCTTTAATTAGTAGAGCTAAAAATACATTTGGAATAGATGATACTTCTTCAGTAAGTAATAATGATGTTGTTGCTAATAATTTAAGTTGTTCTACTAGTAGTAATCAAAAATGGCAAATCTATAATACTGCTAAATTAAATTATCGTAATCCAATAAACTATACTAAATGTGGTGATAAAACAGTATATGAAGAAGGTGAGTTTTCTTATTGGGAATCTACAGAACGTTATCCTTCAATTCCCGAAGTATGGGGAGAATTATGTGGACAACCAATCAGACACTTTAAATTTCCTGATACATTAATAACTCCACATCAATCTGATAATACAATATATGAAAATCAAAATTATATTTTTCCAATTGGTATAAGTATTAAATCAGATATTAATTATTTATTAGATCAAGCAGTAAGTGAGAATTTTATTACACAAGAACAAAGAGATAGAATTACAGGATATAAAGTTCTAAGAGGAAATCGTGTTGGTAATGAATCTATTACAGCTAAAGGATTACTATATGATGTTTGGAATTATGAAAAGAAAGAATCTAACTTAGATTTTAATTCTTGTTCTGCAGCAGGTACTAATTATTTATATTCAAATTATCCTTTTAATGATTTACGTGAAGATAAATTACTTTCGAGTAATAATACACATTATAAATCTATAAATGGAGTTATAACACCACAAACTTTTACCAATCAAGGGAAATATACATTTCATTCTCCTGATGTTCATTTTATTCAACCTAACTTAGGAAACCAACTTAAACTCGAAGCAGAAGTATATGGTACTGCAAAAGGTTCTTTTAGTATTGCAGAAGAACAAGCTAAATATAAACTACTTAACAAAAAACAATATACTTTAGCAATTATATTTGCAACTTGGATTTCAGATAATTTAAAAGACCCTACAACAGAAGCTATTAGAGATACAGGTTCTAATATGGGAAGTTCTATTGGTAGTGTAGTAGGAGGAGCAACAGCTGCTGCTTTTGGAATACCACCACAAGTAGGTTCTGCTGTTGTTGGTGCTCTGGGAGGAGTATTAGGAGGAATGATAGGGTCTAATTTAGCTCAAAATTCACCTTTCTTTTCTTTTAGTAGTTTAACTTTTAAATCTTCAGTTAAATTAGCTGAAGCAGAAAAGTTTTTAACTATATTAAAACTACTTAGTAATTATCGTGATTATCAATATCAATATCAAGCTGTTGGTAAATATAACCAGATTTCTACATTAGCTAATAACGGAAATAAAATTCGTAATATTGTAAATGGAGAATATTTAGATGCTAATTCTAAAGTTACTTTAAGAGATGGAAAATTCTTTAATAATTACGGTAGAGAAAGTTCTGTTTATTTATCAGTAAATCAAAATTTACCATCTACAACAAATATAGATGAATCAAGAATTACTTTAAAAGATGTATCAAGTCTTACAACAACTAATATAGATAGTACTGATACTATTAATTGTTATAAATTTAAAATAACAGCTACACAAGGTTTATTTGCAGTATGGGGAAAACTATGTACTCCTTTATCTGTTGCAGGAAATGATCCTGGTAATAGTCAGCAAGATTTTGAGGAACTATCTCCTGGAAGATGGTTTGTTGTTGGTGAAAAAATAGATCAATTTAAAACAGCAGATTCTAATTTAATTATTACAGCAACACCTTGTTATAGAAGTATTTATACTAAACAATATGTTGGTACTTTTGCAAATAGAAAATTAGATCTTGGGGATTTAGATATTTCAGTAGTTGAAAATTGTCTTCCTTATACAACTACTACAACATTAGTTATAAAAAATGAATGTGATTGTAATAACACTACTTCAACTAAAATAGCAAGTTATTATGCTTCTATTAAGAATAACAGATTAAATCAATATGGTTCTATTTTTGATATTAATTGGTTAGAAACAACTTCGGGTAGTTTTAAATTAACTGATTCTAATATATCTATATTTGGTGGAGATACTTTTATAAATCGTTTTTCTTTTAAACGTAAACATTTATTTTTTAATAACTCTACATTTAGATTACCCGATTCTACAGATATTAATTATTCATTAATACCTAACGTAGCTTATCCTTCGTATTTCTTTGATACTTTAGTAAAAGAAGAACCAACTTATATTTCTAATTTAGAAAATAATATATTTGCATTTCCTTTTACAGGATTTATTCCAACAAGTTTAATTAGAGATTTATTGAAAATACTTAAAAATTCTGTATTTGATATTACTAAATGGTTTAAATCACCTAATTATAAACTTGATTGTTTGGTTATAGAAGGAGAACTTGAAATTCCACTTAATTCAGTAAAAGGATTAATGTATCTTTATTATTATGGAGTTCCCTCTTATATTACTGAATCAACAATTAATACTGATTTACGTGATAGAGGTAAAGAATTAGAACAAGATTTTTATCCACATCAACAAGATTTATCTTTTTGGTTACAGGAAAAGAATGTTTCACCAAAACAAGATAATTTTTATATTTATGATAAAAGTTATAGTAAGCAATCTACTGAATCAGTTAATTTTCAATATGATAATTTCTTTAAAGGAGAAGTTGATTGCAAATCTAATTTTCCACAAAGAGTTATTTATACTTCACAATCAAGTGAAATAGATGATAATTATTTACCTGATAACTATTTGATTAATAGAGCTTTAGATTATTATGATTTTGAATTAAAAGATGGTAGATTAATATCTATAAAAGGAATTGAAGGAAATAAAGTTTTAGTAAGACAAGAAAATAGTGCTTCTGTATTTAATGCATATATTGAAATTAATACTAATCAAGATACTGCTTTATTATCAGTAGGGAATATATTTGGAAATAAACCAGTTAAATTTACTAAACCAACTGTAGGTTATTTTGGTACTCAACATAAAGCATTACTTAATACTCCTTTTGGACATATTTCAGTAGATTCTAAAAGAGGAAATGTTTTTGTACTTGCTAATAATGGACAAGGATTAGAAGAAATTTCTAATCATAATATGAGGAATTGGTTTAAGGAAAACTTACCTTTTCAAATTGAAAAACATTTTCCAAATGTAAATATTGATAATGCTTTTAATGGAATAGGATTATCAATGGTATATGATAATAGATTTAATTGTTTTTACATTACTAAATTAGATTACTCTCCTTTATTAGATAATATAATTTATAATGGAGAAAACTTTACAATTAACAATAACATTTTAGATTTAAAAGATAAACGTTATTTTAGTTCAAAATGTTGGACATTATCATATAATTTTCATACTAAATCTTGGATGAGTTTCCACTCGTTTTTACCAAATTTTTATATTGAGAATATAGATAATTTTGATAGTGGTACGCAAGGTGGAGTTTGGAAACATTCTGTTACTAATAAATCATTTCAAACTTATTATGGTAAAAAGTATCCATTTATTATCGAATCTTCAACTAAAACTAAATTAGAACAAGAAATAATTGAAGATGTTAATTTTTACCTTGATGTGGTAAAATATGTAAATGATTATGATTTCTATTTTAAACCAAATAAATCATTTAATAAAGCAGTAATATATAATCGTTTACAAAATTCTGGATTGCTAGAACTAATAAATAAAACAAATGATGTTAGAGAAAGTACTCTTTATCCTATTAAATTAAATGATAGAAGAAAGATTTTAATTAATCATAAAGAAGAACTTCATTCATTTAATCAGTTTGAAGATTTAGCTAAACCAGAAACTCCAATTTGGTTAAACAACTCTAATAATGTAGATAAAGAGTTGAATATTAGTGCTTTTAGTTACAAAGATGCAAATATGGGAGTTAAAAAGATTAGAAGTAACCAAACAAAAATTAGATTAATTAATGATATTGAAACAAAATATCAATATATTTACAAAGGATTATTTACAAAAACAAGTAAATCGAATAGATAATGGAAAATTTTGAATTAGACCCTATATACGAAGATAACGAATACCTTTCTCAATATACAGATCAGGGAGAATCAGATGATGAATCTCTTTATGAAGATGATGATTATCTTTCTCAATTTATAGATAATGAGGAAGTTAAAAAAGTAAGTCAAATTATAGAACAGGAAGAAAAAGAAGATGAAGATATTGAAGAAATTTCTGATTGGTTTACTCCAGATTTCAAAGAAGTTTTAGAAAGTAGTAGATACAGATCAAGAGTAGATAATTTTAAAAATGTTAATGCAAATAATACAAATAATACTAGAGAAAAAACTAATGGGAACTATGGTTCTTTTACTGATGATATTGTAAGAAAAGAATCTGGTGGAGATTATAGAGCTGTAAATCCTAATAGTTCTGCTGCTGGTAAATATCAGTTTTTATGGGGAACTAGACCAGGTACAGGATGGCAAGATGAAATAAAAGCATTTACTGGAGTTAGAACTAAAGAAGAATTTCTTAATAATCCAGAAGCACAGGATAAATTCTATAATGAGTATTATTTACCCGAAGAACTTCTTCCAGCAGTAAAAAGATTAAAGAATAAAGGATTTAATATGGATACTGATAAATTAGCAAAACTAGTGCATTTTAGAGGAGAAAAAGGAGCTTTAGATTATCTTACAGGAAAAGCAAGTAATCAACCAGAAACATATAATATGAAAACCTCTGATTATATAAAACAAACAGGAGGTTATAACTATGCACAAGCTGGTATTTTAACTTATGATAAAGAAGGAAAAATGGGTTTAGGGAATACATTAGGTAATATGTTATCTAATATGGCAGATAATACCCAAAAACAAAATAATGAAAATAGTAGTATGGGAACTACTAATAATAATATTAATAGTTATTCTCCTTCAAATTCTCTATCTAAAACAGCAGGTTTAAACACACAAAATAAAAATATTAATCCAGATAATAATAATTTAAGAGAAACATTTTCTACTCCAAAAACAGCAGAAGATAAAGCAATGAATATTACATCAGATACTTATGATACTAAACCAATGTATGGTTCTCAATCTGAACCTTTAGATATGAGTTCAAATAGTACATATAATCAAACAATGTTGGGACAACAAAATAATTTTAATCAATTAACAACTCCTAACACTACTCAAAAAAGTAATGGTTCATCTAATATTGCTGGTGCTGCTACTGCTTTAGCAGGAGCTGCTCCTTTATTAGAACCTTTATTAGGTTTAGGTAGAAGTGCTCAAGATTTTAAAGCACGAGGTTTATCTAATGCTACTGGAGCAACTGCAGTTATGTTAGGTTCACAAGAAAGTAATCGCAAGAGAATAGAAGAACAAGATTTATTTAATTTAAGTTTAGATAAATTTAATCCTAATTCTAATAATAGATTTAAAGAAAGGAGTGTACTAGGATGAACGAGATAGAAGCAATATATTTAGAAGAAAAGTATAATGAAATTATAAATCCTAAAAACTTGTTCAAGAATTTAGGTGAAGTAAAGTTATTTATAAAAGATTCTAAGAAAGAAGATTTAATTTGGTTTTTAAGAGCTTGTGAGAAATCAGAATGTTACGAATTCTGTTCTTACTTAAATACAATTATAAATGAATAAGTTGAAAAAATATATATATGAAAATGAGGATTATATGCAATCTGGTGGATTACCAGATAGATATAAGAAACTTGGATTCTCTGGAGTTAACCAAGTTAAAAATGCTCCACAAGGTGATTCCCACAAGAAAATGGTAGTTGCTAAAAAAGGAGATAAGTATAAACTTGTTAAATTTGGTTTGAGGGGTATGGAAGATTATACTCAACACCACGATAAAGATAGAAGAAAAAATTATTTATCACGTAGTGGAGGTATTAGAAATGGTAGTGGACAATTAACTAAAGATGATATATTTTCAGCAAACCATTGGAGTAGAAAAGTACTATGGCAAACTGGTGGAGATGTTGATAATGCTCAAACTGGAGGAGGTTACAAATCAGATAGACCTGTACCTCAACTAAGATTATCTAAGCTAGAAATAGATAGAATAAATCAAGCTAATCAAAAAAGATTGTTTGAAGAAAAGCAACCTCAATTAAAACAAGGTAATAGTACTCCTACTACAAAAGCTGTAAAAAATATAGGATATAAAGTAGATAGAGATAAAAGAATTAATTCAAGACAAGATAAAGCAAATCTATTAGGATTAGCATTATCTCCTGTACCTGTTGTAGGAGAAGTTTATAATGCTGGAAATGCTATTGCTAATACTGCTGTTGATCTAGCACAAGGAGAATATGGAGATGCTTTATTAAGTCTCCCAGGTGCAGGTTTATCTAAGTATTTAAATCCAAATAACTTAATAAGACCCTTAACTGATGCAAGAGAATTAACTCAATTTGCTCTTAATAGAGGTGTACAAGCAGGTAAAATATTAAAGAATAATGTTAATAAGTATAGTGCTCAAGCTAAAGAAGCTTTAATTGGAGATAAAGTAGTAGGACAAGGTGATGTACTATATCCAAGAGTAAATAATTATTTAGATGATACTTATGTAAATTATGATGTAAGAAAAGAGTTAGAACCTTATTCTGATATTATAGATTATGAGATAAGAAGAAATCCTGTTGAATATGGTTTACCTGAAGTTTCTCAAAGATTACCTAATAAAGTATTACCTTTACATTTAGTAAAAGATTTAAATTATTTTGATAATATTAAACAACAAAAAGCAGCTAGATTACAAAAAGAACAATATTGTTTACCTGGATCACCTTGTGCTAAATCAGCTAATAGTGCATCAAATAAATTTTACACTAATTTAACAGGAAAAGCTTATGATTACGAAGATAATGCTCATAATGCGTGGAATATGTTATCTAAAACATTATCTAATGATGGAGAATTAATTTTTGATAAATCTTTAGGTATACCTTTAGATTATAATGATTTACAAATAGGAGATAGAGTTTTAATGGGTAAAGGAGAATTTAATCATCCTACACAAGAACTTGGTTATTTTTCTGATCAAAGAGTAAATCATGCAGCAACTATATCAGGTAGAGGAAAATTAAAAGTAGGAGAAGAAGAATTTACTGTACCTTACATGCTAGAAAGTGGAGCTACTAGTGGTATGTATAATAATCCTATTATGGGGAATTTTTATGGAGGAGATGATGCAATTGTTAGTGTAGTAAGACCTAGTCAATTTAAAAATATTAAAAAAGATGTATTTGTTAATAGTGTAAAAGAAGAAATAAAAGATTTACCAGCTACTAATAAATTTAAAGTATTAGATAAAAATATATCTTCTTACGAGAATGTTTACGATAAAAATAAACAAACTATAAAAGATGTATATAATTTAAATACAGATGAAGCAGATGAATTATTTAGATTATTAATTGGTATAGGTACTAAAGAAAGTAAAATGGGAGCTAAACTTCCTGGAGCAATTCTTCCTAAATCTAAAATTATTTTACAAGAAGCTTTAAATAATACAGGTATTTCTACTCCTGTAAAAGCTATTCTTAATACAGGTAAAAAAATAGGTAATGCTTTAAAATATTCTGTAAATCCAGATCTTGCTCCTTTTCCAGGAAGAGCTCTTGTTGAGATGGAAGCTGCAAAATTGTCAGCTGCAAATAATATAACATTAGATGAAGCAGTTAATCAATTATATACTACTAAATATAATAAACCAAAACCATTTGCTGTATCTGAAACTACTCCATCAAAAGGAGTATTTAAACAAAAAGATTTACCTGCTAATACTCAATTATTAGGAATAAATAAAAATACTTGGCATCTTTCTAAAAAGAATGAGGTATTAGCAGGTATGGGTAAATTAGCAGAAGATTTAAATTCTATAAAAAAATCTTTTCCAAACTTAACAAAAGAACAACAACTTGATTTAACAGTTTTGAAATGGAATAGTCCTGGTAAAGTAAACAATAAGGATTTAGTTGATTTTTATTTATTAGGAAAAGATAATCCAGATCCATCAAAGTTTTCTTTTGAATATGTTGATAAAGTTAAAAAATTTAGAGATCAAGTAGCACCTATTACTGAATACGGAAAAATGCAACCTTATAATATTATACCAAATAAAGCTAGATATAAATATCAAACAGGAGGAGAAATTGAATATGCTCAAAATGGAAAAGATAATATTAATAATGGTTATTCTAACAAAAATAAATTTATTTTATTTGATAATAACAACTTGGTTGGATCGAAAAACAAAGGATTAGATAGAGAAACAAATCAATCTTATTCTAAATTACAACAAGATTTATTAAATCAAGAAAAACAAAAACAAGAATTTGAAAAAAATCAAACTTTTCTTTCAGAATACAAACCTTTAAATCCTAATGTAAGAAATATTTTTGAAAGACAACAAGCACAAGATGAATTTAAAAGAAAGGTATTTACCCCTATTGTAAAAGGATTAGATATAGCAACAGATATTGGTTCTTTAGGTAATTTTATACCTTTACCTCAAGCACAAGCAATTGGAAAAATTAGTAATATGATTGGAGCAGGAGTTGATTTATATCAAGCTGCTGATGCTTTACGAGAAGGAGATTATGAAAGTGCATTGATTAATGGAACTAGTTTAGCTGTACCTTATGCTATTGAAAATCCTAAAATATTAGGTTCATTTAAAAGAACTAATAAATATTTAGATAATGGTAATCTTGCTACTAAATATGGTAGAACTACTTATTTACCTGTAGATAAATTGTATAAAAAAATGAAACCTAAAGAATTATATGGTAATAGAGGTTTATTAGGAGCTGTAGGAGCAGAAACAGTATATGATATGAAACAACAAGGTGGAGAATCTAATAACCTTACCATAGTAGAAAATGGTGAATATGTAAAAGATAATCAGGGTAAAGTAGGTAAAATAACTAACATACCTTCCCACGATGATAATGAATTAATTATTGATGGAGAATCTTTATATGTTCCTGAAGGACAAGGTGGACAAGGTACATATAATGTAAATTCAGTATTATCAGCTACACAAGAAAATAGAAATCAATCTGATAATACTTATGGTAGAACAGATGAAGAAATTAAGATTAAACCACAAGAAGCATTAGCATTAGCAGAACAATTAAATCTTAGTATTAAACGTCCATTAAGTTCTATGTCTCCAGCTAAACTAATGGATAAACTATTAGAATCAAGAGAGAAACTTGTAAGTAAATATAAAAATATTGATAAACCATTAAACTTTGAAAGACAAGCTAATTCATTTGTTGCTAACGTAGATGTATTAAAATCTATTCCAACTCCAGAAGATATTTATGAATTTTTATTTCAGAATCAAGAAGATAGTAAATCTGAAAATAATGAAATGTATGCTCAAACTGGAATACAATTAGATCCTTCAAAGCGTGGTACATTTAAAGCACAAGCTACTCGAATGGGTATGAGTGTACAAGAAGCTGCACGTAAGATTTTAAATGCTCCAGAAGGAAGATATACTCCTGAGATGAGGAAGAAAGCAAATTTTGCACGTAATTTTGCAAAACAAATAGGAGGAGAAATTGAATATGCTCAAGCAGGTTGGTTAGAAAAAATAGATGATGTATTATCTGCTCCAGCAAAAGCTGCTACCTATGCAACAGAAGCAGCATTATATGGTGCAGGTCTTAGAAAAGCTCCTCCTAAATATGAAAATCCATCTGATGGTATAGGTATAGATGCAAAAGAACATCCGTATTTGAAAATGGCTACTGATTTAGTATTAGATCCTACAAATTTACTAGGAGTAGGTGCTATTTCAAAAATAGGAAAATTAGCTAAAGGTATAAAAACAATACAAAAAACAAAAGATGTTTTTCAACCTGCTGTAGCTGCTGCTTTAAAAGCTCAAAAAGCTTTAGGTAAAACAACAGGAGCAGTAAATTTTATTGGGAGAAATTTAAAAGCTGTTCATAAACCTTTTTGGAATAATTTTGATGATTTACTTAAAAATCTTTACAAACCAGAAATTGTAACAGAAGCTTTAAAATTAGGAGCAAAAGATGCTGTTGGTGCTATAGCAATTATAAACGATCTTATTCAACAAAATCCTGAACAAGCTACTAAATTACAAGAATTACAAAAACAAATAAAAAATCAAGTTCCAATAAAAAATCAAAATAATAATCAAAAAATAATAAGTGATAAACCATATCTTAATAAAAATCAATATGATTCAAAATACCCTCCTATATATTTAAATAATCCTAAAGATCCAAGAATAGGTGGATATGCAGAAAAAGGTAATGAATTTGTTTATAAAAAACCAATACAACCAGTAAAAATCTTACAAAGAAATAAAATTAATAATTTATCTCAAATAGAATCAATTCCTTATCAACAACAAGAAGTAAATTATCAGTACCCAGATATTAACTATCAAGCACCAGAAAATACTGAATTTTATAATCCAGAAAGAGTAATTGGTTCAGAATATATTAGAAATACAGATGGAAGCATGGGTAGATTCCAACAAAGAAAATCTGATTATTATGATAAGCAATTACAAAAAATGAATCAAAAACAAACAGGAGGTAAGAACGTTATACATAATGGAAAACCAATGTATCAACGTAAAGATGGTAAGATTGTAGAAAGAGGATTATGGAGTAATACTTATCTTAGTAAGAAACAAGTAGGAGGAAATAAAATAGTTGCAATTAAAAATCCATTAAAGAAATATGTCAGATAAATTTCAAAACTCAATAAAATCAATTATTTCAATTTCTACTATAATAATGTTTTTTATTACAATAATGATTATTATATTTAAGAAATCAAAGATTATTTCTGTTGATACTGATTTACTATATCTTGTATTAGGAGGATTATTATCTAAAGTAGAAAATGTATATAATTATTATTTAGGAAGCAGTCAAGGAAGTGCTGATAAAAATAAAATAATTCAAGATTTAAAAAAATGAGATATACTATAATCTATATAATTTCTTATTTGTTTTTAAAAAAAGAAATTAAACAAATTTCTTCTAAATTTAATCATTGGAAGGTAGGAGATTTTATAGAATTTAAAGATAAAAGATATTATATATTAAAGAAAAAACTACAGTATAAAAATAGACTTTATACTATAGTTGAATCTTCTTATTTAAATAATTTTATGTTATAAACCTATGATACATGAAGTTAAACTTTCCTTCTCGATACGTCCTAAACGATTAGGTTTATTCAATAATAACTTTATATTTATTTTTTAACTCAAATATTTCTTCCATTACTTCTTCTAATGTAGGATCTTTTTCTTCATACTTCCATTTTCTTTTAAAATTATTAAATAATTCAAAAAGAAAAGAATCTCTTTCTATTGCATTAGTATAAGGAAGTAGTTCAATCTGTTCAGTAGAATCTACTGTTATTTTAAATTCAATCTGCATAATAAGTTCTTTCTACATAAGTATAATATTTCAAAAGGTTTTGATAACTAAACCAATTTTTATTTCCGTATGTTAGTGTTACATTCTTCATTTATTTTTTCAGTTATAGTATCTAACATTAATTCGATTGTACGATTTAATCTTTGTTTAATTTCTTCTTTACCTAACATGATTTTAATTTTTTTTAAAACTAATTAAAACTGCAAAACATAACCAATTTATTTCTATTTCTTTAAAAGTTAAATGTACGGCAACAGAAGGGATTAAGTGCCAATATGTTGAAAAAGTATTAAAAAAACAAACTCTTTTATTTTTAACAGGAGTAATCTTATTCCAATCTTTATTTACACCTACATTGATATTTTTTTTATCTATATCAAAATCACTTCCTTTTGTAGTTGTAGGATTATAACTATCAGGAGTTATATTAGGTTTTGATTCTTGATAAAAAATAGGAGTTTCTTGTTGCAAAACACCTTTCCATTCATTTTCTTTTTGAGTTACTTTTTTCTTTTTCATTTTGTTATTTATTTAAATTATTTAAAATTAAATTCCTAATATATTCAGAGATTTTACCTTCTGTAATTTTTTCTTTAACTCTTTGTTTTAATTCATAATCAATTCTAATTCTTAATATTTCTGTTTTCATTATATTTATCTAAAATTTGTTTATCGTTATATATTTTTAAACACATATAATCTTCTATATCTTCTCTAATAGCTTTACAAGGAAATTTTAAAGCTGATTCTAAATCATACTTGTGATAAATACCTTTTTCTTTTATTAATATAGTATCCCACATAATAAGTTCTAAATCATGTTCATAAGTAGAAAAATTACTATCTCCTAATTTAATGATAGTAGCAAGATCAGTTGGAAATTCTCTTTTATACATTTTATTATTGTTTTATTTATAATACAAATGTAGTAACAAATGTAGTAACTACAAAATAAATTTAATATTAAATATTAATTTTTGTAATTTCAAATATTATTTGTTTCTTTTGTTGCAAATTTAATTGTTTTAACAATGGCTATCGAAATCAAACCAAAAACTAAACCAAATCATATTGATTTAGCAAGTTATTTTTTACATATATTAGCACAAGGTAGGATTTTTCATACACAATCTTTATCTCTTTCTCAACATTTAGCTTTTGAAGAATTTTATGAACTTGCAGATGGATTTTATGATACTTTCATAGAATATGTACAAGGTAAAGAACAAATGATTTTAAAAGATTTTAAATCTTATTCATTTAAAAATTTAGAAGAACCTATAACTCCTATTAAAGAAGTTATAAACAAAATTAATAGTTATCGTTCTATGTTAAGTAGTGATTACGATGAAATTGATAATAAACTTCAAGAATTTGTTGGAGAGTTAGATAAAATAATGTACAAATTGAAGTTTCTTAAATAATGTGTACAAAATTAAGTAACACAGAAAAGTTTATTAGCAAAGCTATCAAAGTCCATAACGATAAATATAGTTATGAAAAAGTTGATTATAAAAAATCAGGAGAAAAAGTTCAAATAATTTGTAAAATACATGGTGTATTTAATCAAACTCCAGAAAATCATTTATATGGTTATGGTTGTAAAGTTTGTGGAACAGAATCATCAATTACTAAACAAAGAACTAGTTTATTAAATTTTATTGTAAATGCTAAAAAAATACATAAAGATAAATATAATTATGATTTAGTAGAATATAATGGATGTAAAAACAAAGTAAAAATTAAATGTAATAAACATAATATAACTTTTTTTCAAACACCTGATTTACATTTAAGAGGAAGTGGTTGTACTTTATGTGGTAAAGAAACAGTAAGTATTAAAAATAATTATGATACAGAAACTTTTATTAATAAATCTTTATTAATTCATAAAAACAAATATGATTATTCTTTAGTAAAATATGTAAAAGCACGTTTAAAAGTTAAAATATTATGTAAAGAACATGGTATATTTGAACAAACTGCTGATAGTCATTTAAGTGGAGTAGGATGTAAAAAATGTGGAATTATTAAAACTCAATTATCTCTTGATAATATTTTTAATACTTGGTCAGATTCTCAATGGACAAAACAAGGTTTACAATCTAAAAACTTTGATTCTTTTAAAGTATATATAATTAAATGTTGGAATGAAGAAGAAGAATTTTATAAAATTGGCAAAAGTTTTAAAAAAATTAAAAATAGATTTCTAAACAAAGCAACTATGCCTTATAATTATAAAATATTAAAAGAAATAACAGATGAGAGTTTTAATATATGTAAATTAGAACATTTACTTCAACATTCTCATAAAGAATTTAAATATTTACCTAAAATTAAATTTGGAGGTATGTATGAATGTTTTAGTAAAATAGATTTAGAATTGGTGAGCTCCAACTTATGATGAAATAGATAATATGTTACAAGAAAGTATCAGTGGGTTAGAGAAAATAATTTATAAACTTAAATTTTTGAAGTAATGAAAATGACAAAAAAACCAATGGTTAAAAAACCTGCAGCAAAACCTATGCCAGCAAAACCATCTGCTACTATGTATCAAACAGGTGGTAAGAAAATGAAGTAATTAGAAAACCTCCTAGAAATAGGGGGTTACTTTTTTTGTAAAATAATAATGAAATGAATATATATTATCAAGAAGGTGGACAAGCAGAAGGACAAGAGGAACAACTAATGCAGTTATTTCAAGCATTTGCAGATATAGTGCAAGATGATGAATTTAACACTGCTGAAGAAGTTATGCAGATGTTTATGGAGTTAACTCCAGAAGAACAGCAAGCATTTGTTCAACAAGCAATCCAAATAGTACAACAAGAACAAGGAGAACAAGAAGTTGAAAATGAACCACAGGAAGAACTAATGGAACAACAAGAAGTTCAACCTATGATGCAACAAGGAGGAATCAATCCTCAAAAGATTCAGCAGATATTACAAGCGTATGCGAGTTCTATAGGTGAAGATCCAAATGTTATTTTTCAACAGTTTCAACAAATGAAACCTGAAGAACAACAACAAGCATTGCAGCAAATTGTTCAGCAGTTGCAAGGTGGACAAATGCAAATGCAAAAACCACAACAAATGAAAGATGGTGGATATGTAAATAACACTGGTTATTTAGAAGGATACGAATCTTCTAATAATCCCTATAATATAATCCCAAGTAATCGTATAACTATGAAAGGTGTACGACCTGATATTCAATACATAAAAGGTACTGATAATTTAGGTAATGTACAATATATGGATCAGGGTGGAGAATATAAATTTGATGGGGATTTTGTAGTTGAAGAACCTGTTTATGCACAAAGTGGTACAGGAGTTAATGATTTAACAAAACAATTACAACAAGTAGAAATTTCATTAAATAAACAAAAAAAAGAAAGAGATCTTCAATTACAAAAATTAAGTAAAGAAAAACAAACTTCAGAAAATCAAATAAAAATAGCTAGAGTAAAAGAATTTTATAATAAAGAATTAGGAAAAATTAATAGTTTAAAAGATAATATTAGATTAGGATTACCTTTTATTTTAAAAAATCCAAATGATCCTAATTTACAATTAAAACTTAAAGATTATAAAGATGCAATAAAAGAGTTAGATGTTAAAACAAAAAATTTAAATAGATTAACTCCAGATAATTTTGATTATATAAACAGTAGAGCAGTACCTAAAAAAGAATCTGGTATTGTATTTTCAGATGTTTTTTTTGGTTATCCTAGAAACATTGAATATTCAGATTTATCTCAAGAAAATAAATCTGATTCTCCTATAATTAGAGGAGGTAGTACAGGTAAACCTATAGAAATGAAAGAACTTTCTACTGAAAAAGGTAGATATATAGGTTCTGATGGAAATGAATGGTTAAGTACTGATGGAGGTAAGAATTTTAAAATTGTAAAGAAACAAACAACTCCAACAAATCAAGATAAACCTAAAATAAAATTACCAGATAAAAAAACAAAAACAGCATTAGCTGAAAAAGAAAAACCATTTATATTACAACCACCACCAGTACCAACTGAAATACCTGAAATGGTAAATAATAATTATCAATTTGAAATTCCTTTAATGGATTTAGGTAATTATTATATACCAGAAGAGGAAAGAGTAATCAACATAAAAAGACCTACGTATAATAATGTAGAATCAGAAAATCCTAATTTATATGCTTTTGATAGAACTAATATTGGAGTTGGTAAAAGATTCTTTAAACAACATGGTGGAGATAACTATATGCAACAAGCTGGGTATGTAGCACCTAAGTTTAAATCTATTGGTTTTAATCCAAGATTAGATGCTAATTACGATATGAATATTGGTGCTGAAACTAATATGAAACGCTATGGAACTAATGATTACAGAACTAAATTACTCCCTTCAATTGGAAATTCTACAGAACAACAATTTGATATGGGGAAAACTTCTCCTATAGGAAACTTTACTCAACAAATGTTTGCTGGTAGAAGTTCTGATCAATTGTTAGATTTAGGAAATTATGCAAATAGATTTGGATTAGATAACTTAGGATTAAAAATAACTTATGGAGATACTCCTGTATCAAATGAAGAAGCAAAAAAGAAATCTAAGTTTCAACAGTTTCTAGATAAATATGGTAAGAAAGCAGAATATAGTTTTAATAACAGACAAAGTAATCTAGCTCCTATGTATAACTTGATGAAAGCGAGTGAACCATTAGCATCACAATATAGACCTAGTATAAATTTAAAATATGCTGAAACACCAATGCTAGATCCTTTACCTATTGTTCAGGAACTATATAATCAAAGAAGATTAGCAACTCAAAATATAAATACTAATAGTCCAACAGGACAAGCTTTTGTAAGTAATATTGATTCTCAAACACAAAAGAAAACAATTGATGTACTTAATGATATTCAACAGAAAAATGCTCAAATAGCAGCTCAAAATGAAGCAGGAAGAGTAAATGCATACAATCAAGAACAACAGTTGAATATAGCAGCTAATCAACAGTATATGCAAGCTATGCAACAAGCACAAGCACAGAAAGATGAGATGATGGGAAGTGCTTTAGGTGATTTAGATAGAATGAGAAATTCAAAAATCAAGAGTATGAATGATTTTAACTCATTAGCTGCTATGACACCAGGAATGATGAAAACCAATAATCCTTTAGATTTACTTAGTGGGAGACAAGGATTTGATATGGATAAAGATTATATGAAATTGTATTATGCTATTGCACAAGCTAAAACACCAGAAGAAGCAGAAGCTTTAAGAAAAGCTTATGAAAATAAAAAGAAACAAGCTGCTGAAAAAGTAGTAGCACAAGCAGGAGGTAGTATTAATTCTTTCTTCAAAAAGAAGTACACTTGATTTTTTGTTTATTATGTCATAAATCCTACTTGATATTCAGGTAGGATTTTTTATAATCAATTAAATAATCAACAGCTGCTAATAATATTGAAATATCATCGTTAGAATTACCAAGAATAACATTGCAATTATTACACAATAAACCTCTTACATCTCCTGTTTTATGACAATGATCAATATATAAACCTTTATGTTTAGATACTGTTGAATATTCAGTTTTACATATTTTGCATTTTTTATTTTGATTAAGAAATAAACTTTCTAATTCTTCATTAGTTAAATTGTATTTATTTTTTAAATATGAGGTTTTAGATTTATCATAATCATAAGTATTTTTTTTTCTTATCTGATTACATTCTTTACAGTAATTATGTAAACCATCTTTTTTACTTTTATTTTTATGAAATTGATCTAAATGTTTTTCTAATTTACACTTACTACATCTCTTCATTATTCTTTTATTTTATGCTGTAAAGATACAAAAGAATTATATTAAACAGATTAAATAATTAATTGATAAATAACTTGTATAAATTAATTTTTTTTATTAATTTTGCTATACAATAACACATCATCAACAAATTTAAAGTTTTTCTTGTTTCTTATATTTTTTCTGTGTAGTTTTGTGCTACCAGAAAATTATAATAAGAAAAATAAAATAAGAATTTTTTCCTTCTTTTTCATACATATTTTCCCCTAAGTAGTTTTCTGGTAAAAAATTTCTTATGCGGGGGAAACAAAGTAAAATCCTGCTTAATCTTTTAAGTAGGATTTTTTATGTTACCAGTAATCTACGTTCTTATAGTATATACTTAAACTTATTAATTAGCATTTAGCTTATTAGTAGGGTTGAGCTTCTTCTACTAAACTTCCACTGAGATAACTGGTTGGTTCAGATAAAGTAAGACCCCTGAACAACTTCTTCAAGAAAACTGTATAATCAGTTGCTTTTCTAAATTTTGAGTTCCCCTATTGAAATAAAGCTTCAGTGGCAAATAGTACAAGCAAAATAAATTTAGTAGAGGGGTACTATGCACTAGCTATTGCTATTAATACCAGTTTTAAATTGTTGTAATTTTTACCTAAAAGATTAAAATTAACGTTGTTTAATAATTAATATTAAAAATTGGTAATATAAAATTAATTATTTTACTTTACAAGTAATTTAGTAAAATTAATAAAAAATGTTAATAACATGATTTCTCAATATTCAAAATTAGCAAAAGTAGAACCTATAGCAGATTTGGGTTTTGATTTTTTTGCTAAAGCTATTCAATATAAATCAGAAAAGATTCAACAAACTCGTGGTGCATTACAATCTACATTGAGCAATTTTGCAAATAATGTTGATATAATGAAGGAAGATGATAGACAATATTTCAATGAGAAGGTAAAAAATGTTGTAGATAATCTTAATAGTTTTAAAGATGTAGATTTATCAGATCCTAATACAGCATATCAACTTCAATCAATGTTAGGGGAAGTTAAGCAAGATACTAGAATATCTGATAGTATTGTTAGTTCTTCTAATATTAGAAATATACAGAAAGAACAAAACTTAATGCTTACTAATCCCAAGTTTAAAGATTTATATGATCCAGATTTATATCAAGCAGATCAAGAAGAAATGCTAAAATATCTTAATAACCCAGGAGGTAAATTTACTCAACAACATGCTTCTATAAATCCTAATATACAAAAACAATTAGATGAAGGGTTTAAAACTATTGCTGAAAGAAAACAAATTAATATAATAGGAGAAAATGTTGTAACAAACACAATTAAAGATCAAGGATTATTATATCAGAATGGACAAGATATTGTAAATAAAAATTCTGGGTACTTTATAAAAACATTTGGGGTTAAGTATAATTTAGAAAAAAATCCAATACAAGCAATAAAAGATATTGATAGTTTACTTGGCACACAATATAATTATTTTAAAAATAAAAAAACAGAATTAGAAGTAGCAAAAACAACTTCAAGTAAACCTAATATTTATGATAATGAAATTGCAGCGTATGATAATAAATTAGAAAGTATTAAACAAAATCAAGATTTAGTAAAAAAAGGAGAAGATGTAAATCAAATTAAGAATATAGGTTTAAATGCTTATATGCAAAATACAGCTATTCAACAATCTTCAAAAGGTTATTCATATATGAGTAAAATAGAAATGAGTGATCAATCAAAACTTGATTTCCAATTTAAAGCTAGTATGATGAAACTTTCAGCAGAAAATGAAATGGATGTATTATCAGATGCTAGAAAGTATGAAATGGAAATTGCAAAAATAACTCTTCAAAATCAAGGAGATTTAGATGAAAAGTTAGTTGGTATTTATGGTAAAAATTCTACTGGTAAAAAATCAAGTTCTCCAATAGCAGATAATCAAACAGGATTAAAACCTGAACAAACGATTTTAGAAGATACTAAAGGACAAAACATAGATTATTATAATGAGAACAGAAAGAAAAGAGTTGGTATGTATAATGAAATGATGGGTTTACAAAAAGACTTAGTTAAAATTATGTATGAAAACTCTTTAAGTAATCCTAAATTAAAAACAGTTTTAGAAAAATACCCAGATTTAAACACTAAATTATATGGTATTAAAACAATGAAATCAATTCTTGCATCTGCAAATATGTTATCGTCAATGAGTGGTGATAGATTAGAAAATGGAGCAACTGCTGAAGGATCAATGAGAATTATAAATCAAATTAAAGAAAAAACTTTACTCTTCAATTTAAATAAAAAACAAGAAGATGATTTAGTAAAAATTACTGGAAAAGATCCTGCTAAATATAATGAAAGTTATAAAGCTCTTTATGGAGAAACAACATTTAAAAGAGGAATTCCATTAGATTTTTTAAATAACTTAGATAAAGATAGCAAACCAATATTTAATACTCTAGTGCCAGAATTAAGAATTGGAAAAATATTAACTAAAGATGGAAAAGTATTTGATAATAATTTTAGAGGAGCAAATGAAGGAGTAAAAATATTAGAAAATATAGATTGGGAGAAATCAGGAAAAGGTACTTTTAATGTAGAAAATTCAACAGTAGAAATAATACCAAAGAATTCTAAAGGAGAACCTTTAAGTAAAGAAAAAGTATTAATTAAAGTTAGTCCTGATTTTACTACTAAGATGAGAACACTTGGTTGGAACGATATGATAAATAATATTAATAAACCAAATACAGAAGTAGATTATTTTATTAAACAGCCTAATAACACAGAATATTTAAAATTAATTAAAAATCAAGTTTTTTATGTTGATACAAATAAAGCAAAAAATGTACCCAAAGGTACAATATTAGAATACCAAATTACAAATGTAAAAGATCCAATTCCTTCAGCTGGAGATTCTCGTAAAGATTATATATATGATGTAAGTTTAAATATTAAAGGAAAACCTTATTCATTTAGTGTAAATTCAACAGCAGATATTCATGCTAAAATAAATCAATATGCAATAGCTGCTAAACAACAAGCAACAGATAAATTTACTAAACAAAACAAACAACCCTCTGTTGCTCAATTAGAACAAGAAACATTTAATATTTTTATTGATTTATTAACAAGAATTAAATAATGGAAGAGAATTATCAATATGTAGAAGATTTACCATTAGCTACAGTACTACCAGAAACAAAATTACCAGAAAGTAATTTAAATAATATATTTACAGAATTTAAAACAACACTTCCTCAATATACAAGAGTAAATGAAAATGTTGCTTTAACGGAATCAGAAACATTAGATCAAATTGCAGATAGAATTAATAATACTCCAACAGGAGTTAATTATACTCCTAATATTGCAGCTCCTATAACTATAGGAATAGATACAAGTAAATATAAAGATGTAGATGTTAGTTTAGCTGGCATACAATCTGGTTCAATGGAGCAATATGCTGCTCAAACACAATCATATTGGGATAGATTATGGAATGATACAAAAGTAACAGGTGCTAACTTGGGTATAGGATTTGCTACTGCATTTACTTCCATCTATGATATGATTAATGATGGAAGTTTTATTCCAGGAGAAGATAGTGCTACTTCTAATTTAGGTAGAATTTCAAGTAAGTTTGCAGAAGAA